AATAAAAAAAGAAGAGGAGCCGAAGCCCCTCCTCACCCAACAGAAAAAGAGGAAAACCAAAAACCTCTAATCTTTATATTTTAACATTCAGTAGGCGTTATAGCTAGACTTATATAAGGAGATACTGTTACTATCTCATATAAACATTGTCTGATCATGTCATTACCTGCGTTTAATACTACTGTAAACTCTAATCCATTACAGCCTATAATAACTAAATTCACAGTTTTTGTTAGGTCAGTTAGTGTTATCTCATACTCTGTACAAGGTAGCTTTATCTCTGTCTTGAATATTTGCTTTTTGAAGGTACTCATTGTTAGAAGGTTAAGTTACCAAATAGTTGGTATACACTAGATGATCCTATTTTTTCTATATACGCCCAATAGTGTTGTCCTAATATTTTGTATCCAACTGGTGTGTTTATTGTTGCTCCAGGTCCTGCTACAAATGTTACGACTTGATTTCCTTGTTGTACAAAGCCTACATTTATCTTACTGGTAAGTATAGCTGGAACATTTATATTAACCGTTCCTGGGTCTCCATCTGGGATAATAATGGTATAGTTATTATCTAGGTTAGACAATGTATACTCATAAGTATCATCTTCGGTTCCGTAATCTAAAGTTTTTTGTAGATTATCATTACAACAGGTTTGGCTAAACTTATCACAAATGTAAGTATCTAGCTGTTGAATAAGTTCTGTTAGTATTGTACCTTTTTTGATGCCGGAGCAAGCTAAATCATTTCCTGTGTACAATACACAATCAGTTGATAAGTCTTTTATTGGGCATGCACAATCTGTTGTAGTACATGTACTTGTACAGATTGAAGTTGTTGTATTTCCGCAGTTACACATATCTTATAGTTTTATGGTGCACAACAAGCAATTAAGTCTGCTTGTAATGTTGCTATTGCTGATGATTGAAGACCTACTTCTGTTTCTAAGGTAGTTATTCTACTGTCTTGTGCTTGAAGTTCTGCTACTAAGGCATTGATTACTTCTAATAGTGTGCTATTGGCTGTTAGGCCTAGATAAGTAATGCTAGGTACATGTATAGTACACGTTGTAGGTGTGGTTATACCATTGCAAGGTGCTGGGTCCTGATTTAATACAGGTACGTTTGTTTGACTACAAGTTGCCATAATTAAGGTGTTGCTATTTGAGTTAATATATATTGTAAAGTTTCTCCTAAAGTTGTTATAGGATTAAGACAGTCATCTACTCCTAAGTCTGTAAAATTACATCCTGTAATATCTATATTACAGATAGCTGTATCTTCTAACACTTTTACTCTATCTCTAAGTAAACAAATTTCCTCTTCGTATTTTATTAATACATTTTTTACAATTGTTTTTCCCCCCTCTTGAACATACGATAGACAATCTTCTCCTAATGCTGATAAATCTATCTCATCTTTTATTTCACCTATAAGTGTATAAGTGTCATCTGTAGTCTCTTCCAAAGTTACACATCCACCAGCTTCTACTAATGAAGATAGCCCAGAAAAAACTGGTACGTTTTCTTCATAATACACACATGTAGCGTAAACTTTTTCACCGCATGTATTTTTTACTTTATTTCCACAATTTTTCATCCTTGGCCTCGATTTAATTTTTTATAATTTTTTGAACTTTTTAGTTTTGATGTTCCGCTTTTAGAGTGGACTCCAGGTCTTCTTACTTTAGGCTTTGACTCAAAGCTTGTACTGTTTGTTTTTGCCGCCACTTCTAGAATATAAAGGTTGCTAATAATGCTCCAAGTATTCCTCCATAGCTTCCAAAGTGTACATCTCCCCAATCAAATGGTGCACCGTACAAATCTTCATATAGTAACTCTCTCAAGAAGTTAACTCCGAATGCTCCAAATCCTCCTACGAATAAATGGAACCAAAATGGTGTTCCGGCTAGATTAAGAAAGGTTAATAGCACGTACATTGAAGGTAGGGTCAATAAGAATGAATAACCTAGATGTAGGTGATATCTATTCTTGATAAACAGAGGTGTAAAGATATACTTGACATCTGTAATGTATTTTAGTAGTCCTGATTTTACTACTTCGCAAATTGGGCAAATGTTTTCTAATTTCATTTTATTATTTATTTAAAGGGTTGTTCTTCTATTACGTTTGTTGGGTTCTGTTTTGCTAGTATTTCTAAATCTAGATTATGTTTTAGTGCAGGTACATCCAATAATTCTGTAAGCCAATCCTCCACAATTAACTGTGTTAGATCTTCATATAGTACAAAATCTTGAGGGTCCGGTTCATTTAGTTTTTGAGCTCCGTACACATTTGATTTGTATATCTTATCTCCTACTTGCTCTTGGGCATCTAGCTTCCAATGAACTTGTCTGACTACCTTTTTAAGATTGCCTACTTGCGAATCATAGTCTAATGCTTTTATATTCCAAGTATAGGTTATCATTTTTTTAATAAGTTAATATAGTTATGTTTTTGTCTGTTGCTACACAATTCTCAACCCAAGTGTTATCTGTTCCCCATTCTGTAAACTCTTCGTCTGTTAACGTGTAGTTCCAGCTAGTGCAAACTAAACCTTCTTCGGTCAATAGTTCATTGTAGGTTGTGCAGGTTGTTGCGTCTGTTTGAAAGTTTAAGATTAAAACTTTTAGTTTAGTAGCTTCTCCTGTAAAGGGAAAATCAATAGGTTTAATTTGTGCCATTTATTTATTTATTATTATCCTATGAATGTCCACCCTGTGGATTTGTTTATATATAAGCCTTCTACCATATCGGTGCAATATACCATTAATCCAACTGCAGGAGTTGCTATTGCTAGCCTTTGTGCGTTTGTCATTCTCGGTGGTATATCTGCTAATGTGATAAAAGGATTTACTCCGTCTTCACCATCATTAGTCAACTGAGAGGTACTTGTAGGTATAAGTGATACTACATCTGTCCATTCTGTACCTGTTACTGTAGACATCAAGAAGTCTCCGTTGTTACCCTCAAAATTGTTTGAGTCGTAAAAGGAGTCATCTAGTCTGAAGCTTCCTGCTACATGTAGTCTTTGTGTTGGTAAGGTTGTGCCTAGGCCTAAGTTGCCATTTGCAAGTAGTCTCATCATCTCTGTTACAGATCCCCAGCTAAACAATGGCCTAGATGATGGATTTGTTAAGACTCCGTTATTAGGATCTGTTGGGCTGCTTGTGTTTGCGGCTAGGTATTGGATATACGGAGAAGAAGACGACAGATCATCTGCGGATTTACCTAATCCTCTGAATAGTAAAGCTTGGTAGCCTCCTTCTGTATATCCTACGTGTGTAGGTATAAATCTTCCGTTTGTTGTTGTGCCGTTTGCTATAAAAAACTTGTCTACTGCGTTGTCTGATACAGTTGCTGCGTAGATGCTTTCTCTTCCCCCCGTAATTGCCGTGGCTTGTCCATGTATTAGAGCAAGTGGCGTTGTTGTTCCTATTCCTATCTTACTCGTGGCTTCGTACATTATACTGTTGCCTACGGTGTTGTTAGAAGTGAACTTTGTTATGTAGTTTGTTGTGCCGTTTATTGCAGTAGCAAGGTTGGCGTATGTGATATATCCTACGTTATTGAAAAGTAATGATATATTGTCTCCCGGTTGGAGTGATCCTGTGTTTAGATCTATTAATGGAAATGGTAATCCTCCCTGATCTGTAATGTATGTCTTTATCTGAGTGTCAAATGTAGCTTTGACATAATATACAGTATTAGGTCTTAGGGTAGAAGATAAAGTTTTTACTTTATAATGCTTAACCTCTGATAGATTATCACTCATTTTTGGTTTGTTTTTTTACTGTTCTTTTTTCTACCACTGGATATCAGCCCAGTTGCAGCAACTTGATATATTAGATGAATCGTCACATCCGTAAGGTTCATCGTATATCTTGAAATCTTCTAGTTTAGATCTGTACTTAACTCCTTCTAGATCTCCGTTTATTTTTTTAGATACCCAGTCAATCAACTCACATTCGTCCGTACAAAGTATATTGTAGAACATCTGAGAGTGTCTTAGTTTATCCTTGTCTACATCTTGGCCTATTCCAAATTTTTTGTTTAGGTAGTACAAGTCTGCATATCTTAGCAAGTCATCTTCAAACTTATCGAAGTAGTTTTCTTGACTTAGCTCTCTAAAATTTTGTTGTCCGGCCATTATAAGCAATCTTTACAGTCAGCCAATGATTTCAAAAGCTCTCTGGCTTGTTGAAAGAATCTATCAGCTTTTACGAAATCTCCTAATTTTGCGTGAGACTTAGCTACTTTGATTAGCCAGTCAATATCGTATATTTTATTTCTAAAATCTTTGTCTGATTTAGAATACTCAAATCCGTGTTTTACAATTACTTTAGATAGCTCTAACTCTGCACGGTCTGTCTTTAGATAGTACTTTGTTTTTTCAAAGTTTGTGTATCCACTCTTTAAGGTGATAGTATATATACCGTCTTGTAAGTCTGAGTATACTTCGTCTGTACAATCATTTGTAAGACAAGTTATTCCAAAGTTGTGACTGTTAAAAGAGTTTATAGAGTTCTTCAAAAAAGAATACACTAATGCTTTCTTAGATCCGGGCAATATTATTTCAATGTTAGCCGGTAAATCTTCTGCATATATCCAATCGCTACTATCTCCAATCCACAATGTTTGTACAGTTGACTGTATAACATCAAAGTCTATTTTTATTTCTCCTACTACTTGTGTCATGGTTTTTTATTTTTAATTAGTTGTATACTCTGATTTCGATTGGTGTGTTGTTTAACTGATTATTCGCATCTGTTTGACTAGGGCCTTGTGTTAAAATAAAAAAATAACTACCCGAAAGCCTTAAAAATCCATAAGAAACACCTGCAGCGTCATCTCCAACAGAACCTAAAAAACCAACAGTTTTACCAACTGGAAAAAAAGATTCTGGCTCTGAAGAAACTTGATAATAACCCACAACATTATAAGCAAACCAAATATTCCCAATAGTATTTTCTAACACTGTTACTACTGGAGCTCCTGTGTTGTAAGATAAAAGAACTGATGGATCACTCCCCCAATTAGGAGATGTCCCTGTAGCTACAAAATAAGTTCCAATACCATTATTTGGTGCGCCTACATTCATAAAATTAGCACTATGCGAATTTTCTATTCTATAGGTAACGCCTATTGTAAGTTCTCCTGAACTAATTGTTTGCACATCATCCCCACCACTCTGTGTAAGAAGAGCTGTGTACACTTTGTATGGTGGTAAATCTGAAGCTTTTGTAAATGGATCTATTCCTGTGTTTGTAAAATCTGCTAAGTCATAGTCTGCAGCGTTAATAGGATTGTCCTCTAATTCTTTTACTCGTTCTGGTAATCTAAACCAACTAGCTGTAGTTGGTAACGGAAATTTTAAATAATTTTTCATATTTAGCAAATATCTATTCCTGTGAATTGTACTCCGTCATAAACTAATTCTGTGCATGTTGTATATGCTAATATGCTTATACTATTTTCTAAATCCCCACATGCTACTGGATTTACATTACCTCCTGTTGATATAATAATAGTGCCTGAATCTGATTTGGCCATAATGTATACTCTATTACCTTTTAAAATTGAAGACCCCGGTAACAAATTTAAATTAAAATTATCTGTTAATGGTCCATCAAATGAAACTACTGTATCTATAGAAGATATTGTTATATTTATATCTTGATTAAATGAAGGTACTGGTATTGTTATAATTTCTCTACTATATGAAGATACTAACATATCTTCTAGTGCTTTTACTCTTTCAGGTAGCCTAAACCACGTTGCTGTAGTTGGTAATGGAAACTTCAAATAATTTTTCATATTATTTTTTTATTTCAAATATTTTTACTTTGGCTCCTATGTAGTAGTTGCTTCTTGTGTCTGCTCCTATTGTAAGGATTGTGCCCTTTTTGTTTTGTATTCCTACGTCCGCCTTTACTCCTAGGTTGCTTAATGTTTGGTTGTTGAATAATTCTAACCCCCCATACAAAGCAAGGACTGTTTGTGGAACTGGTATGTCTGCTTTTACTTCGGTTTCTTTTATAGTGTACTTAGGTTTTACCTCTATAATTTCTCCTCGGTACTTTGTGTAAATTTCTAATTTTAAATCTTTATTATCGTACACGTAGGTGCCATCTTTTTCTTGTATGGCATCTAAGTATAGTTTTAATCTTTTAATGCTGTCAGTAGCTTTTAAATAGTCTTCAGCGAGTTGTTTGTTTATAGGATTCTCTGTGTAAATTGTTTTACCGTCTTTATAGACAATAGAGTCCTTTTTCTTTTCCCCCGGAATAATATTCGTAGGCTTATCAAACTGTCCCTCTTTTGCTGGAACTTTTATTGTCACTGGAATAGTGGTCTTAGGTTCAGCACATTGTTTTACTAATGTAAACAAGTAGATGATCGCAAAGATCCCTACTACATATAATACATTTGTTAAAGGCTTAGGCATTTAATAATTTTTTATATTTTGCTAATAATTCTTTTCTATGGTCGATACCATTTGTACCACCATTAATTTTTTCAGTTACTGTCAAAACATCGTCTTTGTCAGCTGGAGCATTTAGTTTTTTCTTGTCCCAAAACCATAATGCAGCAACCATAGCGTTTGCTTCTTCTAGTAATAGATCCGGATTGTTTACAAAATCTATACCGGTATCTTTTGTTAATGTTGAGTAGTTAGTTTTACCTGTAAGTTGTATGAAACCTCTTCCACGATATTTCCAACCATCTCCTGGAGAAGTGTTCCCCATTCTATTTGCATAAACTATATTAGCTATTGATTGAGGTTTTCTCTCACAAGCTAGTGCTGTCTCTTTTGTAAAGTATTTTTTAAATGTTTTTAGAAGGCCCTCAGCTGAATAGTTCAGGTTTTCTGATATTGCCTTTAGTCCACTCTCGTGCTCAATCTGAGCCATAAAGTGTGCCAGTCTTAGTGGTGTGTTTACAGAGTACTTACTTAATAAACTTTTGTATTTTTCGTATAAGGCCATACCTGCTACTTTAGTACATCTACATCGTCTTTTATCTCTTTGGATCTTTTCAAGAAAGCTTTCAGTAGTTTGAATATATCTACATTAAAAGACTCCTCGAAGTTCTCTTTTATACTAACAGACTCTATAAATATTAATATTATTGTTACTACTTTGGTAAAAAAGAATGGTATTGAAAACCACATTTTAAAAAACTCGCCTAACAGAAAATTATCAATAGTGTATATTAACAATACAGCTGATTGATATAGTACAAATTTTGAAACTATATTGCTTAACTTCCTAGAAGTTATTTTTTGTTTTAATTTTACAGCCTTAGATATACCAAATACGGTATCTAATGCTATAGCAGTCGCTACTGAGATTAATAGGCCTTGTATAGGTGCGAAAAATAATAGAAGGGTTGTAAGAAAATAAGCCAGATGAGTCTTCATTTATTCTTCTTTTAAAAAGTTATATAAAAAAAGGAGGAGTGTTTTGCTCCTCCTTTTAGTTTTTTATTACTATAGTATTCCGTATGCGAATACTTGGTCTAAATTTGCAGCGTCTGCTAGATCGTTGATCAAGTTTTCAACAGCTACGTAGTTACAAGCGTCAACTAAGATATGGTAGTCAAAGTTTTCAACAACCTCTCCTGAGAATGATTGTGCGAATCTTGTAGTTCTTACTCGGATTACATAGTCAACATATTGAGTCAATGGTTTCAAGTGAGATTCTTGACCTAATACTAACTTACCATAGTTGTTACCTGCCAATCGTTGACGATTTTCAAAGTATACTCTAGTACGCTCTTCCATGTCGTAGAATTGACCTCCCATTGCTTCTGGCTCAGTAGCGATTGAAAGTAATTTTACGTTGAATCTACCGTTAGTACCCATTGAGAATGATTCAGTTACCATTCCAGGTGCTTGGTTAGCGATAGATAATCTTGTAGAACTGTATACGAATGGTAGACTATCTCTGTATTCTTCTGAACCAGCCAAGATGTTTACTTTACTTTTTATAAAGATACCCATCAAAGCTTCTTCATCATATACTGGAGCTTCTTCAACCCAGTGTACAAATCCAACTGGTACAGGTGGTTCTGTTACGAATAGGTCTCTCAACAATGGAGAACACTCTTCACATACTACTTCAGAGAACACTACAGTTTTGTAAACTGTTTGACATGCTACTCCTGTTACTGGAGTACCTTCTTCTTGTTGCTCAATTCCATCATTTCCATCATATAATGTACCTGATCCTACTAAAGAGCTTACTGCTTCTATAGTTCCAACAAATAGTAATTCAGACCCTGGAGAAGTTACAACTAATCCAGTAGTGGCTAAGATAGCAGCAGCGTGGTTAGTTACAAAATCATCAGCTGTTTGTGACAAACTTGTGTTGTAAGCTGTAGTGTAAGATGTAGATCCTAAAGTTACTATGATACTTCCTGTTGATCCAGCTAGGTATATAGAATCTTGATAATCTGCACCTGTTGCATCAATAAAGATGTTCAAATCTTGATTAGCATTTTCTACCTCTCCAAGACGACTACCATTACAGTCATCTCCTAATTGTAAAGTGAATACTTTAGGTTTTGCAACACAAGTTTCGCCTGCTGACCAAGTAATTGTTCTTGTAATTGAGCTACAATCTGGTGAACCGCAGTCTCCATCTTGTACTGTTGTAGTTTGTACAAAGTTAGAAAGAGTTGTACCTAACGGTGCTAAGATAACATAGGTTGAAACACCTGCGTTACCTGCTCCAGGAATATAAGATTCTCTCTTAACTAAATGGTCTGGATAAGCAGCTTGTACTAATCCTAATGCTGTGTGGTTTCCATTATCTTGTACTTTTAAAGTAAAGAATTGGTGAGCTTGACCTAACACAGAAGTTGTGTTTGTGCTGTTTACTGGAGTAATAGTAAGATACTCAGTGATAGGCACTCCACCTACTAATGTAATATCTTTCAATCTCAATACTGCTTTTTCAACAATTTCGTGCATTGTAAAAGTTCCAGTGTTTGGAGCTTCTAAGTGCAATTTAACTGTTACTGTTGCTCCAGGATATCCTAACATCCCGATAGCTTCTCCTGATAAGGTAATGTCAATTACTTCATTATCTCCGTTAGTTAGAACAATTGCAGTATCTGCATTGATTCCATCATAACCGATGATAAATTCGTCAACTGTAATACCCACTTGAGGAGCGTTTACTTTAATGTCAACGATCTCAGACAATTTGAAAGGCATAGAAGAGTATGCTTTGTTTGATTGAGAACGTGTTGGAGTTAAAGGTGCGATACCTAATTTTAACTCAAATAATCTGTTTTTTGGAGTTGAAGAAAAAGTGTTTACTACAGGCATACCTAATGCTGTTGGTGAACCTCCTTTATCAACAATACCAAACTGACCTTTAGCTAATCGAGTAGAGTAGCCATTTGTCATAACTTGACCATCGCTTACTACGAAGGTAATTGTTTGTGGTGCGTGACTTGCCATTTTAATTTAATTTAGTTGTTATTTTTGTTATTAATTTTTATTAACATTTACCGCCCTTTTTCATCATGGGCATTTTTGAACTTGCTGGTTTTTTCATAGCAGGTTTAACTGTTTTTTTTACTGTTTTTTTCATTTTATTTTTTATTTAGATTTTTTGGATTGCTCTTTGAATATTAACTTGATATTTAGGGTCGCTTGAATTTATTGCAAATTCACTAGCTGCCATAGATATAATTCTGTCTAAGAATTTATCATCAAATTCAGGAGAAAAGTCTGGGTGAAATGCACTCTCTGGATCGTCTTCTGAAATAAGTCTTATTTGTACTGGGTATCTGTAGTATGATAAAAACAATTCATCATGTTTGAATCCGTCATTGTACAAGTGTATGCTGTCTGATGATATTGTAAGTGGTGCTTCTCTAGCTAAAAAAGATGGCTTGTTAAACTCGTCTTGTAAGACTTCTATCTTGTTGTCATCTTTTATTTCGTAAAGGCTTATCTTTTCTCTATTGCAAGTTTTATTTGAAGCTTTACTGTATGCAGAGGAGAAGTCAAAGTAATTCTCCGGTAATAAAAATGTGTCTGCATATTCTACCCTAGTAGGGTTTAGTATCTTGTAGTTTGATACTAGTACTTTTTGTATGTATCTTGACTCATCATCCTTCTTACGGTCTAAGATGTTTTCTAACATCTTGTTTTGAGACTCGTTGAATATAGCTACAAATCTTCCTCTATCTCCCGACACAATCGAATTTTCGAAATTGTTGTCTATCTTAAGTAAGAATCTTATATAAGCTTGCTCTGTAGTCATTTATTTTTTAGGAAAAAAAGGGGGCAGGGTAGCCCCCATATTTATTACTCTCCGATAAGTGTTGCGAACACTTGTTTTAATTCTTTGTCCTCTTTAATTTTTCTGGCTGCATTTTTCCAGTTGTTGTCAACGTAAATGTCATCCATCCAAACTTCTCCTTTTTTAAGTTTAACTTTACCTTTTACGTAGAGTTGTTTTAACTTAGCGTGGATATAGATTTCTTCTGCTCCGGACTCTGTTTGATATTTCTCAACAGTCTCGATGAAGATTTTATCATTCTGGAATTTGTCTTCTTTAGATTTAACAAAGTTTCCAAACACCGTATAAAGAACTGATTCGTCTGTGGCTTCTGTTGCGTTAATTCCTAAGTAATCTAAGATTTGGATTAATCCTTGCTTATCTGCGCTTACCATGTTGTAGAATAATGCTGAAGCTTTTGCTTGTCTCATCTCTTTTTCTGCCTCTCTACTTACTGAACTGTCTTTATCAACAATACAGTACATTGAAATAGGCTGTTTAAATTCTGGATGAGATTCCATGTGTTTTGGTGTAACTCTCTTGTGAATCATTATCAAGTAAAGTCTTAATAAATCTTCTGCTTTAGATGTGTCAAATAGTTTTCCTCTATGTAACTCTATTCTAAAGTTGTCCCAAAAATCATTATTTTTTGATGTGTGGTCTAATACTCCCTCACCTTTTTCTATCTCGATCTTATCTACGATACTTTCTTTGATAGCTTTTAGAGAAGACTCTCTTAGTTCAGCTGGGATTGCTCTCATGAACGCTCCAGATGTTGGGTATAAACCCGTGTCCCAAATACCTCTTTCTTTATCAAAGATAGCCCCTGGAAAAGTATCAACTATAGTGTCACTTAAGACTTTTGTAGTGTTGTATTCTTTGAATCCGTCTGGTGCTGAAGTATCTAATTTTTCTTTGATTTCATACAATGTATCTTTCTTGATATCGAAATCATAGATTCTTAAGATGGTATTGCTAACATCTTTTTTTGCTTTTATAGCCATTTTTTTTATTTTTGGTTAATCTGTTTCTGTGGGTTGGTAATAATTTTGCGAATCTTGTTGGTTAATTCACTATGCAAAATTACAAAATGTTTTATTATAAAACAAATAAGTTAAATTTCCTACCCCACCGATTAAGATGGGGTAAAGAAATTTTAACAATTATTAGTTATAACCTTTTCTTGCAGCTTCGTCTAATTCAATCATAACGAAACGAGTTAAGTCTCTAACGTGGATGTCAGCAATATTGAACGCCCAGAACTCTTGTCCGATTTGTTTCATTGAAGACATAATGTCGCCAGCTTTTCTGTAGTCGTAACGTCCATTAGTAGTTCCCCAGTAGCACATTTCGCCTTGTGGTTTAACTAAGTAGATGTTAGCTCCAGAGTTACCGCCTTCTACTAAAGTAGAACCTTTTGGTAAATCTTTGTTGTTTGAATACATTTGATCCTCAACATCCCAAATAACCATTGAGTAAGCAGTTGGTGACAAGTTCTCTGGGTGGAATCCACCTGCTAAACGGTCAACACCTTCCATCATGTTCAATGATGTATCTTCTTCGATTTCAATGTTTCCAATACCAGGAATGAAAACTTTAGTGAAACGAATTGGCACATACTCTAAGTTAAAAGTATCATTACCACGAACTGGGTTAGGGATAGTTCTTTCAACTCCTAAGAAAGTATTCAATGCAGAGTTTTGTGCATTTACTTCGTCAGAGAAGATAGACAAAATGTTTTGGTAAGCGTATTTACCACATTTGAATTTCAAACGTCTTTCAACGTCTTGTTTGAATGGGTTAACACGGAATACGTATTCAGCAGCTTCTTTCAAGTGGTCACGAGTAATTCCTCCAGGACGACCATACTTAACAAGCTTACCTCTACGCAATTGGTGCCATAAACCTTCGTTTAATCTAGCAACACCGTTTGAATCACGAACTGTAGCAGCACGTTGGAACATAAGTTTTTGAGCAGTCAAACGCTCTAATTCACGCATTGTCAAGAACTCCATGGTTGCACCAATACGAGCAGTTTTCATGTCTGGAACTTTCTTACCATTTTTGGTAGTCATGTTAGCCAATACTGCGTATTCGTTACCTCCAAATTCTGATTGCAATTTGTCTAAGTAAGATTTAGATTGAGCATCAGCACCAGAGAATGACTTAGAGTCAGCCATACCAGTGATGTAAGCTTCAACCCCAGAAGCAGATCCTAAACGGAACTCGCAACGCATTGTACCTACTGTATCAGGCAAATCAAAGTGAGAGAAGTTAGTACCTCTTTCTCCTAAGATAGCGTGACCAACTTTAAAGTATTGGATACCTTTAGCCAAGTTAGAAGCCAAGAACCAAGTGTTTTTGTCGTTGTCAGCCAATTTAACTGTGTGTTCCCATCCTTCTCCTACAGCTGATACAGGCTCCTCACCAGAAACGATAAGTTGTTGACCGTAATATTTGTCATTAGAAAGAACGTCACCAGTTGTGTAAGCTCTGTTCAAAACAATTTTGAAAGTTCCACCATCAACACCAGGATACGCTTGATAAGACATATCACGAGTTGTGTAGCAACCTTTGTACTCTTCTACAGGGATATCATAAGTGAATCCTCCGTCCCATCCGTTTACTTCAAGGATAGCTTTGTTTTGTAATAATTCACGTAAGATACCGTAGCTTCTTACCGCTTGTTTACCCCACAAATTCATCAAACCTAAGTGATGTTTGTTTGGGTCTTCTTTGTACCATGAGTAAAGAGAAGGCAAATCCTGTGCACCGTTAATAGAAGAAACTGTTTTCTTATCGGTGAACATGATAACCTGGTCTCCGTTTACTACGAAAGGAATGTTTTGTTGTGTTACCATTTTTAATTTAATTTAATTTATTGTTGTTATAAGTCGAAATTAATTGTCTCTAGAGGTGATAAAGTCTGTGACTGTGATTCCTCTTTTTTCTTCTCTACTCTTGTTGTATCTTGGATAATCTTGATTTTTTTAAGATTGTCTAATTGTACATTTTTCTTGACTTCAGATGTTGCTTTCTTTAAGTAGTTATCTTTGTCAAGCATAAAGTAGATAAGTTCTTTTGCTTTTGCCGGGTCGCTCATCCATTGATCGTATATGTCATCAATTTCAAACCCCCCTGTATTGTCTTGTTTAGTAGCTACGTCTACAAATTTCCTAACTAAGTTGTCTGACAATCCTTCATTCTTGAATGATGAAGTCAGAGATTTTCTGTAGTCTTTGATTCGCTCTATTTCTAATCTTTTTTCTTCTAGTATCTGAGACTCTCTGTTTTCTAAATTTTTATAGAACTGATCTCTTTGGTAGTTTACAATCTTAGAAGCTTTGTCGTCTATGCTTAAGTCTTCTTTTGCTGATTTTACTAAAGCTCTTGTTTCAGATTGACTGTGGCCTAATGCGTTTTGATAGTACCAAGCTAAGACATCTTCGTTGTGTCTTTCGTTATCTTGGTCATATCCTTGAAAAGGTTCTTGTAATGATTCCGGATTTTCAAATAAAGCTCTAGCTAAGTCTAAGTCTCCGTTCTTTACAATACTGATTAGTCGTTTTTTTACTTCGTCTAATCCGTCAATATCAACATACTTATTCTTGAACTCTTCGTCCTTTTGGTCTTTGATAGCTTTCTCTAGATTCTTGTAAGTGTCTTTGTCAACACTTCCTAGTTCTGATAATAGCTTTTCTTCTCCTTCTGGAGTTTCGATAAGCATGTCTTCCCACTCTCCTGAATCAAGTTTCTCTTTTATTAAGTCTGAGAAAACTGATTCTCCAATACCGAATACTACTTCGGGCTCTTGTTTTTTAGATTCTGGTAATACTACTGTCTCTTCTTTCTTTTCTTCTTCTTTAGAATCTTCTGAATTTTGAAGATCGAGATCTAACTCTTTTTCTTCAGTTACAGCTCCTCCATCTTCTAGAGAGAAATCATTAAATTCTAATAGTTGTTCGAATGACAGTTCTTGTTGGTTTTGTTCTGTTTTCATTTTCGGTGCAAAATTAAGGGTTTTATTTGTAACTGCAAAATTGATTAAAATTAAGGGAGTTACGGGTTTCTGTTGTTAAATTATTTTTAATTAGTTAAATTATTTTTAATTAGTTTTTATTGATCTCAGCAATGTATCTTTCGTTTGTCATCTTTCTATCTTTCTGATCAAGTTCTTTTAGTTTTATCTGTAGTTCCTTGTTCATCATGTCTAGTTTCTCGGCACTTTGCTGTTTAGCCATTTCTACTTTGTCTTGTGATAAAGATATGTCGCTATTTGTTTTCATCTCCTTAAGAGCCATATCTGTTTGTTTGCTGATATTATCAAAAGACATTTGGTTTGCGTCTTTGTCAGCAGCACGTCCCTGTGCTTGGATTTCTTCCTGCATAATTCTGGCTCGTCTGTCTTTTTCACTTTCAGAGGATTCAAACTGTCTGTCTTTATCTTTTTCAGCAGCAATAGCTTGAATTTTCTTGTCTTCAAGAGTTTGTTCGTGTTCTCTTTGTGCTTGAATTTCTTTTTGTTTCTCAGCACGTCCTCTCTTACCGATATCCACAAGTTCTACTATTGTATCAGCAGAGAATAACTCAGCGTAGTCTAACAAGTCGCTTCCTAATGTATTCATGTTTAGTAAAGCTTGTTTCATTGTTTCAAGTTCTCTACGTTTCTTAGGATCGTTTACTGGGAATACTCCAAGTCTTCTTAGTGGGAAATCGGGGTCTGATAAGTTTATAAAGTTTTTATCTCCGTCAGAATTTGAAAATACAAAGTCTACATCTAGATATTCTTTCTGACAATACTGTGCTACTGATAAATGTAACTCCATTGCTTTTCTTCTAGCTACAGACATTGTATTGAATATGTCTGCTGTCTGCATATATGAAGCCTCAGTGCCTTGTTTTACTCCAGTGGCTGTTTCATATACTGAAGGTTGTCCAAGTCGCTGTGGTGTAATACCAATCTGTTCTAGAGCCTTTCTCATGTAATACTCAGAAAGTTCAATTCTACTCTTGATCTGTTTGTCAAAAGAGATATCCTGAGTCATAAAGGTATTCATTTGTCCATTAGCCCCGGCCATGTTTTGTTTTGTAGTATCTAACGGTACTAACCCCACATCTTTGGCTAAGTCTCTAAGTTTTTCTAATGATTCTTCTATTGTACCGTAGTCTTTATACTCAGACGGCAAGAAGTTAATATCAAACAAGAAGAACATACCAATCTCTTTCTCTAACAGATTAAAGATTTGGTTCAAGCAAATGTTGTATCCAATTTGATAAGGTCTTAGTTTTTGTGCCATAGCAGAAGAGATAATACCAGCTACTGGTATCTTTACATCAAAGATGTTTGATTCTCCTCTAATTTGATAAGGTAGTGGCTCTACCCCTAAATATAAGTTATCACTTAAGAAAGAGTTACCTGCATTAATCTTAGTACCTTTCCATATTTCAGGGGCCCAAAACTCGTACATTGTATCTGCTTCTAGATTCTTTTGTATATCAACTAAAGGTTTAGTTGTTACTTTTTTAATATCGTGCTCTTTTATAAAGTCCGCCAATAAATCATCTGTTACAATAGCTGTATCTGCATATCCTTGGTCTGTAGTGTAGTTTAAGAACCACATCTTCTTCCAGCTTCTCCAGTAGGCCTCTGTTACCTGCAATAAGTCTTTTCTAACATAGATATCATCACGTTGCATCATACTGTATCTATAGCCTAGATAGTTGTTATTTTGCAATGGTGATAACCAGTTAGGTATTCTTTGTTGTCCATCTGGGGTGTCCATTATAACTTCTCCCATTGGTACATCTAAGGCATTCTGTAATTGTAATCCTAAATCATAATCGTAGTGATTATAAGAGGGGATTGTTTGTACTTGTCCAAACATGTTGTTGTTCATCATGTCCTTCCAAGACTGTATCTTGTGATCTGCATTGGCGTTACCAACACTCTCAAACTTCTTGTTAAGTTTTTTAATTTCGTCCGGAGAAAGTAAGTGAGAGAATCTCTTGATAATATCAGAAGCTGATATGTAGAAGACCCTACCTGCATACTCACCGTCTTGGGGGTTCTCTGCTACTACATCCTGAGAGAAAAAGGTTTCTATTGGAGACCATCTTTCTGGTTTGTAGTGATCGTAACCTATGTAATAATGTCTAAAGAATCTACCTGTAAGCAAGAAATCCTCCATCTCTTGTTTATCAAGCTTGTCCATATAGAACCGTTGTTGATCTTTTTCAATTACATGCTCTGCCCATTCTGCAGCTTTAGCTTTCCAATCTTTCATCTCCTTTTCTATTTGTGCAGGTGATAAAATTTTAGATTTTTCTTCTTCTAGCTTTTGCATGTATTGTTGACGCTCTTCATCAGACTTAAAGTCTTCTTTGTTAGGGTTTAATCCCATCTCTAGAAGAGACATCTCTAGTTCTTTCTGAAAAGTCTGCATAGCATACTCTCGTACTTTTTTGGTGCGTTCTCGGATATACTCATTTTGAGAGATATCATCTATACAGTCTACCTTAAAGTCGTCTTTTTGTTCTAGCCATTCTCCTACGAGTTGTCTAGTTATAATTCCAATAAAGTCGTAGTGTTTTACAAATGTAGGTATTCCTACACTATCTCCTAGCTCCTTGACCCTATCTAAAACTTGGTTATCTGGCTCGTAATCAGAATATGCAAGTCGTCCTTCTAACATCTTGTAGAGATCTCTAAATCGAATGTTGTCTGCTAATTGCAGAACACCAATTGATTCTAGAGCATCCATATTTTTCTTTTTCCAAGAGTCTTTACTTTTAATTGTATCAGATACAGTTTGTGTTGGTAAAGAGTGGGTAGAAGATATAGAAGATCCTACTCCATTATAAAAACTATGTAAATTGTGACCGTCCATATTTTATTTATTGGGCAATATATGTGCCGTTTATGTATGCTTTACTAATTGTAGTTAATGCAACAGGAGTTCCTTGTATCCACAATCCTTCTCTGATTGGTGAATTAGCTCCTCCTGATTGTTTCAAATAATGTAAGTCTAAGACAGTTGTAATACCTGCAGTGTCTGCATTAAGTATTGTATGTCCAGTACCTGTGTCTGGATCAACATTAGGATCTGCCCATATCCATCCGCTAAAATGATTATATCCAAAACCAGGAGCAAAAGGTAATGCCACTTTATATTGTCCTGTACCAAAATTAGTAACTGTTGTAAAATTAATTTCTATTACAAAACTAACTAACAATCCTGCTTTAACATAGTAAGAATTATAAGTGGGATAGGTTGTACCACTTCCAGTAAAAGTCATACCAGTTGCTTGAAATGTTGGAGAATACCTAGTCCACGTTTCTAATCCTGAAGTACCACTTATACCCGGAATGCCTTGTGGTCCTACAAATGAATATGTGTTCCAATAAACACCTAATGAAGAAGGTGGAAGTATTGCATCATTATTTGATATACATATATAGTAGTTACCTAAATAATTTACAATGTCACCAACTAAGTAACCATTTGGGGATACTCTTGTTACGTCCCAAGCAAATCCTGTTAAGCCTTTGTCTCCTTTTACACCTTGAATACCCTGTGTGCCTTGTATACCTTGTTCACCTTGAATGCCTTGTATTCCTTGGACACCTTGGGGCCCTTGTAAGTCACCCACATCTTCCCAAACATTAGTTGCTGTATTCCATATATAAAGAGATCCGTCAGAAATAAGTAACCACGCTTCTCCTGGATTTCCTGGGCTTGCTCCTGCTCCTGCTAAGAATGCAGTAAGATCTGGATAAGAACCTAGTACTGTTAAAGCAGCTCCTGTCTCTCCTTGTACTCCTTGTGTTCCTTGAACACCTTGCGTTCCTTGTGAGCCTTGGATACCCTGTGGTCCTTGTGGTCCTGCAGGCCCTTGTGGTCCAACTGTCGAATCTATACTATCTTCAAGAGCTTTTACTCTTTCTGGAAGACGGAACCACTCTTTACCTGTGGGTAGTGGGAATTTTAGATAGTTCCTCATTTTATTTTGTCCCTTGGGGTAGGCCCTCCTTAATTTCTATAAATTTTTCTTTCATTTTTGTACTTATTCCTTCAAGACAATTTCTGCCCTTTCCTTTAGTCCCGATACATCTTGCAGGATCATTAAAATAATCAAGCATAGTTTTTTTTAATACTCCCATTTTATATATTTTTTATTAGTTAGAAAAAGTTAAATTATCTCCAGCTGGTGCAATAAATTCAATATCTAGGTATGCAACAGATTCCCATTCAGTTATTGAAGAGTTTGCGATAATAGATACAAAATAGTCACCGCTAGTAGCTAAAGTATTATCTAGTATGATAGCCCCAAATGTAGTCGTTGCAATACTGCCACTAACTGAATTTCTTATATAAGAATTAGCACCAAATTTAGAATACAACTCATCATAAGTATTTACAGTGGCTTTCATTGTTGTTTGGTCACTTGTCATAGCTAATTTTTCTGAGCCAGATATAACTCCTATTAAGTATACAGAAGATGTGCTATTTATATTTGGAAAGTTTGCTATGCCTTTTAATTTATACTTATTATAAGTTGTAGCAATAGTAGTATTTATTCCAGTTATATCCATAGATATAGTTGCAGTTCCACATGTAAAATCTACGGTATCGCCAATTTCATAGTTAGTTCCAGGATCAGTTATTGTAAGATTATAATTACTTGGTCCTGTAATATTTATAGTTGCACTTGCTCCAGAGCCACTTCCACCAATACCAAAAACTTCAAAACAGTCTCCTACTACTAAAGTCCCCGATGTGTTTAAAATATATGTAGTTATACCATTAGATGGTGGAACTACTATTGTATCTGATAGTTGAATAAAGTCGCTCTCTACATTTACATCTAAAGTGCCTTTAGTATATACCATGTCATAGTTAGCAGCTGATGATGATACAGATGCTGTATTCAATACTGTTCCATCTGCAAACTTTATTCCACATGATTGTGGAATTACGGTTCTGTAATAAGCAAATCCTCCAGTGTTAGGGCCACCACCTTGTGTCCAACTATCAAAATTAATTTTATAATATAAATCTGTAGTCATATCCCACATAACAAGGTCTGTACCTGGTATGTTATTACCTACATTAGCATCTAGAGCATCTATAAAACTTGTATATCTACGTGATTCTAAATTGCTAAGATCATCCCATCCTGAATAACCAGGTCTTGAATCTATAAATGAACTATTCCATTTAGTATTTATGGGAGATGATCCATTGTTAGAATAATCTTCAACTACAGCATTGAATAAACCCCCATTGCTATTTCTTTTTAGATGAACACCTAGTGAAATTATATCTATTACATTAGGTTCATTATCTGGTCTTTCAAAATATACTTCTGAAAATATTTCATATCTTTCGTAGGCAAAACCATAATCGTTATTACCACCAACACCCCAATGAGTAAATTTGATTAACCAATATCTTTCAGGATCACTACCATTATCCCATTTCATAACTGAATATATTCCTACATACTGAGGTGGGACATAATCATCAACTCCATCAACAGCATTTCTCCAATCTGTATAAGTTCTATTCTGTACATCCCAAAGTGGAGCCCATGATGTGTTAGCAGCATCTACATATTGTGTATTCCAAAATGTATTCTCTGGAGAGTTATTACCACTACTATAACTTGATTCTAAAGCAATGTTGTAAATACCGCCACCACTATTACCACGAGTGATTTCAAGTTCTCCTGGAATGATAACATCTTTATCAGTGACAGGATTAGAGCCTGATATTTTTGTAAAAGATACTTTTTGACCTACTGAGCCGGGTTTAAAGTCCATTATCAAACTATTAAGATCTGAATCTCTCAGGAACTTGTCTGTTGAAGAGTTTTTAAACTCTGATAGATCTCTATTTTTTACTGTTTCTAAATCTTGTACAATGTCTTGCACCTCTTCAGGTAATCTCCACCAGGTAGCATTAGGTGATTTTGGATAATTTTTGTGTGTGTTGTTTATTACTTTTTTCATCTTATGTTTTTTATTAGTTGTATACTCTTATTTCTAGTGGTATTATATTTGGTAACATTGTACCTTCTGTTCTTACTCCTGATATATTATAAGTTTCAAAGGCAATTTGAGAAGCACTATTTATATCTACATTGTTCAAAGATATATTTCCTGTATTTACTTTACTATTAGGTACACTAACAAATGTTTTATTTGTTGTAAATAAATTTGATGAATTTATATAATAGAATCCTGCAAAATTTCTAGAAAAAGTTACTGTTCCCAATGTGTTATTAAGGATAGTTGCTGTAGGGGCACTTGTTCCTGTTTGTGTCAATATAGCTACATATTCTTTATACTTAGGGGTTGTTGTAAATATTAATTCCCAAACAGCAGCTCCTTCTGTATTATCAGTACACAAGTAAATATCTCCATTATCTAATATCCATCTACTTCCAGATACAAATCCTTTGGTAGAATCATCATTAACTCCTGGGGTAAGTGTAAAGGTGTGGTTTACTTCACGAATAGTAAATCCATTACTCTCCATAACATACTGTCTTCCTGCTTCCCATTTTAATTCGTAGTCTATAGAGCATATCTGAGATATACCACCATTACCCCCAGTCTGACTATTAGTAGTCCCTTTTTGTAATCTTGAACCATTGTCAAAAAGTATCTTAGATGTATCAAGTAACTCAATATTATTTGTAGTTGTATTGCCTTGATCTGTAACTGATTGTAAATCTTGTGATCCTACTCCTGTTTCTTCTAATGCTTTGACTCTTTCAGGAAGCCTAAACCAAGTGGCTGTGCTTGGTAATGGGAATTTTAAATAGTTTTTCATTTTTTATTAAAGTCTTACAGCACCAATTGAATTGGTTGCTTGATTATGATATAGATATGTACTTCCTGCAGATGCTCCAAGTAAAACTGTTATTGCTAATGCTGCTGCTGCATGATTTGCATAAGATGGCATACTTGAGTTTGAGAATATTGTTTGTCCAGATAAAGTATTACTCGTACCAGCACTATTACCAAAAGCATTTACATTATTTCCTGTTGAACTTTGTCCTGCAAATCTTCCAATAAAGTTACAATTAGTTGCATTGTTTGAATTAGCCCCTGCAAATTCCCCTAAGAAGTTAGAATAAGGTGAGCTTGTTGCAAAAGATCCAGCATATCTACCAATGAAAACACTATAGTATGAATTAGTAGCATTTTCTCCAGATCTATGTCCAATAAATACTGATTTATATGCATTGGTCGCACCGTCTCCAGCATTTACACCTATGAAGTTTGCGTTATAAACACCGGTTGCTCCGTTTCCGGCATAGTAACCAATCATATTATTTTTCTGATTATTGGTATTTTTTCCTGCATTAATACCTAAGTACACACCGTATGTGGTATTAAAATTAGATGTAGCAGGATTAGTAGAATAAATAGATGTTCCTGTTGTAGCTATACTTGAAGAGAAATTTTCTACTTCTGTTACTCTATTAGAAACTTCTTCTATTGATTTCACAATATCTTGTACTCTTTCGGGTAATCTAAACCACTCTTTACCTGTGGGTAGTGGGAATTTTAAATAATTTTTCATGTTATAAATTTAAATCTTTTACTCTATTTTTTACTTTTTTTTCTATTTCCGGATTTCTTTTTACAGTTGAAATAAGATGGGTATATCCTATAGTTTTAGCTACGTCCTCTTCTATATAACCTTTACTGGCACTTTTTGGATGAGTATTTGTAATTAGTTCTACTTTATATCCGTAATGTTGGCATAAATGATACACAAAAAACTGTTCAAAAATTAAAGATGATACTTGTTTAGTGTAATCAACTGTTGATGTTTTTAAATACTCCACATAATTTAATGCTTCGTCCCACCACTCTTGTAAGATGTCTAACTTATTAAAAGCTATAATTCCACAATTGTATGCTCTCATACTTTTAGAGTTAAACCATTTTGGTTTATTCTTGTAATTTTTACCAGCGTCTTCTAATAGAGTTTCATACCAAACTCCTAAGTTTTCATATTCTAATTCTTGAAAAGCTGCATCTGCTTCTAGAAGAATTTTTGCTGGTTTTTTAAACCATATAACATCTGTATCAATATGTATAAAAGGTTTGTCTTGTATCTTACAGGCATATATTTTTCCTAAAGCCCAGTGACTATTATTTACACCTTTCATAACTTCTTCTAGTCCAGTGTCTATCTTATCAAACTTTAGACCATACTTTTGTATAAGTTCTTTTCCTTTGTTATCTGTAACTAAATGAACCTCTTTAAAATACTGCTTTGAAAAATGTAATGATAACTTAAAACAATCTATTAAGGCTTCTTCTGAATTAAATCCTACATATACACCTTCCATTGGGGATGACCATAGTGAATATACTGCTCTTTCTATTGCCATTCTATAAATTTGATAGTCCTATGCCTATTGAAAAATTATTATAATATTTTTTTGCCATTTTATAAATTTGATAGTCCAATTCCTACTCCACCATCGTAGTAATAGCTAGGAGTGGTTTCAATAGGATATTCTATTATTTCTAAATGTACATAGGCTTGACTAGTTTCTCCTTCATTAAAATTATATAAATCTCTAAATACAAGTTGCCCTGAACTAGGTTTTATAAATGGAATAAAAGTAATAAATGAACTATCTTCTGTAGACTCTTTTACAAATAGTCCTTTTTCTACATATTCATCTATTAAAGTATCATACCCATAAGAATTTGTAATTTTAATATGTGTTTTATTCCAAATTGAATAACTGTATTTTGCAAATTTGTAATAACCATCGATTATACTCCATGTACAATTAAGACCAAATGTATTTTCTAGTTCTATATTTTTAAATCTTGCAAAAATAGATGAATCATATAATAATGGATTTGTAACTAAATTTCCATTTATTATATTTACATATATACTATAAGCACTTTGACTATTTGACCCTGCTGTTGGCCAAAGTATATAATCTGATCCATCAGCATGAGATGGGGTTAAATTTATTATATTAGAAAGATCATTAAATTTTGTTTCTCTTAAATTTTGAGCTGTCCAAATTTGAGTTCCTATTTTTGTTGTAGTATAGGTTTCTCCATCATTTCCTGTATACTGGCTAATAACTCCTGTATCTGATGTTACTCCATCTACAAGAGATAGCTCTTCAGCTGTAGCTTGTCTTACTAGTCTTATAGATAGCCCAGTACTTTTACTTGTATTTCCTATTCCAGCATTTTCTATTCCAGCTACTATTGAATAATATAATCCATTTAAACTAGGATTACTGTCAGTTGTCCAAAGATAGTTTACTTGCTTTAATCCACCAAAATTTCCTGGTTCTGAACGATATCCACTAGGCACAGCTGAAAAATTATAATTGTCTGTACCCACTATTGCTAACCACCCATATAGATCATTATCAGTGCCTGTTATTTTAGATCTTAGTGTAATTCCAGGATTAGGATCATCAATATATGTTTCTAAAGTCTCATAATCAGATGCGCTTGGCACTCTCCACAAGTTAGGTTCTTCAAGTAATGAACCACCACTTGGATTTTCTATTTTTTTAGAGTCTGTTGCAGCATACCAATTATAGTAGAATCCATATCCTGGCCAGTTATATAATTTTGTTGCTATCTTAGCTCTATATACGTTATATTTAGGTAACTCAGAATTTTTTACAAATTTGTCTAATGAGGTATTTGTAAAGTCTGATAGATCACGGTTTTCTAGTGCTACCTTGTCTATAGTTAACTCTGAGACTGCGTCTTGTATAACTTCTACTGAATCTGCAACATCTTTTACTTCTTCAGGCAATCTCCACCAAGATATCTTAGAAGATAAAGGGTAATTTTTCTTAGTGTTGTTAATTATTTTTTTCATTTTTTGCTATTACTTAAGATGTGCAAAATTACTAATAAATAATGTATCTGCCAAATTAGTTAAAAATATTAAAACATATTTCTACTCCTTGAGGATGAGCCATATAATCTTTCTGCCATAGTCTTTTCTGGCTTTCTTTTTTGTTGTTCATCAGGTCTTTGTTTTCTAGGATTTAACGTAGGCAACATGTAGTTGTTAAACAAATAAAATTCATATCCAAGACAAGACATAAATGATGTAATCCTATCGACGTTGTTTTCTTTTTTATAAGATATCATTTCATCTAGCAGTCCAATATCATTTATCATCTGTACACCAAGCATAGTCTTTTCATTGCCGTTTTCATCTACTGTTGTGAACTCTTGCTTGGCATAATTTTTAACAAGACCTAACAAGAACTTTTTATTCTCTGGCGTAGGTGCCCACCCGTAACGTCTTCTACCGTTTGACTGTTGTGTCATGTCAGACTTAAAGTCCATCGACTCCACAAGCCATAGATCTGTTGCTCTTTTTCTATCTAAGTATTCTTTAAACCCCATATCGGCATTCTCCATAAAAACTCTAGAGTTAAAGGCTTGCATCAGTAAAAATATCTGTCTATACAGCTTGTTGTGTGGATCAGGTCTTGTTGCTACTGAGGCTACTATCCTACCACACCACTTGTCCATACCAATATTTACCTTGTAGATATGAAAGGACCCAACAGAGTCTGTTCCTGATTCCTCTTGCTTATAGTCGTCAAATCCTCCTACATACAAATATGGAACTGGTTTTTCTGATGGTAGGTCTTCGTACAATACAACTGGAGCGTCTACAAATCCTCCTGGATGTGGATATTCTGCAAGATCTCGGTTGTTCATTTCATAAAAGATCTTACCTGCACTATCCTGCATCATGGTAACCCTCTTTCCTGATTCTCCTGATTCTATCAGATACTCTTTGTGTCTCTTTGCTTCTAGTGCTGGGAATGGGTTTTCTTCAGATGACATAAAGCACTCTTCTGGATCAATAGGATACTGTACAGTTCTTTGCTGTTCAAGTAGTTTGTCTCCTTTTGCTTCCTCTCGCCAATCTTCTAGCTTCTTTTTATTATTTTCCCAGTCAGTTACTTGGATAGTGATATCATCCAACATCTGGTCTTGTACACCAATAAAGTCAGAGAACCTTTTTTCTTTTTTTAAGAAGCCCTCCTTATAGGCCATCTGAGCTGGTACAAACATACCAAACTTTCTGCGTTTCCAAGTTATAAACTCTGGATCTATCTTGTCTTCTAACAAGTCCCAGTCCATAGTCAAAAGGTTATATTTTTCTGGATCTGCTAGTACAGTATTTGCGTCTTTAGACAAGCCCTCTTCTCCAGCTGTTCCTACAAGAATAGGCACGCACTTAAATCCATAAGGTGTTTCAAAAGATGGCAGTGCTGCTAGATAAGACTTCAGAAAGTTATACTTACCTATCTCATCATTCACAAATGCACTTGGTGCACCTCCTGCTGTTTTTTGTGAAGAGTTTTTTGCCCCTGCCGCTAAGTTAATAACCGATATAGTCGAATATTTTACAATATTTGAAGCGTCTTCTTTAAGGCCTAGTATTGTATTACCTCCATCCCATGCTTGCTTTTGTACTTCTAGCTTAAATGCCGGAGTTGTATAGTCCATAGACGTTCTTACCTTATCTGTAAGATCAAGTAAATCTTTCTCTGAGCCTCCTGTAAGAGTAGCTACCGCATTTGGTTTTGTGTGCGATTTCCACTGAATGTAAGAGGCTAATAATACGGACTTAGTAAAACGTCTAGTACCATACAAAAGCAAACCTTTATCTTTTGCTTCTTCTGCTTTCTTTAAGCTTTCTACAAAGAACCACTCGTTATCCCTAAAGTAAGGGTTGATAACTGGTTCTGTTCCATTGGGTTGAGGAATAGGGGTCTTGAATATATTTAAGTGCCAATACAACCAAGGATGGAATTTGTAACCACTTATGTTAATTCCTTGAGTAACCTTTTGGTACTCTTCTTCCCAAAATTGTAAGACATCTTTACTTTGCTCCCAGTAATGCTTTTTAGGATTCCAGGGCGGTATATCTTTAGCTTTCATATTAATTAACATCTCTTTTGAAGAGGTTAGATCAATAGAACTAAATGCGGCTTCTGTCGCTATTTGTATATCGAGATTTTTAACAATCAAAGGTTCTCTCATTAACAATCCTGCCTTCTCGTTCTTAAAGAATTTAATTGCGAGGTTATCCGTAGAGTTATTAATATTTAACTTTGATAGTTTCTCTTGTATCTTTATCTTTTCGTTGAACACAGAGTCCTGGAATACAATTTCTTGGGCCTTCCAGTCAACTTGGTCATCTGTCTCTGCATCTTCTGTAAGTACTTCTAGATTATATTTTAGATAGTTATCACATTTTTTAATGTGTATGGTTATAATTTCTACAGTTTCATTAATAAAGTCTTGTGTCTTTTTTAGATGGCGATCTCCTTGTGCCTCTGTTATAAACACAGAAAGCCTACCGAGTATGGAACTGGTAAGCTCATTTTCCTGTTTAAAGAGTGCCTCTTTAGTTTTACGATACTGATCAGATACTTCTCGCATCTGTTTCTCTATTTCCTGAACCTTTTTTGTCCTGGTTTTAGAATCATTATCATCTATGCTATCTAGCTTTTCTGTAAGTACTGCAATCTTCTCGTTATACTTTTCAGAGTCATGCCAGTAGTTAGATTCTATTACTAATCTATTTCTATGAAAATACTCTTTATGGTTTTTTATAAAACTGTCAATGTAATCTGACATTACCCGTTTGTTTTCTTGAGTAACTCTTTGAAGAAGTCGCTCTCAATAAATTCTTTTCTGGCTAATTCTAGATTGCCTGTTTCTGATTCTACAATATCTCCCTTTTCTACCATAAACACTTTTTTAGGAGCCCACGATTTCATTTCTGAATAGAACTTAGAAACTTCTTCTGGTAAATCTTCCTTAGAAAACTCTAGATAAGTTTCAATAGTGGTTATAAGCTTAAAAAACATAATTTGCAAGTCTTTGTTGTACAAGATGGTATCTACATATACATGTGTCAAGATATCTTGTAGCTCTTCTGGAGTTTTACCTACAATTAAGTCTTTTAAATTCTCATTCTTATTAGCAATATCTGAGTTTTTCTTTTTTACTAATGTTTCAAATTCTTTATACTCAGCATACAAAGATAAAACTTTACTTGTTAAATTTTCCATATTATTCTTTTTCGTCTTCTATTGTTTTTTCCAGAGCAGAGAAAATATCTTCGTCTGATAAAGTTATTAATTCAGATATGGTTCTTGCCCCAGTTAATCTTAATACACTGTACAATAACTCCCCCAAACTATACTGTGGGAACTCCTTTGCAAAGGCTTGTAAATCCCGTAATGCGTTATTTTTGTAATTCATTTTATACTATTGCTCCTTTTAGTTTAAAGGTTATTGTTTTTTGATTTTTTTCTTTATCCATTACTCTTTCTACTACTTGTTGATTAATAACCCCCATCTTATTTGAATCATACTGAATATCTAATCTTAGTCCATCAGTTAAAATTTCTACAGTAGGTGCGGTGCAACCACAACTTTTGCTTACTGATACGTGATCTACTCCTGTAATAATTATGCTAACTAAAGTCTTAGACCCACTCTTTAAAGTTCCGTAATCAATCTCATAGATTGAATCTTTGACTACTTCTTTTAGATTAAATGCACTTTTTATTTCCATTCTTTTTTCTATTTTTTGGTTTTTATATTATTCCACTTTCCTTCTGGGCACATATTCTCAGGATCATTCTGAGAACTTTTAAATATGAGATTGCAACCACAACTTGTGCAAATTGAATCATCGTCTACGCTTACCCCTAATAAAAAATTAAGCATCTTGTTGATTCGAACTTTAAAAGTATCAATCAATGTTAACTGCTCTTTATTATCAGAGTTTAGGGGGCACACTTCACAAATACTTAGTCTTTCTTTCTGGGTTTCAGTTAGAACACCCTTGTACTCTAACCTACTTTTAATTGCTAATCTAGCTTTTGTTAAAATATTTTTCATGGTTTTTATTATGTTCATCTTCTAAGACTCTCCAGCTCATATAAAATACATTCAATAGATTTCTAGGAACTTCTTTTTTTAAACTGTACAATAAATTATAAACAATCGGTTTGTTAAAGTTTTTTAATTCGTGGCCTTTTTCTTTTTTGAGAAGGCTTTTTAAGTATGCTAATTTATCACTTAGATAACCTTCGCCTCTTTTAGTGTTGCTCTTTGAATCGTAGCAACCCCCCAAGTAGTAATTAAATCTAAGTTTTCCCATATTGGGAATATTAATCAAAACAACATTACCATCTTCAGCTATTGACTTTTTTAGATATGCTAGATTATGCTTCATAATATCATTCAAAAGCTCTTTGTTTTTTCCTGTTTTGGCTGATAACTCTTCTATGATATCCTCGGTTAAATATAAAGCTTTATCCTTGTTTTTTAAATATGAGGACATATAATTCTTTTTTATTAACTATAAAACTTTCTCTTATACTATTCATATCTGCAGATAACTTACTCATCCTCATGTTCTTATCACTTGTAAGTAGGTACCCCTTTTCTCTTAGGTGTACATCTGCAACTCGTATATCTCCATCTTTCTTTCCTGTATCTTCTTTGATATACTCTTTGGTTTCTTTGCTGTAACCGTTTCTAATATAGTAAATTAGAATTAGTCTTTCAAAATTTCTAAGAGGCTTTTCTTGCGAAATTGAGTAAACTCTCAAGATTTTATCTACTAGGTCTATCTCGTTTTTATATCTATTTTTCAATGTAGGAAAGTTCACGCTATATAATTTTTACGCAAAGATACAACACATATTTGAGATATGCAAGTAAGTTAACAAATATTTAACTAGTAGTTATCTTGTATCTCTTTGATATTGTGAGTCATAGGTTGAAATCTAAATAAATTAAAAAAGTAAGATTCTGTCATTCTCGATAATATTCGGATTGTTAACACGGGGTTCATCTGGTAAACTCTGTATAAATCAAAAGAAAGATTACTGATAAAATCTTCGTTTTCGTCTAGATAACTTGTAGATACTATTTTTTCTGAGACATCCTCCCATAATAGATCATAGAACTCTTCGTAAGATAGTTCTTGAAATTCTTGATATGTAAAATCTTTTACTGACATTTTATTTGGTTTTTATATTGTGCAAAGATAAGAAATATAAATGGAACTACCAAAAAGGTTAAACAAATAATTAACAAATTTGGGTAATTCAAAAGTTATTCTTAAATTTGCAAAATATTTTTAAAAAGTGCTTGCGTAATACAAATATTAGTATTATCTTTGCACTCAGAAAAATGGCGTGAGGCTATCCGAAAGGATTCACGTTGAGATTAGGTAACTAGTCGAAGCTAAATGGAAGAGATGTGTATATCATTATACAATATTCGCCAGAGCATAGCTGTTTTTATGGTTTCAGCTAATTTTACGTAAGTAGGTAGTTAAATAAATAACACTGCCGAATAAGGACACTTTCAGTAATAAAACAAAAAACCTACAGTTGGTAATTGGATTCGGTGTTTTTCCTCAACTGGCCGTCCTCTCCTCTCTCTTTCTTATAAGAGGGGGGAGGGGGGGTGTTCTTTCACCTACCTGACCTTTTGTGCTGTTTTCTCCCCAGCAAACTGTTAAAAAAGTACCGTAATGTTTGTGTATATCAATTGCTTTTTGTATCTTTGTGGAAATATTTAGATTATGTATAAATTAAGAGACTACCAATTGCAATCTGTAGACAAAGGATTAGAAATCTTAACAAGTAAAAATGCAAGAAAGGAAGTAATAGTATTGCCTACAGGTGCCGGTAAATCTATAGTTATAGCTAAGATAGTACAGTCATTAGATGAGAACATAGTAGTTCTACAGCCTTCTAAAGAACTGCTTTTACAAAACTATGGTAAGTTTATAGATGTAGGAGGACAGGCATCACTGTTTTCAGCATCTGTTGGGGAGAAGGAGATAGGTAAAGTTACGTTTGCTACTATCGGCTCAATTATAAAGGCTTGTGATAAACTAAAAGAACTCAAGATAACAAAGTTGATAGTGGACGAAGCTCACATTGGAGTTAAGTCAGGTTCACAACTAAGAAAGCTTTTGAAACAAGTTGGTATTAAGAACGTATTAGGTCTAACAGCAACACCCTTTGTTTTAGAAAGCACAATGGAAGGAGCAGAACTCAAGATGTTGACAAGACTAAAAAACAAACTGTTTACTGATATATCGTATGTCTACCAAATAAAGCAAATGTTACAGAACGAGTATTGGACACCTTTACAGTATAAAGTGGTAAATCAAGACACCGACACTCTCAGGATAAATTCATCAGGTTCTGATTTTACAGAGGATAGTATGCGTAAATACTATGAATCAAACGACTTGAGTGCTCAGATTGTAGAGTATGTTCAGAAGTCTTTGGATTATGGTAAGAGGTCTATCTTAGTATTTGTACCCTCAATAGAAGAATCTACTATGCTAGAAAGAAAGATTAAGTACTCAAAATCTGTGAGCTCTTTGACACCAAAAAAAGAAAGGGACGAAATCATATCAGGTTTTAAAAAAGGTACCACAAAAGTAGTAATAAACGTAGGTATACTAACAACAGGATTTGACTACCCTGAACTAGATACAATAGTACTCGCTAGATCTACGATGTCTTTTGCTTTGTATTACCAAATGATAGGCAGAGGGGTAAGAATACACCCTGATAAAGACAAGACGTTAGTTATAGATCTTAGTGAAAACTACAATAGGTTCGGAAGAGTAGAACAATTTACTGTAGACTATGTAGAAGGATATGGGTGGGGGCTTTTTAGAGGTGAAGACTTGATTACAAACTATCCAATAGAAGCTAAAAAAAGACCGCAGAAAAAGAACCTAACAAGAAAGATAGATTTGAATCAATCAGGCGAAGTTATTATGCCTTTTGGAAAACATAAAGGATCTACCTTGTCTGAATTAATAGTAAAAGAAAAGAGCTATCTTGTTTGGATATACGAGAATGTAAATTTTAGTAGTGACAAATCAAAACTTAAAAAAGAAATAGAAAGGTTGTTAAACTTATCTTAATTATATTGCAAGATTCAAATATATTTTATAACTTTGTGCAATAATTTAAAAACCAAAAAATGGCAGAAGAAAGAGATCCCTTATTAGACGTATTGGCTAGTATGGATAAACGCTTTGGAAAAGGTGCGGTAATCGTAGGAGATACTGTTATTCAAACCGAAAGACAAAGCACAGGTTCATTAGGAATGGATATTATTACTGGTGGTGGCTGGGGAAAAGGTAGAATGGTCGAGATTTACGGCCCTGAAAGCTCAGGTAAGACTACCCTATGTATTCACACAATGATACAAGCACAAAAGGATAACCCTGATAAACGTGTTGCTTTTATAGATGCAGAGCACGCCTTTGATAGAAACTATGCAGAGCACCTTGGACTAGATATGTCACAAGTTATAATCTCACAACCAGACAGTGGAGAACAAGCCCTAGAGATCGCTGAGGCATTAATTACCTCAGGTAAGATTTCTGTGTGTGTTATAGATTCAGTGGCTGCGTTGACTCCTAAGAGCGAAATAGAAGGCGAAATGGGCGATTCTAAGATGGGGCTACACGCTCGTTTGATGTCACAAGCCTGTAGAAAACTAACAGGTGTAGTAAGTAGAACAAACACAGTCCTTTTATGGACAAACCAAATACGAATGAAGATTGGTGTTATGTTCGGTAGCCCTGAAACAGTGCCTGGAGGAGAAGCTTTGAAGTTTTATGCCTCTACTCGTGTTGATATTCGTAAAAGTAAAGGGGATGAAGACAAGGACGGTAATGTTATTAACAGTCACGTAAAAGCAAAGACTGTCAAGAATAAATTAGCTGCACCTTTTCAAGTTACTAAGTTTGATATTATTTTTGGAGAGGGTATTGACAGAACAAGCGAGATCTTGGCAATTGGCGAAGATATCGGCATTATAGAAAAGAAAGGTTCTTGGTTTAACTACGGTGAAACTAAACTAGGTCAAGGTGGTAATAACGTAAAAGACATTTTGAAAGACAACCCGGAATTAGCTGAAGAGATCGAGGTAAAAATCAGAAAACACTTTAATATTTAGTTATGTCAGTACACAGTTGGATGTATCAAGGTTACCACATTAATAGTATTGATGATATGAAGAGATATTGCCCCAAGGTTTGGGGCTTTGTCTATAAACTAAAGCTTTGTAAAAAGAATACTAACGAAGTAGAGTTTGAGTATATAGGTAAAAAAAATATCTACTCTAAACGTAAACGGGTTTTTGGTAAAAATGAAACCCTAGCTTTGAAAGACAAGCGTAAAAAAAATTACGAGTATATTATCAAAGAAGCAGACTGGAAAAATTACCTTTCTAGCAATAAGTTCATACAAACTAACGCTTCTAAGTTTGACATCTTTCGTGATATAGTTATGTTTTCTACTAATGATAATGATTTGACTTATCAAGAAGCAAAAGAAATAATATGCTCAGACGCTTTGAACGACTGTAGATATTTGAACGATGGAGTAAGTATAAGAAGATTTGGTAAAAATATAATAGATTAATGAAAACAGCAACACCCAAAGCAAAGCCGGTAAGAGAGCCCAGGATTATAAAGAACGATATTAAGTATAAGGTAGTTCTTGATGAAGACCAAAAGAAAGTAAAAGAATCAATATTCGCAAGTGAAATTGTAGTAATTACAGGATATGCAGGTTCAGGAAAGTCCTTAGTTACAGCACAGACAGTATTAGACCTAGTATTCAAAAAGCAAGCCTACAATATATATGTTACTCGATCTGCTGTTGAGGTAGGTAAGTCCTTAGGGTTTCTCCCTGGTGAATTAGCAGATAAATTTGACCCCTATATCGAAGCATTCCGAGATAATTTGTACAAATGCTATGATAAGGATAAAGTGGACAAGCATATCAAAGATGGTCAAATACAAGGATTACCAGTACAGTATATACGTGGTAAAACAATTGATGGGGGTCAGATACTAGTAGTGGAGGAAGCCCAAAACTTGACAAAGCACGAGATGCTAGCTATTCTGACACGCCTAGGAAAAGGCGGTAAGATTATTATCAACGGAGATAACGAGCAGAGTGATATTAAAGATACATACACAGGTCTACATTACGTTATGGATCTAGCCAAGGCTATACCTGAGATAAAGTGGCATAAGTTGAAGTCAAATCACAGGTCTGAACTTATTTCTAAAATTTTAGACTACGAACATAAAAAAAAGTAAAATAGATTTGGTAGATTAAAATATTTTTTGTACCTTTGTAGAGAAATTAAAAGATATGAGCGAAGAAGTAGTTTTCCAGTACTTTTTAAACGGAGAAAAAGTAGATAGAGAGATGATACCGTGGGGTGTAGACCACACCATAAAAGTATTAGATAGTACAGTTTATGTGACAACAACCACATTTTCAGAAGGTTATCTAGCAACAAGGCATAAGGCTCCACCGGGAGGATTTGTTAATAAAACAAAAAAAGAAAAAGATGGTAAAGAAAAAGAGTAATAGCATTGATCAATTTATTACACTTACGGTTATAAAGGCAAATATAAAAAAAGAAACAAAAGACAAACTTTTGGATTTGTTTAATAGACCTCTTGATAATATAGAACCCATCAAAGACTCTTACGGAAGAGACGCAGATTTCTACAAAGACCTTGGAGTTGAACCTCCTGAAGAATTTACAATAGATTACGAAGACGAAGACTTTGAAGAGAGTACTTTTGAGATCGGAAAAGACGACTACGAAATTGTAGAAAGAACTGGTAAGTTCAGACCAGAAATAATCTCTTTTATTGTTGATAACCAAGATACTGGTAGTACACTGTACATAAAATCAGACTTTTCTATCTCAGTAAAAGAGACCGCAGAAGAAATTGAACAAAAAATAAAATTAGTACAAACCCAAAAAGAAAATTAAAATGACGTACAACAATTATTCATTCAGCTTAGGTAAAGGTAAATTTTACTTAAAAAGCAAAACTCCACAACAAGGTTACGAAGAAGTAATCTATGGAATGGAAAAAGACAAAGTAACATACCACAGGTATGTAGACAACATTAAAGGCACCTTGAAATACTTTGATGTGAAAGAAGTAGACTACCAAGGAAAAAAACTTTCTTTTCTAGAAGTTAGTTTGGTTGACGGAGAAGTATCTAATAAAGTTTCTGTACCTTTGAAAAACTCAAAAGGAAACTACACAGATGAAGTTAAGGCTATCTTGTCGTCTTTGAATAACGCAGAGGTAGGTGATGAGTACACAATGGCTATGCGTAAGACAGCGACTGTTGGTAAAAACGGAAAAGAGTATATAAACATTGTTTGTTACTTGAATTATGTAAACCAATTAGACGCAAACGGCAAAGGTGTATCAACAGGATATATCTCTTATGAAGATGTACCAAAACCAGAAAAGGATGAAGACGAAGATCTTGGAACTACTTGGAATTGGAAACCTGTTAACAAGTTCTACGCACAAAAAGTAAAAGAGATTCAAGCTAAGTTTCCAACTTATGCAAAAGCAGAAACTCCACAAGCAGAAGTAGTGCAAGAGACAGTACCTGCACCTGCAGTTGCTCAAGAGATTGCATTCCCAATGTTGGAAGAAGATGATGATTTACCTTTTTAATAATATTAATAAACAATAACAGTAAATAAAAATGACAACAGAACAAAAAAACCCAATGGATTACGGTTACTTAGGAACTGAAGAAGTAACAATTACATCAGCAGAGTTTATGCTATTGAAGCGTGCAGTAGAGCACGGTATTAATGCTACCTTAGAGACTTACTTACCAGAAGTTACAAAATATGTTAACATAGAGACTTCTGAATTAGTAGATGAGTTTACTGAAGAAGACTTGACATCAGGCAAAATTGTATTAGTGACAGATAGAGAGGCTACATTTAGTCCTAAAAATGTTAAATACCAGTATAACTCAAAGATTACTCCGGATATGGTTCAAAGCCAAGAGCTTATTATGAAGATCCATGAGAGAAATGTAGAAATGGGTATAGCTAAAAGTGTAGAAGAATTAGAAGCTTTAAAAGAAGAAAAAAAATAGATGAAAGGACATGAGGTAATCTCTCTGTACTTGAAACAAAATCTAAGTCTTATAAAAGAGCAATTGGGGGAGGGGTGTAAGCATCTCTCCTTTTCTAAGGAAAAATCATTTAATCCTGAGACTAATCAATACGAGACGTATGATGCTTTTGACGCAGTGATGTATAATGATTTTAATGGTACAGACAGAGTGAAATACAGAATAGACAAACCTCTTGCACAATTGAACCAAGATGATTTTCACAGTCTTATGTTTAATCTAAATAGCAGATCTTATGAAGGAGATGGAGGAAATAGAGAGACAGTATAACATGTTTGTCGATACAGGGGATTTAAGATTATTATTTCCCTCTATGACAGGCACTTGGGAAAAAGACAAAAGAAGATTTACTATTTTATGGCAAGATAGTCAAAGATTGTTAGAGGACGCAGGAGATTTTTACGTAGAAAACATAAATACAGAAGAATAAAAGATGTTACAAATAGGAAAAGAAGCTAAAGAATCTTTAGTAAGAGGTATAAACACTGTTGCAGATGCAGTCAAGACCACAATGGGTGCAGAAGGCAAGACAGTAATTATCAGAAACAAGATGGGGTTCAACCCACATGTTACGAAGGATGGAGTTACCGTTGCTGAAAGTATTGAATTAGAAGATGAGTACGAAGAGCTTGGAGCCAAGCTGATTAAGTCTGCAGCACGAAGAACTGTTGACATGGTTGGTGATGGAACTACAACATCTACTGTTATCACACAAGAACTAGTAAACAAAGGCCTAGAAAAATTAGAAAGCGGTATGTCTCACGTTGAGCTACGTGAAGGAATGCAAATAGGCCTGCAAGATGTTATCGTTGCACTTCATTCTTTGAAGAAGGAAGTTCACGACAAAGAAATAAAGCAAATTGCTACGATCTCTGCAAACAACGATGTTGTTCTTGGTGGTATCATTGCTGATATTTACAAAAAGATTGGCTCTGAGGGGACTATAGACGTTCAGGAGGGTGTAAGTAAGGATACAGATGTAGCTTATATCGAAGGCATGTCTTTAGACAGAGGATGGGCGTTACCCCACTTTGTTACAGACGAGCATACAATGACAGCTATGATGGAAGACGTATTAGTTATGATTTATGATGGTAAGATTAATGCTATTACTGATGTAGCCAGTTCTGTTAGGAAAGCACAAGCAGAAGGTAAAGGGTTGTTAATTTTTGCTGAGGATATTGACGAAGGTGTTATGACTATGCTTGTTAAGAGTAAGATGCAAGGTACCTTCAGAGTTGTAGCCTGTATGAATCCTGATTTTGGAGCTAACAGAACTAACATTTTGAATGACTTAGCTGTTTTTACCTCAGCCGAGGTGTTTACTCCTAAGTTTTCTACTGAGGTTAAGCTAGGTTTTGCTAAAAAGATCATTGCTGACAAATCAAGAACAGTTGTAATTGTAGAGGATACCGATACAGCCAAATTAAAGGAAAGAATCGAGACTATTTCACAACAAATCCAGAATACAGACGATGTTATAGACCTAGATAAGCTTAATAAACGAATGGCTAACCTAAAGAACTCAGTTGCGGTGGTCACTGTTGGAGGTATGAATGGATTAGAGGTCAAAGAACGTAAGGATCGGATTGATGATGCGGTAAGTGCAGTTAAATCTGCTTTAGAAGGTGGATTTGTAGCTGGTGGAGGTTCAACATTGTTGTTTATTTCTAAGTATAGAATGCGTAGAACCCTGAAAGGTGGTCAAAAAGACGGTTACAGCTTGATCAAGGAGGCTATCCAGAAGCCGTTTGAGCAAATCTTGTTGAATGCAGGTCTTGAAAAGGACAAGTACTCCCGTAAGGTTAGCAAATATGGCAAAGGTGTCAATGTTAAGACTCGTAAGGTCGAAAACTTGCTAGACAAAGGTGTTATTGACTCTGCTAAGGTGGTAGAGGTGTCTCTAGAGAACGCAAATTCTATTGCTTGCTTGGTTCTACAGACAGATTGTTTAATTTCAGGTAAAGGTTTATAGTATGGGCATACCATTATTCAAAAGAGTATTACTAGCAGTTGAAAAGCTAGAAGAAAACAAGGACTTCTTTTCCGAGGAAGAGACAAAAAAACCAAAGGTTACCATTATAAGTATGGCGGATGATTGTGACTTGCCAAAGTCAGCTATTGGAAGAGAGGTCCTATTTAATGGTGTTATCAACGAGGTGGTAGAGGAAGACGACAAGCAAAAGGTTGTTTTGACTCACGAAACTAATCTGTTGATGTTGGTCTAGAGATGAAAAAGAGTTTTATCCAGATGGTAAATAAGCATGGTAACGGTAACTACCCAATGGATTGGTTTTACCGTTACTTTACTGAAAAGTCCAATAGTAGACTAGACCCTAATATATTTGCACAATTGTTTATTAGTCTAAATCTAGACGAGACTCTGGCACATGTAGCTAAGGAGCTAGGAGTTGGAATAGTATATAAAGGCGACAAGATAGTTGCAGCATTTGAATTATCATGAAAAAAGAAAGAAAAGAGTTAGTAGTTGTAAAGGAGGAAGAGTACAGATTGATGAACAATCTTGTGGTGGATCTACTAGAGAAAAATCATAACTCCGAGAACACAACAATAGTAGCAGTATCTACTGACTACTCGTCTATGATAGGTCAGTACCTACGTCACCAGTTATCGATTAATGGTGAGATATGTTCGGGCTTTGGGGTGGATGTACCATACCCAGACCAGGAATTTGACCAGGAGTTTGAGCAAGCAGTTGTAGATATGTTTTCTATGTATTACCATGACTGGTCCAAAAAGAAATATATCCTTCTGGTAGAAGCAGGCGTAATAAGAGGAGGCAACTACACAAAAATAGTCGAGATTCTAAGGAAAAACTTCCAACTGTTACCAGACCGTGTGATAACTCTGACGATGTACGAGAACATTCATAGTAAGTTCAAGTCAAACTTTGTCGGGGAGTACTACGACAACGAAACACAAGACCTGACCTTCTGGTGGGAAAACTATAACAAGCACTGGGACTAATATAATGGAACTTATATCAACGCATCCGATCAAGAAGTCTGATCTAGGTTTCCACGGTAATCTTTTTGGGGGTAAGCTATTAGCATGGATGGACGCAGCAGCCGCAGCATTTGCAATGCAGACTTGCGATACTCCCAGGATGGTTACAGTTATGATAGATAAGTGTTTGTTCAAAAAACCAGCAAAGGAAGGACAGCTAATCAAGATATACGGAGAAGTATCCCAGATAGGTAACACATCCATTACAATATATATGGAGGCTCGGTCTCACAATGTATATTCAGGACTACAGTCTACTATACTTTCGACAGAGATGAAGTTTGTAAGAATAGACGAGGGGGGAGACCCAATACCAATCTTAGAAAAGGTAAAAATAAAATACAGTCAGGTGGCGAAATTGGTAGACGCAGATCGTAGGTAGCATCATTTACAATCAGCCTTAAACGTGGTAAATATTATAGGTTCGAATCCTATCCTGACAAACGTCCTCATAGCTCAGTCGGTTAGAGCAAATGACTCATAATCATTAGGTCGCAGGTTCGAGCCCTGCTGGGGACACTGGACTAAACTAAACTAAAAAAATAATAAAAATGGAATCGGGAATACAAACAATCAAATTCTGGGCTGAATGGTGCGGTCCATGTCGAGTAATGAAACAACAGCTAGAGGGTCTAGAGATGGCTAGCGTAAATGTGGATGATGATCCTGATGGTCTATCGGCTAAATACAAGATCCGGCAGCTACCCACAATAGTCTTCTTGAAAGATGACCAAGAAGTCTACAGACAAACCGGGCTAATAACAAAACAAGCTTACCTAGATATCATAGAAACCTTAAAGTAGTAAAAGATGGACAAACTACCAAGACATACCTGTATCTTTAGCGATAGCATAGACGCAGAAACAGTACAATCACTAGTAGATACACTATCAGTACACGACAAAATAGACCTCTTCTTTACAACCTCTGGGGGGGAGACCTTCGCTATGGAAGCCTTGATCCACTATTTAAACGCCCGGAAAAAAGACATCGAGGTATACCTAACAGACGTAGTAGCATCCTGTGGTGCATTCATACTAGTAGACTTCCAAGGTAAAGTACACCTATCAGAAAGTCTAGAATGTATACTGTTCCATGTAGCAGACCGTATGTTATACACGCAAAGAAAAAACGACCTGGAAATAAAAACGCTGAAAGAACAAGTAAAAGAATACAACACACTATACGCAGATAAGTTCAAAAGTCTAGGATTTACAGTAAAAGAAATAATACAGTACAAACAAGGCAAAGATGTAATACTATACCGTAAGGACTTCCACAGACTAATACTCCCCCAAGCAAAATGATAGTGTTCCTAATAATATACCTAATAACAAACTCTCTGCTATTCGGACTAGTATCGCTGTTCCATAACCCAGCACAAAACATACGATACCTTTTCTACGGTATACTGATAGTACTCTGGGAGTTCTTCCAGAAAGACCCACCCCCTAATACCAAGGACTAATAAACACCCCCCCTAGCCAAGACCACTAGGGGTTTTTTTATACCCCCCCCTATATAGTAAAGCACTTGAGGAATTGAGTAGTAAAAACCATGGGGGAATAGCAAAAAACTGTGGGGGGATGAAAAGCAAAAATTGTCGTAGAAAAAACTGGGGGGGCAAAATTGACCATATATACAAACGTGCGTATCCTCCTTAGGAAAAAAGCTGCCAAAAAATTGGGGTTTTTACCCCACCCCCCCTATTGTGCCACAAAAAAAAGTTTTTGGCTTAGAGGGCCTCTAAAAGGTTTTGACTTTTCCAAGATATTTTTATACTATTTATCTATCATGTACTGCTGTACTATAGATATATACTATACTGTACTTTTTGTGGGCTTGGCTTGGCTTGGGATCTAAGCCGGCTTGTTTAGACTGAGTATAAATAAACAATGATAATACAAATTTTAACATTTGTTTTTTGGTCAGTAATCCGGATTAACAGGTATAATCCTGAGCCCTTTATTCATCGGTATTTTCGATTTAAGACACTTTTTTATACTAGGTGATACTTGGATACCAAACGACTATTAAAGTGGCTTAGAACGTCTTATTTAGCCTTATAGGGGCTGTTGCTATATAGCGGCCAATTACTAGTAATAGCACGGTAATCGCCTTATTTAGAATGATTCTAAATTTAAAAAAAAGTTTACTTTGTATTAGTTTATTTAAAACTTATTCTTACATTTGTAGTGTTGAAAGCGACTAGTTAGCGGCAGGGTTGGAAGCACCACAAAGCACTAGTGTTAGCACGAATAGGCCGAAAGGCGGAGCTCATTGACATATCGGATAAGGTGATACGGCCTACCTACACAAGTGGCCGTTACTCTTTAAACTTCATAAATATGAAAAAGTTTAACGAATTTGAGTGTTGGATGATTGTTCAATCTTTAGAGTTACTAGCCGAGGCTTGGAAAGTCGAAATCGACGAGACCGAGGCCAAGGGCAATAGGGCAATTTGGACAAAGGGCTACGTGGAAATGGTGACCAAGGAATTGACCGAGAAGGTCAAGGCAGGTACACTAAAACCTAGAAAAACCTACGACCACACTAAGTAGTAAGCAAGCCCCCTTCGGGGGGCTATTTTAAAACAAATTTTTTAACTAATCTAATCTTATTTTAAAAGTATGGAAATTCTATCCAACATTCAGAGCGGAAACGCTAACATCGAGAGTATTAAAGGCCAATTGTTTGACGTTGTCAAAGTGCCACTAGTTACTAACCTTCAAGGGTTTGACAACCCTAACAGCTTCGGGACTTACCGAGCAAACGGAGGCGAAGCCCTAGGAGTTGTAGGTAAAGACTTCACGCCTACTCAACCTAAGCTATTATTCGAGGACTTCGAAAATTGCTTGTACGATACGGACTGCGACCTAAAGGACGTTAAATATCTAGAGTTGAAAGGCGGTCGTAAAGTAGTGTTCGAAGCCCCAATCAAAACAATGGGCTTTACTAACCTACGAGGCCAAGAGGACGAAATGATAGTTAAGATTAACTTATCTACGGGTTTCGACGGACTTACCAAGACTAGTTTGTTTATTAGCTGTTACCGAATGGTTTGTGCCAATGGTATGAAAGCTTGGAAAACCGAGTTTGCTGTTTCTTTCAAGAATACAACCGGTAACGTCGGCAAGGCTTCATCACTTTGCCAAGACATCGCCAAGGCTACCGACCAAGCTAACGACTTCGAGGCTTACATCAAGAAGCTAAATTCGTCCGAGGTTGACCAAGCCAAAGTAGATGATTTTCTTTTCAAGACTATGGGCTTTAATCAAAAGATGTATTCAGAACTAGGTACAAGAAAGCAAAACATCTTGTCCGCTGTACAAGAAAGCATCGCCCTAGAGTTTGGACGTACCGGCTCAACGCTTTGGGGATTAGTTAACGGCATCACGCACTACACTAATCACGTAGCTAGCACCAACGACCGAAACGATTACCTTCTTACCGGAGGCGGTCTTAAGCTAAACGATTTAGCACAAAAGGTAGCCTACGAAATGGCCTACTAGTATTAACCAAGCCCCTCGAAAGAGGGGTTTATTTTAACTAATATGAAAAAGAAAAAGTTTACCGAAAAGCAAAAGGCGGTTATTGCTAGATTCCTGCAAGAACGCCACTACGATCTAAAAGAGTATAAGGCCATTGGCACTAAGCACTACAACGACGACGAAGATGTTGAAAAAATCCTTGTTGCTATCTATATGCTAAATGAATACCTTTGGATGTGGGAACACTAATTACTAACCAAGCCCTCTACGGAGGGCTTTTATCTTATCTTATATGAATTACTATATCTTATTGCCCGTTATTTGCCTGCTGCTTCTAGTAGCCCACATCGTCTATGTTAATCGCAGAGACAAGTTTGAGTACTTGGACTATTGTATAGCAGTTTGCTTGCTCCTAGTCCCGTTTATTTGCTTAGTCGATTGCCTGCTATGTTGTTAGTAGGCCTTATCGCAGTTTGCCTGCTGTTGATTGCAGGACTTAAAAAGTAATGTTTAACCAACCCCTTCTATCCGGAGGGGTTTTATTTTAACTAGTATGATTTTTATTACCACTCTTTTGATTATCTATTACGCATTAGTTATCAGGGAAACTTTTTGCGAAAAGTATTATGCAAGCCCTATCACAACAAAGAGGGACTTTTTTTTATGTTTGATACCTTTGTTTATGTGGTTTAAAATGCTTATCTTTGCATTAAAGAACCTAGATTAATTATTAACCTAGCCTTTCATCACGGAGGGCTTTTATCTTAACTAGTATGAAAGTAGAAATCTTTGTTTTGGACTATGGCTTCGAAGCCTTAATTATTGACGGGGGTAAAATCCTGGGGACTATCTTGGGTGTAACTATGGCGAACCTTTGCCAAAGTGTATACGATGTGTACGGAATCAACATCTTTGAATTAGTTAGTTTAAACTAGTTAGTTCGTGGGGGTAAAACGGGGGGACAAAAAAGTTTTCCCTTTTTTTGTAAAAAAGTTTGGTAGATTAAAAACTTAGTTGTATATTTGTAGTAGAATTAAAACCTAGAAGTTAGTGCTAGGAACCTCACTAACAAAACCTAATTTATCTTATTATGAGAAATTTAGCAGATTACATTGTTCATTGTTCACTAGAGGTTATTCAATGGGACGAACATAACCGCCCTTATGAGCAAACTCCAAATGGTAAAATTTATTTGTCTAAAAGGGCTTATAGTTATTCCGTAAAAAACTAATTACTAATCAAGCCCTTCTTAACCGAGGGGCTTTTATTTAAACTAACTAATATGAAAAATTTATTAACTATGTCGATAGAACTTGCAATTTTAAAATTAAAAGAAAAAGAAATCCCTTGTGTTGATTCAAGGGTTAAAGGGTATGATTATTTTATTCAAGATAATGGGGATGATTTGTCTTTAACTAATGAAGAAAATGAAATAGCACAAGCGTTTGGTGTTCATTTAACTGAACAAGAAGTTATTGATTTTTCAAAAACACTTTAAACTAACTAGTATGTGCTATCCTATCTTTTGTATTGCCGTTCACTTACTAGAGGGGCGTGAGGATGAACTTGACTTGGTTTGGGGGGACGCTGCAGAAGTTTATTCTAGGTTCCTAGACAGCGAATTTAACGACCCTAACAAGTCCGAACTTGACTGCATTAATAGCTTTATGGCTAACATTTAAAACTAACTAATCTAAACTACAAGGGGGAACAAAAAAGTTTCCCCTTTTTTTGTGCCTAAAAGTTTGGTAGATTAAAAACTATTTTGTACCTTTGATTATTATTAATCTTAACTTATTTTATCCTATGGAAATTGTAAAAAACTTGGCTGTCTTGAATCAGCTGTCTAAAGCCTATGGCTTGGAATTTTGTAGAACCTATAAGTATTGTACGGGGGGCGATAACATTCGTGTAAACCGCTACACTTATAAAGATGATAGCTTTGTGCTAAAGTATTTTGACGGGTGTTTTTATCCGTATATTGTTAAACTTAAAACTAACTAATCTAAACTAGGGGCTAATCGCCCCTTTTTTTTGTGCAAAACTTTAACACTTTTTATTTGGGGGTTTAGTTTTATTGGCGTATCTTTGTTCTTGTAGGGGGGTAATGGAATGTTATCCGATACAGGTGGGCTACTGAGATACTAGCGCAAGGAGGTTCTAAGGGAACCTGCCCCGTGGCGAAGGGGGGGAGGGAGGGGTGTGACGGAGTCTACCCTATGCGTGTGTAAAAAAACACGAACCCCTGAATTGCGTTACTCTGGCAATTTTCTATAACAAAGATACGACAAAATTTTGTACTAGTCAAGAAAAAAGTAACAAAGTTATCAACATTATTTTGTTAATAAGTATGCAAAAAAAAGTTTGGTAGATTAAAATTAACTACCTATATTTGTATTGTAATTGCAACGAAGCGGTTACTTTAAATTATCTTATTACTATGAACAAAGTAATTTTAAACATCGGGTTAAATGTTGGGAATGTTGAACCAACAAAACAGCTAAACACAACGCTACACATATTAACTACTTTAAGCTTTTCATTGACTAGTGTAAAGGTACACGAAAATAGCGAGTACAACGAAAACGGGGAACGCTGTCTAGTAGTTTATTTTGATACTGAATTTGACTTGACTTTAATAAGTATCTTAATTGACGCAGTTTGCGAACACTTAGAACAGCAATGTATAGCCGTTAAATTTAACGGGGTAGGTAAACTAGTTTATGATAGTAACTACAATGGAGAACGATTTGACTTTGTAGAGAAGTACTTTAAGGACTAACTAATCTAAAAAGCCCCTCGATAAATTTTGGGGGGCTATTAAAAAAAAGTAAAAAAAGTTTTGCAGTCTAAAAAATTATAATTATATTTGTCAAACAATTTAAACACATTCACACTATGAACAAACTAGTATTAAAACACGACAACCACGCAGACAGCCCTAGAACTTGGTGCAATTTAGGAACAATGATTTGTTTCCATAAACGATACGACCTAGGGGACAGCCACGGGTATTCCTCTATTGACTATTCAAGTTGGGAGCAAATGGAAAAAGACTTAATTAAAAAAGAAAATCCGGCTGTTATCTTACCTTTGTACTTGTACGACCATTCAGTTGTTACCATTAGTACAACCCCATTCAGTAATCGTTGGGACAGCGGTCAAGTAGGGTTTATCTTAGTTAGTAAGGAAACAGCCCTAGCAGATTTTGGGGGTAAAAAAGTTACAGCTAAACTAAAAGAAAAGATAGAGAGACAGCTAGAGGGAGAAGTAGAAACTTACGCACAATTCCTAGAGGGAGACGTGTACGGGTTTTCTATTGAGGACGAAGACGGGAATCATATTGACAGCTGTTTTGGATTTTACGGGAGTGACTTTGCTACCAACGGGATATTAGACTACATTAACCATAACTTGTTGGGGGTAACAGAAGCCGAAGTACTACCTTTGCTAGAAGCAGCCGAGATTGAATAAACTAATCCAAACCCCTCAATAAATTTTGGGGGGTACACAAAAAAAAGTAAAAAAACATTTGGTAGATACAAAGTAATTGCATATCTTTACCTAGAATTTAAAACCCAATACAATATGATAAACGTATATTTCGAGAGTAGCACACACGCTGAATTAGTAGCAACATTCGACAGCGAAGAATTATTTATAGCTTGTCTACCTACACTAGAGGCAGAAGCTAAAAAACAGAATATGTTTGTAACAGAACAAGTAACAACAACCCTTTAATAATAATAATAATAATAAATTAACTAATATGAAAATCGTAACACAAAATGCAGTAACTTGTTTCCTTAATAAGGGGAACGGAACATTCAACAACACACACGTTGTAACAGAAAACGAAGTATCTAAGCTGTATCTATTCGGCAATCTAATTGCTGTACTAGAACAAGGGGTACTAAAGGTAACCAATGCAGGTTGGTTTAGCAAGACTACTAAGGAACGCTTGAACGGACTACCTAATGTAAACGTAAGGCAGTCTAAGGGTAAGTGGTACTTGAACGATAATTTTTGGGACGGAAAACTAACTACTATTTAATTTTGTATCAGAAGATTTTTGAGGGGTGTATGTACCAAGCCCCCCAAAAAGATCGATTAACTAAAACAAAAAAGATGAAACAGACAATTATAATAGGGAAGTTTGAATCCTTAAACATCAAGGCAGTAATACATTCTATAGATGAAGTATACCAAGCCGATACACACGAAGAACTAGTAGCTTTGCTAGATACCTTTGACAAGGAAGGCAAGGATTGGTTGATACTTGAGAAGACCATATTTACCCTAGAGATAACACCCAATGCATTGTTGGGGCTTATTTGGGGGAGCAACAAGGGGGCAAATTGCGAATAATGCAAAGTTTTGGGGGGGGCAAATTGTCTAACCCCCGTAAATTTCGATACCACCCTTGCAGAATTATCAGTAATCTAGTACTTTCATTGCGAATACAATAATGGGGGTACACTAAAAAACAGCCAAAATGGGATTAACTAAGACAAAAAAGGAACAAGAACTCTATGAAAGGTACAAAAAGTATCTAGGGTACGATACAATCATCCCCCAATCCATAGTACAAAGCTACCTAACAGACCTACAAGAACTAGTGGGGGGGAGCAAGGCTAGATTAAATCGGGGGGTACAGCAAAAAGCCTACCTAGTCTACGTAGACTAATAAATAAACTAACTAAGATGAAGCAAACAATACAAGAGAAGATAGAGGTAGCAGTACTTACCGGACAAAAGAGTATAGTAGTAAACGGAATACTAGTACAATGGAAGCCCCTACACTCCCAAGTAGCTAAAAGCAAGCTAGAGGGGTACGCTAAAGAGGTAGCAAGAAAGAGTTTGGAGGGGCTGTATAGTAAGTAACTAGCTGATTGTGTGCTAGTTAGAGTGGGCGGACAACCCCCACCCACGATTTGAGGGTAGGTTTCGGCTGTCGTTTTTGGGTATGTCGGATTCAAATTACATATACACAAATTTATACAACAAACTTGATTCCCCCCACTACCCCTAGACTAACTACTCTATACTATACTAGTACTACTCGAATGTTATCTGTATTAACTTATCTAAGGTTGGTAGTTATGGTAGGTTATGTTTAGATTAGTTTAGCTACACTCGGCAGTCTTTTTATAGTCCGGCCAAAAGTTTACCCCTTATCTAGAATGATTCTAAATTTCAATAAATGTTTGGTAGTCTAGATTTAATTACATATATTTGTATCGGCAATGAAGCCAACGTAAAACTTAAATCACAATGAAACTAATTAATCTAAACTTAGTAAACGAATTACTAGACAACCAACACGAGGGCTACGAACTAATGGTTTACACAAAACAGCCTAACCAATCCGACTATGAACTATCTGAATTTTTTGAACTAGAAAACATCAAGAACTTAAAATCCTTGTGTGCTAGAATACTAAAACAAATGGGGAATAAGGTAGGATGTATCGATTTTAAGATGAACTACGAAGACACAGATTTTGACCAAGTAACAATCTATAAAAACTAATAAGATGAAAGAAGAAACCAAGAAAGAACTATTTGATTTTCTATACACTATGGAAGACAAACTAGAGTACGACAAAACAGCCCTAGGTAAAAGACTAGGAGAACTAATAAACAAGCTACAACAAGAACTAATAAGATGAAACAAGAAACTTTTTTACTAGTAGGTTTATCCACTATTCTAACTATGGCTTTTTTTCTAGGGGGCAAAGAAAAGTCTTGTGCTAAGAGATTATTCTCGACAGCCCAACCCCAACAAAAAGAATACAAGTTTGTATCAACAGAACTACTAGCCCTAACACAAACAGACACACTAACACTTAAAACTAACTAATATGAAATCAGTACACGAATTATCAGCAGAAGAATTACAAGAGTTAAGAAGTCGTTGGTATCATCAACACCTAGACGATGGCACTTTGGAAGAAGTTATGGAATACGACCCCGAAGATGAAGACAACGTACCTATGGATGTTGTAATAGAGTATTATGGGGCAACTTACTTTGTAGAAGAAGACTTTTGGTGTAACCTTACAGACTAACTAATATGAAACAGATAACAATAGAACAAGCATTCAAAAAACTAGTTGAAAAGGGATTCTCAATTAGTGAACTAAAGCCAAATGAATTTTTAGTAATCGATAATGGTAAATTTGGATTTTGTGATGATGAAGACCCGTTCATCGTTGACGGAAATGATATTATAGAAATCTATCAAAACTATATTACAGACTAACTAATATAAAGTAGACTAAAAAAACTTTAAAAAAAATTTGGTAGTTACATTTTAATAACGTATCTTTGACTTATCAAACTAAAACAATTAATATGAAAACAGAAGAAGCAAAAAAAGTATTGGAAAACGAAGGTTACTTTGTAGATAACTTATGGCAGACTTGCGATGTTACTATGAACTACGATTGCACGGAAGAAGAAGCCCAAAAAGTTTTAAATGAAGCCCTTACAAACGAGGCAACGTATCAACAAATTTGGGAAGCAATATCCTATTCAGCAGAGAGTTTTAATTTAAAACGTAGAGACTAACTTGTACAATTTATAACTATGAAAACATCACTAAGATTACAAGAAACAGAAACTATTGGGAGTAGTGGTTTATGCCACACACTAACCGGTACATACACCTTGGTTGGTAAGATTCAAGACACAGACCACATCCTAATTGAATGCCCCGACACACACGAACTATTTATAATCAATAACAACCTAAACCTTTACTAGAATGATTCGAGACTTTGACCAATTAAGAGACATAGCTATACAAATGGTTAATAACCTAGTGGAGCAAGGGTACATCCCAAATTGTACCGACACAGACGACAACACCGAGTTTGATGTGCAGGATTTATTACTAGAAATTTTAATAGACAGCCTAGTACAACAAGATTGCGTTACCCCCAATGGAGTTGCTTCGAGTAGCGTAGAGTTAAAAGAAGTTAATGAAGACTATCGAATTGCTTTTATTAGTGTTGATGAAATACCCCTAGGTATCTTTGAACTACTTTATGATAAGCAACAAGAAGACAGACCTTATGTTTTGATTAATTACGATGTAACGTATGTTGATAACCTAATTTAAACTAACTAATATGAAAACAGAAATAATAAAATACATTGACGGCCACTCCGGAAACCAATGTGAGATTTTTAGATTAACTAATACAAACGGAGAAGTTTTACACGAGAGAGATTATACATCCCAAACAGAGAATGTAGAAAATTACTTTGAGGATTTTTTAGAGCCGTTGTTTTTAGAAGCCGAGCAAAGTTTTGATAAACTAATTAGTTTGTATGATGTTGCAGATTTGCTAGAAGCTATGGCTTCGGACAAAGAAGCAGAGGAAATGCGTTCAGCCCTAAATTTAATATCTAAATTTTTTATAAAAATAATCTAAAAAAAGTTTGGTATTCTAGAATTAATAACGTACATTTGTTCAAGATTTAAAACAATAAAAGTTATGAAAGAATTAGATTTTTATGTGTATGTATTTTCAGACGGGACTACAGCACCTTTTGAAATAGCAGAAAAGATAGTTATAGGAATATGGTGCGTTTTTAATAAATAAGACTTAAAACAAACAAATTATGATAAGATTAAACCTTTCAATCAGCAGAAGTCGTTATTTCGACAACCAAAAAGATTTAGCAGAATTTCTAGGTATCAAGAATACCTCCAAGAAAGCAATAGAGAGTAGATGTAGAGTGTTACACTTTGAAATAGAATTTTAAATTAGTTAATATGAGAACAGCATACCAATTATACCAAGTGGATTTTGTAAAACACAGCAACCGAGAACTGACTATCTCAGCTACCAATCGTAGAGGCAAGATTTTTGTAGCCGAACTACAACGTACCGATGAAAGGTATTGGCAAGGTTACACAGATTTTAGGTCTAGTGACTACAAAAATTTTAAAGCTGTTGTCCTAGAATTTTTGCAAGATTTAGTACAAGAAGCCAAGCACTATGACAATCGTTGGTATAATTTTAATTCTATGGTTCGATGTGAAGAAGGCGGAAGCAGACCACTGACTTGGGAAGAAACTGCCTATGGTAGCTTAGTCAACGAAGCCGAGCCAGTATTCAAAGGCCACGTTAAATTTAATACTAACTAATATGATCTTATCAATAGCAATTATACTAGGTATCGCAATGATACTTAATATCATACAGAAACAAGGTAATTACAATGTACTAATAGCTTCAGCCTTGGTTATTTCTTTGTGGGATTTATGTTTCCCTCTAGCAATAGTTGTACTAGTTTTACTAGTTTTTATAGGAATAGCAGTAGCAATAAAAGAATAAAAATAATTCAAAAAAAATTTGGTAGTTACAAAAACAAGTTGTATATTTGTATAACAAAACAGAGGGATAGCCGAAACCCTAACCTAGTAGGCAAACTTAATATAAAACAAAATGAAAAGAACAATCGAACAAACACAAGAAGCAGTACAAGAAAACGTAAGCAGTATCTTTACAAAAGATGATGTGCTAGAACTATTAAGAAACATTGAACAAACTAGTCCAAACATTTCGGATGAAACCAAGGAAAGTATCATCTCCGATATTATGCAGTCATTGGAGTACGAGGCCGATAACTTTATCGACAAAGATAGCATAAGCCTAGAAATTGACAGCAATAACTATGTTTCTATCGACAGAGCAGATATAGACTTTGATGTTATCAAAAACGTAATACGAGACATCATACTTAATGCTGATTTTGAAACTAACTAATCTAAAGTAATATGAGAGTAGTTAGGATAAATACCACAGCATACCAAGAAGAAGATTTCTTTTTGATGACAGATTTGACAGACCAACAGATTGAGGGAGTAATTGTCCCAATAGTGGAACTAGAACGTAAAGATGAAAGCTGCTATTATACAAACGAAGACCTTGTAGAGTCTTTAATGGATAAATACCCCGACAATACTATTGTTATGCACGCAGATTTTGAAACAATATCAATCTAAAAAATAATTTAAAAAAAGCTTTGTAATATAAAATAAAGTATTATATTTGTACCGGCAATCAAGCCAAACTAAATTTATAACTTATGGAAAAATTTGCAAGACAATGCTCAGTAACGGGCGAAGGTATGAACAACGGCTATGTGTACAGAGATGGAGAAATGTATTTCAAGTACGAACCCGACCTTGTAGCCCACATCAGAAGCCTAGACAACGATTCATCTAACCTATCGGATGAATTTCTACTAGGAGAAGCTTACGACCTAGAGGAGTACTACTACACCGAATGGGAGGATGAAGATGATTACCAATACCAATTAATAAACGGAGTACTAACTGAATTAGAAGATTAAACTAACTAAGATGAAAAACTTTAAAGACTTAACGCAGACAGAACAACAATCCCTAGAACAAGATTACTTTATCCCAACAGACAAAGCTAACCTATTCCTAGATGAACACAGCCGACCTTATTCACAAACACCGGTAGGTAAGATGTATTGCTCAAAAAAAACTAATTATAACTATTCAATCAAAAACTAACATTATGGCAGATTCAACCGGACAATTAGACAAACTAATAGAGGACAAAGTAGACAACAAAATCAAAGATTTTGCTAAAAGTCTAACAGACCAAATAACCAATTTTTTGAAGGACAACGGGGACTATCACGGAGAATACCTATACGTTGTAACCCATTGGGAAAAGGATAAGTATGGAATGTATTTACCATTAGCACAGCAAGGCCAAAGTATATATCAAGTACAAAGGGGGTTAGCACACGGATTATCCCTTACCATAAAAAATACGATGATTAAAAAAGAAACACAACAATTGCTAGAAAAAGTAGCATTATTAAGCTAGGAACTATGAAAACAAAATTTGTAAAATTAACATCTCACAATAGCAATAACGCAATCTATCTAAACGTAGATATGATTGGAGATATTTGTGAAGCTGACGGGTATACAAGAGTAGGACACCTAACTCACAACAACGGGGGGTTTAAAGTTTCTGAAGAAGTAGAAGAAGTTTTGTATTTAATCAGCGAATTAACTAACAGCTAAGAACTATGGAAATTAATATAAACTTATTAGAAGCCGCTTCTGAATTAGCACACGAAATTGTGTGTGCTAAATTTGAAGATGATGATAGTGCTATCTACGAAAGTACTACCGACACGATTACAAACTATTCCGAAGAAGCACAAGACCTATTCAACGAATGGTACGATTACTATTACGACTTTTTACTCAGACTTAAAATAAACTAGAAATTATGGCAATTATTAAAATCACAAAGCAAAATTGGAAAACAATTAACCCAACAAAAACGGGTGTAGACAATGAATTTTTAGACAAGGAGTTTCCTATTCTATTCAACACAAACGAAATGATTACGGCACAATCAAGCGAGTATGGTGGCACTCGTATAACCTACAAAAAAGCAATGGTAGATACACTGAACTGCAAGGAAACATTAGAAGAAATTTATAAATTAATAAACAATTAGAAACTATGGGAAGATATTATAGCGGAGACATCGAAGGAAAATTTTGGTTCGGATTACAAAGCAGTACAGCTGCTGACAGATTTGGAGTAGAGTACAATGAGCCAAACTACGTTGAGTACTACTACGAAAAAGAAGACTTAAAAAAGGTTGAAAAAGAAATCAAAAAGATTCAAAAAGCCCTAGGAGATACCCTAGCAAAAATTGAAAAATTCTTTACTGAAAATGATGGTTGGAATAATGAAATGCTAGAAAAAGCCGGTATTACTAAAGCAGAACTTAACGAATACGCTGACCTAGAGTTAGGTATTAAAATCAGAGATTGTATCAAGGATAACGGGGCTTGTAGATTTGATGCAGAACTTTAAACTAACCAATACTCCCCCGATGTAATGTTGGGGGATTTAAACAAACTTATATGAAAAACTTGACAGCAGAACAAAGATTAGTCTTTATAAGACAAGATGTAGCTAGACTACTAGAGAAATTACCGGAGTCTATCCTAAATACACACATAGAGGGCTACGAGAACTTAGGGGTAGTGCTAGATAATATCGCTATTGCTTCGGATGAAACTGACCTAGAGCCTTTACATTGGCTTGTAACGTGGTATGAAGTATTCCGGCACGACGGGATTGAAGGCACGGATGTCCTTGCTGTTTGTGACACAGAAAAGCAAGCCCTAGATTTTATGTATGATTACTCAATGAGATATCCAAACGTAGAATTGCATTGTGATGAATGGCAGTCAAACGCAGACGGAACCGGAACAGCAACAAGAAATCCAATATCTTAAACTAACTAGTATGAGACTTATAACAGAATACAATCCAATTATTAGCAAACCGGCAAAGGCATTTATAAAAAGCGAAGTCACACCAAGTATGACATCTTATGACGGAGAGAGTAATCAATACTCAATCAGTTATTGCATTGACATACTAGAGCAAGAACAAAAAATCTTTGAGCAAGACCTAGAAATTTTAAATGGATTAGCACAAGAGGGAGTAGATCATATAGAGTTTTAACTATGGACATAACAATAAACATCGAAGAAACAGCAGCAGTACTAGCAAATAGAGAAGTCTACTTGAGAGAGAGGCAAGCTATTGTTGAACACGGCACAGACTACTTACAAGGAAGCCCATTTAAGGGCGGCATATTCCTAGAGGATGAGATTACCTATACACCGGAAGCACAGAAATACTTTGATAGAGAGTACAAACTTTGGTACGAGTTTTTGTTAGAAATGAAAATAGCAAAAAATGAGTAGCGACATATTGTTATCCCTAGAGGAAGTGCAGAAGTATTTGGCCAAGGACAAGAAATGTAAGGCAGCACAGAAAAAAGAGGTGCTGCAGACCTTAGAAAACATATCCAATACCAAGGGCAGAAAATGGACATTTGTATCGGAAGATGATAAGTATTTCATTGACGAGTACAACGAATACAGCGATTTTGTAAAGACATACACATTTAAACTATGAGAATATTTGGGGTACTACTTTTTTTCTTTTGTATTTTTATTATAAAAAAGTGTCAGAAGTATTAAAAATTTAGTACCTTTGCAAAAACAAAAACAAATGATATTATACATAATAATAATAATAGGCTTTGTGTACATATACGCTAAGGCAGAATACTAAACAAAATGAAGACAATAATCCACGTAAACCAACACGAAATAAAGGCCAATACCAAGAACAAAACAGAGAATCCGGTATTAACTTGTAAGACTTATAAGACCAACGATTATGCCAACGAAGTAGAGATACTAGACAAGAACGGAGAAGTGGTCGCAAAGGTAGTGTACAGCCCCCACAAGCCACTCAGCTGTGGTGCTAGGGTGTGGATTGAAACATACAACGAAATAAATATAATAAAATAGTGTCTAATTGATGTGATGATAAATCCTTTTAAACCCTAAAATGTTGGCCGTTACTTTGGTCGTATCCCTATGCTATATCAATTAGACCAAGTTTTTCATAGTAGCATAAAAAGTAACATGGGTGGCAGTTCGGAAAGACGGACTTAATTTTAAACTAACTAATACGAAAACAATATAGAACCTAATGTTTGGAGAAAATTATGAATATATTTAAAAGGACTTTAAAACTAGATGAACAAGAACAAGCTATATTTGATTTGATAGTCAGTATGGTTTCAAAAAAAGAATGCAACATCGAAATAGACCCCGATGATTTTTCTTACTTGGTTTCAATAGAAAGACTGCATTATTATTTATTGATAGATAACTTTGGCATCCGGCTGTCAAACCACGAGTTTTTTATATCTCGGAAGTTTAGCGACAAGGTGCTAGATAAATTCAAAGATGTAATCAAAAAAGAAGTGGTAAGAAGGAGAGCAATCAAAGTAGATAGTATCTTTAAAAACGAAATGGACTTATTAACTAAAATAAACAGCAACATAAACAATGGGGAAATCAACTAACGAAGTTTTAAAGGTTTCAGACTTAGTGGCTTTTGGAGAAAGTGACTATCTAGAAACAAAGAGAACATTAAAAATTATGGATGATATGGTAAAGGAGTATGTCAATAGTACAGACAGCCTAGACCAATTAGAAAACCTAAAGAAACGATTTAATGGGTATCTTGTGTATCTAGCCGGATATTACAGCAAGATTAGATGTTTCCGAGAGAACTACGAATACCTAGAGGCACAGCGTAAACGTATCAAGAGTGAGGCCATTGAAGACCTAATCCGAAATAGTGATGAGAAGCTGTCTCAATCAGCAGCCGAGAAGGTGGTTTACTCACATCCCTACTACACAGAACGTATTACCTTGTTAGAACAGCTAAAACGATTCTTCTATCTAGTGGACTTGTCTTACCAAAACTACCAAGATGTCCAAAGAAGTATCTATCAGAGTATATCAGTATTAGCAAAAGAAAAACAATCAACAATAAACTAATGGAGGTTTCAGAACTAATTAATTTTTTGTCCAAATTTGAACCAAGCACTAGGGTTATGGTTAGGGGGTACGAAGGTGGCTACGATGATTTAGTATCAGCTAAATTGAAAGATGTAGTTCTAGATGTATACGATGAATGGTGGTATGGTAAAAACGAAGTATTAGAACAGGTATCAAAAGGCAATAGCAAAGAATCAATAAAAACAATTATACTAGAATGAAAAAATTATTATTTGCAGTATTACTGCTACTATGTTTGTCTGTATCCTACGGACAAGAAACACAATTCAGAAGAATCTACACAGAGTTAGCTATTACTCAAAATGGGGAAACAACCAACAGCCAAGGAGAGAATGTGATTTTCTTTAACTACGGGGGAGAAGCCGTTATCAAAATCTATCTAGCAGATGGATCTGTAAGAACCTTTGATCAAATCACAGACCGAGACGAGGGGCGAACCAAGGGGGGTATGGGGTATTCGGGGGCTACCTACAAGGAAAGAGATAAAGACCTTACTATTTATGTCCAGCTATTTAAAAATCAAAACTATGGGTTCAGAATTTTATTTAGTAACGGAGACATGATACAATTTTTGTAAAAAAGTTTGCACAATTAAAAAGTAAGTTATATCTTTGCACAGAATTTAAAAACCAAAATATAAAATGAAACTATTAAAAGACATCCCTACAAAACACTTTGTAGCTATTGACATCGAGACAGTCAGAATTGTAGAAAATTATGGAGACTTGTCTGACGAGTGGAAATCAGCGTGGGAGTACAAAAACAAACAATCCGGAGAAGTACCATTCTTCGAGGAATTAGCAGACTCTTGGGAAAAGACATCTTCGTTGTACGCAGAGTTCAGTAAGGTATGTGCTGTGAGCGTGGTGTTCCTATCTAAGAACGAAGATAAACTAATGTGTAAGGAGTTCTTTGGCCAAGATGAAGCCTTGTTGCTATCCCAACTTAGTGCATTCTTGAACCAAATCTCCGGCAGCAGTAAAGACTTTAGACTAGTAGGACATGCTGCTAAGTACTTTGATTATCCTTTCTTATGCAAGAGATACATCATCAACAGCCTTTCCATACCGGCACTTCTAGACACAGCTCACCAAAAACCTTGGGAGAATAGAAACCTATGCACCAACCAAGACATTTGGAAGATGGGGGGTACGGGTGCAGGAAGCTCTCTACAAGCCCTATGTACAGCTCTAGCGATTCCAATTAGTAAAGTGGACTTAGTGGGTGATGAAGTGGGGAACGCTTACTACAGAGGAGAGGTAGAAAGAATTGCTAGCTATTGTTCCTTGGATACCATTGCAACATTCAATGTAATCCGTAGAATCAAAGGAGAAAAGATCTTTCAGTTTGACGAAGTATCCTACCTAGACAAGAAAGTAGTAGAGGTTTCTACCGCTACTAAAGAGCCGGAAGATGTGCTGTTCCAAAAGCTGCCTATCCTACATCAGATTGTAAAAGCTGAGAGTATTCCGGATGAGGTAAAGAAAGAGTTATCCGCAATCTTAAAAAAGAAGAAGATGACCAAGAAAGACCGAGTTATTGTAGAAGATATCTTAGTTAATCTGTACATCAACAATGAGATGTTTAAGTCAGACAGTCTTATTATACAAGAAGCAAAAAAATCAGAAATCATATACCTTTTAGACAACATATAATGGCAAATACAAAATTATTAGATTTACCAAAAATCTACGAAAACGAAGGGGGTAAGTATCCCCAACATACCGGAAAGCCTAAGCTCAGTTACTCAGCGTACACATCATTCTGTGAGGCAGCCTACAGAGGGGACTTCTTTGCTAACTACTTCCTAGGTATCCGGAGTGAGGGTAACATCTTTACGGAGTATGGAAGCAAGTGCGGTAAGTTATTTGAAACAGATACAGACAGCTCAGACCTATCTGACTTTGATGTAAGTGTTATCAGAGATATAGAAAGACCCCCAAATGCCTTGTATGAGGTAGAGATTGTTGTTGATAGGGGATCTTATGTTATTCAAGGGTACATAGATAGAGAGTATCTAGATATTGAAGGCAATCTTGTAATCAGCGATTTAAAGACTGGCTCTATAGAAAAGAAAGCCAAGGACTACGCTAGTCAAGACTACCAACAAACTACTTTATACGCCTATCAGAGAGAGTTAGAGGGGGAACATATCATATATTCAGGGGTCATCCTGCTAGATCGTAAGGGTAACGGCCAAGAAAAGTACCCTTTGAGATTAACCGGAGAGATTGAGTGGATACCTACACCTTACTCTAAAAAGAGAGCAGAGTTGTTCTTAAGTAAGTTTGATGCTACTGCTAAAAAGATTGAGGAGTATCATAAAATTTATAAAAAATATTTTGTGTAATTAAAATAAAGGTTGTACCTTTGCAAAATAAAATTAGTAAAAATTTATCAGTACTCCCTAAGTCAAAGTGTTATATAGCATTGGAAGTCTAAGACAAGCCAAGACTGTCTGTAAGGGGAAATCAGTAGGTAATCTGATTAAAAAAAGCTTTTGTGCATTATGGTCGAGGAGGCACTCTTTAAACAGAATCCATACACAAAAGCAATTGGTTTGGTAGCTCAGTTGGATAGAGCAACAGACTTCTAATCTGTAGGTCGTAGGTTCGAATCCTACCCGAATCACAGATTAAAATAACTAAGCTGTGTAAAGCGTCAGAACTTATAATCTGATAGAAGTTAAAGGCTAAACATTGAACCTTTGTAAACTAAGGAGTAGCAGACACTACATAAAAATTGGGAGAATGTCATCTTTACCAAAACCTATAATTTACATAAAGATATTTACAGAAATGTAAAATGTGTTGTTCCCTTGAGAAAGGAATATAGGAGTAACAAATATAAATGTTAACAACACAAATGAGTTCTCGGCAAGTAGTTAATGGTTGCCCTTGTGACAGGCTTAAATGTACTTACCATGGTGAATTAACTACGTGACCCTACTCTTACTAGACTCCATGTCTGTAATTGAGGGTGCTAATAACGCGTAATATAATTTACAAAAACATACAAAATTGTAAACTATATAACACATTAAGGGGGGGTGACTGGTTTTGACAGGTTACCAATAATTAATACAATCAGCCAGAGAGATAACTGTAAACTAAGGTGAATTTTTTAAATGGCAAAAACATTTCTCGTGTAGTATCTCAAGGAGACAACGCACAAATCGAAGCTAACATGAACAAAGTATTCTCTCTATTGGGAGAAGAAGTTGCTGTAGCAGCCTAAATTCAAAGGATTTCTCTATTAGATTAAATAGAGTGGTGGAATCGTCAAGTGAGATTGACCCCAATTAAGCTGTATAAATTGTATTAATGAACGTAATTTGGACGGGGGTTCGACTCCCCCCACCTCCACAAATGTTTAACGCATGAACATACTTATTAAATTATTAGTACTCGCTGTGCCTTTAGGGCTATCAGCAAAACCTTTAATCAGAGCATTTAAAAACAGAAACAAAAAATGAAAACAATCAAAATTGACGAAAATTACTACATTTCCAGAGAGGACAGCCACAACTTCATTCTCCGTTACAGAGAAAACAAGGTAATCACAAAAGGGGGAGAAGAAAAGGAAGTTTTTTCAGAGAACAACTACTACTACCCCAACGTATCGGGGTGCTTAAAGAAGTACCTAGACATAACTCAGACTAATGCAAAAGATGTTAAAGATTGTATCCAAGTAACACAAGAATGCTATGAAAAAATAAGCAAATTAAAATTTAACTAATTTGCAAATATCAGATATTAATCGTATCTTTGTTCTTTAAAATTCAGCACCTCTTTCGTAAATCGGGGTGCTTTTTTTTCCGACATACATAACTAATAATTTTATTTTAACAATGAGTATTTTTACTGAAAGAAAGAACTACAAGCCATTCGAGTATAATGGTATTACCGACCCACTTATCAACGCTATGTGGGCAAGTCATTGGACTCACAACGAATTTAATTTCTTGAATGATGTCCAAGATTACAAAACAAAATTGTCCCCTGAAGAACAAGAGGTAGTCAAAAGAGCTATCTTGTTGACATCACAAGTAGAGGTAGCTGTTAAGTCCTATTGGTCTAACATAGGAAAGCTTCTACCTAAGCCGGAGATAGCGGACATGGGGGCTGTGTTTGGGGGAGTTGAGGTGATTCACTCAAAAGCTTACGCAGAGATTTTATCTAAGTTAGGATTAGAGGATCAGTTCAATGATATTTTTAACGAACCGGTTGTCGTAGGTAGGGTAAACTATTTGTCAAAGTATATCAACAAGATTTACAAGAATGACCACAAAAACATTTGTTACTCCTTGGTTCTTTTCACATTGTTCACAGAGTACACAGCTTTGTTCTCACAGTTTTATACTATCCTAGGCTTTAATAGATTCAGAGGTGTTTTGAAAGATGTGGCCAATGTTGTACAATACACATCAAAAGAAGAAAACTTACATGCTGAAGGAGGCATCGCATTGCTGAACCAAATCAGAGCAGAGCATCCGGAGTTGTTTGACCAAGAGTTTGTACAAAAGATACAAGATGAAGTTCAAGAGGCTTTCAAAGCAGAATCAGATTTGATTGATTGGATTTTATCAGGGTACGAGAATGAGTTTTTATCTCCCACAATATTGAAAGGGTACATTAAGATTAGATTAAACGACTCTCTAGTAAAAATTGGTATGGAACCGGCCTTTGATATAGATCCGGAAATAAAAGAGAAGACTTTGTGGATGGAAGAGGAAGTTTACGCAAGTGCATTGACAGATTTTTTTCACAAGAAGCCTATCGATTACTCGAAGAAAATGAAAGCATATAACGAAGAAGAATTATTTTAATATGAAGAATTATTATTGGTTAAACCAAGACTCAAGAACTTTTTTGAGTAAAGATTATTTATTACCGGGAGTTACCCCCGAAGAAAGAATACGAGAAATCGCAGACACAGCCGAAGAAATCCTAGGCATTGATGGGTTTGCAAATAAGTTCGAGGACTATATGTCTAGAGGGTTCTATTCATTAGCCACTCCAGTTTGGATGAACTTTGGGTTAGACCGTGGGTTACCTATCTCTTGCTATGGTATTGACATCCAAGATGATACTATGGACATCTTGAGGTCAGCTGCTGAGATCGGGGCTTTGACCAAGATGGGTGGAGGGACTGCAGGATTCTTTGGTAAGCTAAGAGGTAGAGGTGCTAAGATTAAAAATAACGGAGTTTCAAATGGAGCAGTTAGTTTTATGTCTTTGTTCCAATCTACCACAAACATAATCACACAAGGCCAAGCAAGACGAGGTTACTTTGCTGCTTATCTACCGGTTGACCATCCGGATATCGAGGAGTTCTTACAATGCCGTGAAGAGGGCAACGCAATCCAAGATATTGCTATTGGTGTTTGTATCTCAGATGAGTGGATGGAGGCAGTAGAAGCCGGAGACAGCGATAAAAGAAAGGTATTAGCTAAGATACACCAAAAGAGAGCAGAGACAGGTTTCCCTTATATCTTCTTTACCGGTAATGTTAACAAAAACAAACCGGAAGTCTATAAGAATAAACACATGGATATCAATCACTCTCAGATGTGTACTGAAATCTTAGAATACACAGATGACAAAAAGAGTTTTGTTTGTTGTTTGTCCTCTTTGAACTTGTTACATTGGGATGAGATAAAAGATACAGATGCTATCGAAACTTTGGCTTACTTCTTAGATGCAGTATACTCAGAGTTCATAAAGAAAGCAGACAATGTCCCCTTTATGGAAAAGGCCGTGCTTTTTGCAAAAGAACACAGAAGTATCGGTATTGGGGTTCTAGGTTGGCATAGCTTCTTACAATCTAAGATGATACCATTTGAGGGGCTAGAGTCTAAGATGCTGAACGCAGAGATATTTAGAACCATCAACGATAAGAGTTTGATTGCTAGTATGAGGTTGGCTACTATATATGGAGAGCCTAAGATGTTAGAAGGTTACGGTCAGAGGTTTACCACTAGACTAGCAATTGCCCCTACTACTAGTTCATCATTTATCCTAGGACAAGTTAGTCCAAGTATCGAGCCACTACATTCAAACTACTTTATCAAAGATTTAGCTAAAGGTAAGTTTGTTTATATTAACCCTTACTTGAAACAGCTACTAGAAGATAAAGAACAAGACACTCCGGAAGTATGGAGAAACATTTTGTCTAAGGGAGGTTCAGTACAGCACTTGGATTTCTTGGATGAAAGAGAAAAAGGAGTATTCAAAACCTTTGGTGAGATTAGCCAATTAGAAATTGTGCAACAAGCCGCACAAAGACAGAAGTTTATCGACCAAGGTCAATCATTAAACCTGATGATACACCCTGATACCACACTAAAAGATGTCAATGCTTTATTCTTTGAGGCTTGGAATCTAGGTATTAAGACATTGTATTACCAAAGAAGTGTTAATATGGCTCAACAAGTAAGTCGAGATCTTATGAATTGTAGCTCATGTGAGGCTTAGTTTTATATTTAATTTTTTGTTTGAACCCTCTAGAAATAGGGGGTTTTTTTATGATAAAAAATATTTAACAAAAAGCTTGTGTATGTTAAAGAATATTTATATCTTTGCAGAGTAAAATTAAAACATTAGAATTATGCACACAATAACAGTATGCCCAAGATGCGACAAGGACTTTATGTATCACCAAACAGATGTGCATTTGCATAGAGCAGTTGCGTGGGATGCAGACACCAATGAGCCGTGTTCCTTTGAAACACTTTGCCAAGATTGTGACCTAGAAGAAAAGTGGGTCGGCAAAGAAGTTAAAGTCAAGGGGGATGGCTATGATACGCATTTGAATAAGTATAAGCTAGTTGTCACAGACATTGTTAGTGAAGAGTTCCCTATAACAGTTAAAATTGGGGATACTGATAGCTTTGAATGGTTTAACGAAAACGAATTAATTTTAGTTGAATAGATATGTACAGATTTAATCAAGAGAGATTAGCCTACGAAAAGGTTAATGTTTGGAAATACATCGGGATGATGGCATTTTCATTAATTATTGTGGTTACACTAAGCTCCTTTGTTTGGAAGGAAATTGTAGTGGTTAGAGCTGAGAAAGAGATTGTCCTTAAGACAAACGAAGATTTCTCCAAAGACAAACTTATTGTAGAGATACAGAAGTATTCTTTTAAGTACCCCGATATTATTATGGCTCAAGCTATCGTTGAGAGCAGCCATTTTAAATCTCCCGTCTTTGTACAAAACCACAATATGTTTGGTATGAGGCAAGCTATGATTAGAATAAGCACAGCACAGGGCTCAAATCTAAATCATGCCTACTATGATAGCTGGAAGGATTGCGTGGCTGACAGAGCTTTATATGAAGCACAGTACCTATCTAAACTATCAAGAGACCAATACTTTGCTTACTTAGACCAAGTTTACGCTGAAGGCTCAGGATACAGCCAACTATTAAAAAATGTAATTAAAAAGAATAACCTATGCCGGATATAAGTATGTGCAGTGGAAGAGGCTGCGAACAAAAAGAAAGGTGTTACAGACACACTGCAAAACCAAATGAGTTTAGGCAGTCTTACTTTACTAACCCCCCATTACAAAAAGACACACAAGAGTGTGACTACTTTTGGAACAACGAAGAACAATTAACAAAAAAAGAAGAATAGAAATGATTTACTTATTAATTTTTATGCCCTATGTGTTAGGCTGCGTTTTAGCTTACTTAGCAAGTGATTTTGCTAATACTTTTAACTACTCTATCAAGAACATTCCTTGGTATATGAGTTCATTGTCTTGGATTTGGCTATTTGTATGTTTGTACCATATCTTGATGCTTAGAAAAGCAGGCTTTAGAGGATACGAAACAACCAAAAAGTTTGACGAGTAAAGTAAGATGATACAACAAAAAAAGAAGGTTTGTAAAAACTGTCAGACAGAGCAGTTTATTTTTTCTAAGGGCCGATGTAGGCAGTGTACTATAATTGAAAATGCAAAGGGTACAATGGCGGTAGTTAGAAAAGCTATAACTAAGCAGACTGACAAAAATAAGCTACACCGCAAATCGCAATCTGCGATACGAAACAGCTATTTTGAGTTCCATATAGATCTTTGCAAAGTGTCAGAGGAAAGTGGTGTAAGTATCACAGCCCCAACTAGGGCTAATATTTGCCACTTGTTTGACAAGTCTAGGCATCCCAGCTTACAGGGATGTCTTGACAACTATGTTTATCTTACCTTAGATGAACATACTAGGTTTGATAAACTTTTGTATGACCACGAGTTCAAGAAGTTAGAGGTTGAGTACCCAAACATTTGGCCGGAGGTCGTAAACAGAATGGAGAACCTATTGGAGCTTTGTGAAGAACACACAAAGTTTAAAATTAAATTTGAAGAATACCTTGCACAATTAAAAAACAAGTTGTAACTTTGCCAAAAATTATAAGACATGATATGCACACTTAAAAAGTTAGAAGACAGATTCGTTGTAGTCTGTGCTAAACAAGGAGAGGACTGTGACTCGGTTATAGTAGAGCAGTTTGAATTACCTGAAGATTATCCTGATACAGATCTAGTAGAAGGCAAGAAGATAGATTTTGAACCTAACAATCTGTCTTATAGAGTAGTTAACCAACATATTTTACACGTTATTAAAAAATATAATAAAAATGATAAGCTTTAAGTATTCCGTATTGTGGAGAAATTGCTCCTTGGTAAAAAGATTTTTTAAGAACTCTTGGAAGTTTAGAAAAGAGCTGTCTAACTTCTATGATTTTAACTACGACCTAGGGTTGTTTAGAAAAACCATAGAGTTAAACAGAAACTACATCAGAGACTATGGTATTGAAGTAGACGAAAGCAGACTAAAAAAAGTAGCAAAGATGGACAGAGCTTTGTATATTCTAGACTATTTTATAAGTGATGACTTTTTAGAATTAGCTGAAAAAGAATTAGATAAAAAGTATATAATTTCTGAATTTTGGTTTGAGCCTTGTGGTGATGATTCGGGCAGTTCTTATTTAAGAGACAATCTTACAGAAGAAGAGTCAATACAAAACCGAGAAATCCGAGCTAAAGAATCTGAGATAAAAGATAAAATGTGGAGAGAGTTATGGAAGATAATTCAAGGGCAAGACTACAAAAAGTTTAAACGAGACAAAGATTTCTATAAGCAGTTCAATGGTTCGGGTATATTAACTTGGTGGGATTAGTTATGTGGCAGGTATATGTTTTAATGGGAATAGTAGTTATATTAGTTGCTTTCCTATGGGTACAAGGTATTGATTACGTACACAGAAATCATCCTGACTATAAAGGAGGTAAACAAGATGGCTTTGATTTTGACCACGACTTAAAAGATTGGGATGTAACAATAGGAGATGGGTTAGATAAGTTAGAGCAAAAAGAAAAAAAACTATGACACTAAAAGAAAAATTTCACCAATGGTTAAAAACAGATCCATTTGGCAGTAAAGATAGAGTGACACTTAGAGAAGCACAATGTGAAGTTATAGCAGAAGAATTTGCTATAGAATTTGCAGAGTGGTTAATAGATGGTCATGTTTCTAAATTAACATTAGAAGAATTTAAAAAGCAAAAAGAAAATAATATGTGTCAATACTGTGGTTTAGAAAATGATAATCACAAACTAAGTTGTCCAGTAATTAAAGTAACAATGATAATATGATATACTTTTTTATAATATTAATGTATGAGTTCATAAGACCAAAACTAATTTGGCTATGGTATTATTTGATTAACTATAACGACAGAAAGAAAAAATGAAACAAACAGCAGTAGAGTGGTATGAGAAAGAAATTAATTCTTTGATTGAGAAATATGAAGCAAAAGAAATTTCACAAAGAGATTTTATAACAATGAAACATAATCTTTTTTATGAAGCCAAAGAAATGGAAAAGCAGCAGATTATAGATGCTTATGATGATGGAAACTATGCCTATGGTATGGGTATAAAAGAACCTGAAGAATACTACAACGAAACATTTAAAGAATGAAACAACCGTGTAATGCTCATGCATACGAGCAAGAAAAAAAAGAACAGCAAAAGCAATTTTTAATTGATATGATGGAAGAAGCTGAGAAGTTAGGATTGTATGATATCTTCAATGATGAAAAGAGACAAGGTGTAAAAGATTTGATTGATACACATAAACAAAGACTTGAAAAGTATTCTGAAAGATTTGACAATGATAAATCTGAAATAGGTAACTCAGATACTTGGGGTAAAAGAGCAGTTGAAGAACCTAAACAAACAGATGAAAATGGTAAACCTATTACCTATTGGGGTGGTTTAGCAGAACCTAAACAAGAAACACTTGAAGAGGCATCTTGGAAGTTTAACCCATTAAAAAAATTAGATGGAGAATTTTTAAGACACGCATTCAAAGAAGGTGCTAAATGGCAACAAGAAAGAATGTACAGTGATATGCAAGAGTATGCTACATTTTGTATTGAATGTGATAGAAAAGAAATGTTTTTAATATTAGCTAAAGATTGGTTTGAAACATTTAAAAACAAATAAGATGATAGAAAAAATTGGGAATGGATTTGTATTAATACTTATTGGTCTGTTATTGGTTTGGGCAATAATAATGATTTTTGAACAATTTAAAAACAAATAAGATGAAACAAACAGCAGTAGAATGGTTATTAAAGCAATTACAAGAAAGTGGAATACCATTACTTAAAGATGAGCTTGAATTTATTGAACAAGCCAAAGAAATGGAGAAGCAACAGATTGAAGATACTTTTGAAATAGGTTATGTTAATGGAGCAGACCATAGTTGGTCAAATGATGGAGAAAAATACTACAACGAAACATTTAAAAACAAATAAGATTATGGAAGAATACTTAAACATTGGCGCAGTAGTACTAATGACACTAGCTGCAGCTTTGGCAATTAGTGCGTTAGCATTAGTATACATAGTAATTAAAGACTATTTAAAAACAAATAGGGTATGGAAAAATTAAAAATCACATTTGAGCAATGGGACTACACTTGTGGGGACGGCTGTTGTACAATGTGGGGGACTAAGATGTACCTTAATGGGGAAGAGTTAGAACATCCCGATTCGGAAATACTGGATAATAGTTATTTAGGAGAGGATACACAAACAGCAGTACATGCTGTGTTAAAAAAATTAGGTTACGAAGTTGAATTTGAAAATAAATATGAGATTTAATTAGGTTAATTAAGAATTAATTCGTAAATTTGCAGCATGAAAAAAAGAATAGCATTTTGGTTAACTGTCGTATGGTACATATTAGTATTTATCTTAGAGATAGTAGCCTTAGTTTGGATTATAAATAAATTCTATTGATATGTATGTAAATTTTGAATTGTTAAAAAGTAGAGGTTACTCTCCGGTAGATGTGATATATCTACAACTTATTAATCAGAACAAGTCAGAGAGTCTGGGGGCTACAATTGGTGATGAGATACTACCTGAGATATTAGAGGAGTATATTGATAAAGAGTTAGTCACCTTTGTAGTCCCCAAAAATAAGTCTGATACGTTGGCTAATAGGGTTAGGCTGTCTTCTAAGGGACTCGATCTTCTAGAAGAGGTACAAGTACCATCGATAAACGAAGATGACTTGAAGCTTTGTACTTGGTTAGAGGGGGTCTACAAATCAGAAAACAAGGATATAGGAAACCGTAAAAAAACTCGGATGTACATTGCTTTTTTTAGAGCTAACTCTGGGATAGAACGTAATTGTTTGGCTTTCTTATGTAAAACTTTTATGAATGATGAGAGCCAATTTGAATGGTCAAAGGTGCTTGAGTATTTATTCTTTAAACCTAGCAGTGTTTACAATGTGAAATTTGATTTAGACCAATCTCAATTATACAAGTACTACTTAAAAAGAAAACCTTTTTTTGATAACAAATTTAAAACATTAGAATAATGCAAATACAAAAATTTAGAGACCTGACCGTTGATGCTTTCAAGGAAATCAAGAAGTATCAGATTGGCCAAAAGGGAATTATAAAAACGGGGTTGCCCTATTTTGACGATGTATTTCCGGTTGTTAATGGCTCTGTAATTGTATTTTCTGCTGGGTCAGGTATCGGTAAAAGTTATACCTTAGCAAGGATGATTGATAGTATCTTAGACAAAAATGTAAACCCAACTGCTGAAAACTTTGCTGTACTTAATATCTCTTTAGAGATGAGAGTCCTAAGTTTAGTACTTCGTGGTATGGCCAAGAACATCAAGTCTAAGACCAAGAAAGAAATCTTATTACAAGAGTTTACAGAGGAAGAGAAGCTACAAGCTAAGTCTTACTTTGATTCTTTGCAAGATGACCGAGTTAGTATTTCCCAAGTTCCCACTACCCCCAATAAGTTTTTTGAAGGCTGCAAAGAGTTCTTAGAGCAAAACAGAGACAAGGATTCTGTGATTATAACCGTTGACCACTTAGCTTTGATTTCCGCTGATTCCGGAGAAGCTAGAAACGCAATCATAGAGAAGTTCATAGAGAGGGTCAATGACTTAAAGATGGTGTATGAGAATGCTATCTTTATCTTACTGTCACAGACTAACTCAGAGATGATCAAGAGAGCCAAAGACAAGGACATTATGGCACAACCACAGCCATCAGATTTGTACTATAGTCAGTTTACCTTTCAAGTTGCTGATTTTGTAGCCGTAATGACGAACCCCACCAAGTTGGGTATTAAAGAGTACACCAAGGTAGATCCGGAGAGATATCCAAATCTAAAAAAGTTCTTCTTAGAGGAAGATAATAAAGGTAGAGTTTCATTAGAACCCTTTGGTGTAAATTATGTTCATTTACTGAAGTGTAGAGAAGCCGATGGCTTGTATTTAGATATCTACGCTGAGGAGTTAAACATACCTGATGTAGAAAACATAAGAAAAAACAGAAGACAAGATCTAGTTTCTACTAAGGTATCCTATGATATACCGATGTTCGACAAAAAACAAGTTGAAGTTATGCCTCCACCGCCATTAGGTAAGTTAGAGGATGCCTTTGACAGCCCTGTTGTAACAAGCGAGCCTTCCTTTGATAGTAATGCTCCATTCTAACCTTAACCCTCCAATAACATGGGGGGTTTTTTTATTTAAAAAAATTTTACTTTTTTCTTGCGAGATTCAAAAATGCTCCGTATCTTTGCACAAGAAATCTAAAAACAAAAATATTATGGAAGAAGAATTAAAAAGTGTATTCCACTACTTCAGAAAAGACTTTAGTGAATTATATCCTCCGGAAGGTGCAGACAAGAATCTGATAAGACCTGTAGATGTGTACTCTAAAACAACTGTGGAGTTAAACAAGAGACTGGGTATTCACAAAATTAACAAACAAAACAAAAGAAGATGATTATTTCGTTATTAGGCAGAATGGGCAGCGGAAAGGACACTGTAGGTAAAATTATACAATACTTATTATGCCACAGCGTAGGCGATGTTACAGCAGTTGAAGCTGTTACAAATCCTGAGCATGATTGGTGGTTAGAGGAGCAATCAGAATGGGAAATCAAAAAGTTTGCAGGTAAGTTAAAAACTATAGCTTCCATAATAGCCGGTGTTCCCGAAGAGCTGTTTGAGCACCAAGAGTTTAAACAAAAACAAATGCCTAAAGATTGGGGAATGACATACAGAGAGTTCCTTCAAAAGCTTGGAACAGAGGCAATGCGTAACGGGTTGCATCCAAATGTATGGGTAAATGCTTTGTTTGCTGATTATATTCCCTATTCTGTAAGAGGCAGTAGCTACGAACAAATAGAGACTAATTGGATTATCACAGATGTGAGGTTTCCTAATGAGGTAGAAGCTATTATAAATAGAAGGGGGATCACTATTAGAGTAGTTAAACCAGACATGTACTCCTTACAATCTATGACCCCAGCTCACGTTAGTGAAACAGCTCTTGATGATATCATGGTACATTATGAAATAGTAAATGATGGAACCATAGAAGATCTTGTGGAGAGAGTAAAAGAAATATTAACCAAAGAAAAAATAATATAATGGAATACCTAAACATTAACGAAGAGTACGAAAGGTGGAAAGAAACTCTACAAGAAAGTAAGTTTATGTCTGACTTAGGTGAAAGACAACGAGAACGAGATTTTCGTGAGGCATATATGAGAGGCTTTGAGATGGCTACAAAGGCAGCAGATAAAAAGACTACCAAAATGTACCTTGATAGTATAGACCAAGACTTAATTCAAGAAATGGTAGCTTATGCTGATAAAAATAAACCGGAAGTAAAAAGGGTAGAGGTAATACAACACTCCCCTCCATACAACGGAAGAGCTTATACGAACTATGCCGCCAAAGAGGTGGAAGTTCAGTATCAAGATAGGGGAAGAACACTAAAAGTATTTTGTAAATGATGAAGTATCTGTTTTTAATCCTGCTATACGAAGTAGCAAGACCTAAGATAATTTGGTTGTGGTATTATTTGATTAATTATAACGAAAGAAGAAAAAAATGAAAATTTGGCACATTAGCGACACGCATACCTACCATGACCTTTTGGTTGTACCCGAAGGAATAGATATGGTAATCCACTCAGGGGATTGTAGTAACCCAAGAAACCCTTATAACAATGAACCTGAAGTTTGGAGGTTTTTAGATTGGTACAAAGACCTACCAATAAAGTATAAAATATTTGTAGCCGGTAACCACGACTCTAGTGTTGAGAAGGGGTTAGTCACAAAGGATGATTTTAACGAACACGGGATAGTCTATCTAGAAAACGGTTATACTATTATAGAAGACTTAAAGATATGGGGAAGCCCTGTTACACCACAGTTTGGTGATTGGTCTTTTATGAAAGCCCGGCATAAGTTAGATGAGCATTGGAAGAACAATATGCCGGATGATGCAGACATTATAATTGTGCATGGGCCTCCAAAGGGAATCCTAGACTTAAGTTATAATAGAGAAGGCAGATTAGAATTTTGTGGTTGTAAAGCTTTGAGAAACCACATCTTAAAAAGAGTTAAACCAAAGCTTTGTCTGTTTGGGCATATCCACAACTATGAGGATATTGTAAATGCCGGCACTGTGAAACTGTCAATTAGTGATACTATTTTTAGTAATGGTAGCGTTGTGACAGATAGAGAGTTCGGCAGACTAAGTAGTCAAGGTAACATATTAGAAATATAATGAATTTAGACAAGGTATTTATAATCGATGCAGAGTCAGACGGACTTGTTCCACAGTCCACCAAGATTTGGTGTATGGGGATTAGTTGGGTGGATGACAAAGGTAAATGGCAAGTAAAATCCACTACGGACTACGAGAACATGAGAAAGGTTCTTGTTAATCCGGAGAACACATTAGTTTGCCACAACATAGTTAGATTTGATGTACCCTTGTATGAAAAAATACTAGGTATCAAAGTCAAAGCTAGTGTGGTGGATTCACTCGGCTTGTCTTGGTATCTTTACCCTGAGAGAGGACAGAGAGACCACGGTCTTGCAGCTTGGGGACAAGAGTTTGGAGTCCCTAAACCTAAGATTGATGATTGGGAGAATCTTAGTGTAGAAGAATATTGCCATCGTGTAGAGGAAGATGTTAAAATCAATACTAACCTTTGGATTAAACAATACAACTACCTAAAGAAGATATACCCCGATCCTCAAGACATTGTTAGAATTGTAAAGTATTTGAACTTTAAACTAACTTGTCTAGGTATACAAGAAGAAGAAAAGATTTTGATTGATGTTGAGCAATGTAAAAAGAACCTAGAGTTTCTACAAGGCATAGAAAGCGAAAAGAAAGATTTGTTAGAGGCGGCTATGCCAAAGTTGCCAATCAAGAAGTCAGTATCTAAACCCAAGGTCTTGCACAAGAAGGATGGTAGTTTGAGTGTAGCCGGAGCTAGATGGTTTGAGATTTTAAGAGAGAACAATATACCGGAGGACTTCGAGGGTGAGCTAAATATGATTGCCGGTTATGATGAACCGAATGCAGGAAGCCCCATACAAGTTAAGGACTGGTTATTAGGACTTGGTTGGAAACCGTTGTTGTTCGAGGATGGTCGTAATGGTAAAGTTCCACAAGTTCGAGACAAAGAAAAGATGCTATGTAAAAGTGTCTTAGCTCTCAAGGAAAAAGAGCCGGCTATCGAACACTTAGACGGTCTGTCTGTGGTTACTCACAGGGCTGGTTACCTGAAGGGGTTTTTGGAAAAGGTAGATGAGAATGGTTATGCTGTTGCTTTTGCCCACGGCTTCACAAAGACATTGCGATTAAAGCATGCTAAACCTTTTGTGAATCTGCCTAAACCAACTTCCCCCTATGGAGACCTAGTAAGAGGTGTTATGATAGCACCTGAAGGCAGCATATTGATTGGTTCGGATGTTAGCAGTCTTGAGGACAAGATGAAACAGATTTCTATTTATCCGTATGACCCTGAGTATGTTAACGATATGAACAGACCCGGATGGGATGCTCACTTGGATATCGGGTTAAAGAGTGGTATGATTTCTCCTGAGGAGTCTGACTTTTTTAGATGGTACAAAACCAAAGATAAAAAGAAAGAAGACTTGCCTGAGATATTCAAAGTATACTCAGATGAAGAGTTGTCTGAGCAGTTTGACAAGGTATCTAAGAAACGTGCTATTGCAAAGACAGGTAACTATGCTTTGACCTACGGCTGTGGAGTTCCTAAATTAATGGAGTCCACATCACTAAAAAAGAAGGATGCTCAGACCTTATACAATGGGTATTGGGATCGTAATTGGGCGGTAAAGAAGTTCTCTGAGGATAGATCTGTTAAGATGGTAGATGGTAAGGCTTGGATTTGGAATCCTATTACTAATTTTTACTACTTCTTGGCTTCAGAAAAAGACCGCTTTTCTGCTTGTAACCAATCTGCCGGAGTTCGAGTATTTGATGGGTATGTATACGAGATGATTAGACGGGGTGTTAGACCTATTTTCCAGGCCCATGACGAGGTTTTAATCAGATGTAAGGTCGAAGACAAAGATAGGGTAATTTCTGCCTTAAAAACCTCTATAGATAACGTAAACCAACAATATAAGTTTCCCGTAGATATCGAGATTGATATACAGACCGGAATGAATTATTCAGCAGTGCACTAAAATTATTGGAAAAAGCTTGCAGGATTAAAATATAGTCTGTATCTTTGCTCAGAATTTAAAACTAAATAATATGATAGAATTAGAAATTGAGTATGCCGGTGTACCTATGATAATCACCGGTTATTACACATCAGCTGAAGATGGTGTTATGTACTATTCAGATATGTCAGGTAACCCAGGAATGTCGTCACACTTTGATATCGCTAAAGTTTTAGTAGGCGGTATAGATATTTGGGAGCTTTTGTCTAGCCAACAATTAAATAGTCTAACTGAGATGTGTGTTGAAAAAGTAGAAGAATAATGACAAAAGAAAAAAAACTAATACTAGATATTTACAGAGCTTTATACAAAGCTAGCACACCAAGTGCGGATTTTGATGAGCTTATGGAAAATGCTAGTGCCGATGAAAACGGCAGAAAGCTCATACCTTATGATGACTACTACATATCTTTGGATACCTATGATGAGATAATTTCATCTATGTTGAAAGGCAAAAGATTAACTAAGCTAAAACAGCAGATGATTCGTAATACTATACACCTAGGTTGTAGCCCTAAAACAATTAAAAATTTATAAAAGCATGGAAAAGTTATATAAAAAGGTTGGCTCTAGATACAAAGAAGTTAGCCAAAAGCTATCACTAAACCAAGAGTTAGTGCTTACAGCGGCATTCAGATATGCATTAGGAAGGTCAACCTATATCGTAGGTTCAATTTGTGAGGAGCTTGTAAGACTTGAACCAGTATTAGGAGAAGGTCAAAAGGTTAGGATATCTAGAGAAATACAAGAGTACCAAGATAAACACGGCAAGGCTGGGATGGACATGGACAACGACGAGTGGAACTACGTCAAGTGGCTGTTCGATCCTGAGAAAAGAGTTATCCTAGAGGCCAACTACTACAATACAGACAATTGGGTAGAGGCGGAAGCCGTCTGTGGAGGAGTAGGAGCAGATGGAAAAGAGGTCTACCTAAGTTTAAATGATAAAAATGCCACTTACCACACAGTAAGAAACGTAAGAAAAAAATAACAATGGAAAACGTATCCTTCTTTTATTATCCCTCGGATGTTAGAATACCTAAGCCACTAGGAGAGGTTACATTTAAGCAGTTCTTGAATGCTAACAAGAATCCAAAAAAGGAGATAGCTGGGATATTCAAAAGAATCGAGGAGGCTACCAAAGCCGGTAATGATGAGTTAAAGACTTATCTAAAATCACATTTGTATTACTTTACACCTTGTGTAAAAACAGACGGTAATGGCCGTTGCTATACTAATGTACTTGGGTTTACCGGTTTAGCTGTTCTAGATTTTGATAAGTTGCCCGATGCTCCGGCCTTTAAGCAGTTCTTGTTTGACAACCTTAAGTGTGTCGTGGCAGCTTACCTGTCCCCCTCAAAAAAAGGATGTAAGTTTATTGTTAGAATACCAAAGTGTCAGACCATAGACCAATTCAAGAGTTACTTCTATGGTATTGGTTACTATATGGAGAAGTACGAAGGGTTTGACCCATCTACCCAAAATTGTATCTTGCCTTTGTACTTATCCATTGACCCTGACCTACTATACCGGGAGGATGCTGAAGTTTGGGATATCAAAGGAGAGAAGCTAGATGAGTTCAAGGACTTTGAGGGCGAAGTCAAAGTATTAGAGAATGTAACAGAAAACGAAAGGGACAGAGTCTTTAGTATTTTGAATAGGTCTATGGCTAAGATTTTAGATTCTGGACATTACATAGTTAGGTCGACAGCTTTGAGTGCCGGTGGTTATATTGCTAGTGGTTACATCTCAAAAGAAGAAGCGGAAGACTTGCTGTTTAAGCTGATAGATGATAATGCCTACTTAAAGAAGAACACTAGAGGTTACAAACAAACTACTAAAGAAATGATTGCTAGAGGAATGAAGAGCCCTTTGTATTTAAAAGATTAAAATATGACTAAAAAAGACTTTTATCGTAAAGATTATTTAACATTCAAGAAAAAGTACAAACTTTTAGATAAAAAGTATGTTGTAAAATTTAATCAAGTTGTAGAAGATAAAAAATAATTGTAAATTTGTAGGATGTTAAAAAATAACCATTAAAAAATAAATATGGAGTTAGACAAAAGAAGATTACAGGAGCTTTACGATCAAGAACAAAGCAAAACCTTGGCCGCAAAAGCTTACTGTGAGGAAAACAGAATTGAGTACTCGGAAACATTCCGTAAGAAAGTAAATTCTATGATTGTGAAGGCAGAAAGATCGGGAGATTTTGAAAACGTATCCTATACAGATACCGTACAATACTCTGAAGACATTGCCCCACTTTCAGCATTGAAACCAGACGGTAAAATTATGAGTATCCAAGAGTATTGTGACTTCTACAATATCCCGTTTGAGCAAGTACGAACATTTAAGTTGGTAACTCATACAGGTAAGGGTGCTTATTATAACATAGCGTCTAATGCTATGGAGGCAGACTCTCTAAAGGGCTTTCATTCTCAGATTCTACAGGACATCGAAAAGATATCAACTAGACCTGTAACAATCCCTAGACCTGTCTTAAACAAGGATGGACACCTATTGGTTGTAGACCCAGCAGATGTACACATAGGTAAGCTAGCAGATAGCTTTGAAACAGGAGAGTCCTATGATAATCAGATAGCTGTAAAACGTGTCAGAGAGGGCGTAGACGGCATTTTAGAGAAGGCCAAAGGGTTTGATATCAATATGATACTTTTTGTGGCTGGTAACGACATATTGCACGTTGATACACCTAAAAGAACTACCACATCAGGTACTCCACAAGATACAGATGGAATGTGGTACTCAAACTTTTTGATTGCAAAAGATATCTACATTGAAGTTTTAACTAAACTAATGCAAGTTGCAGATGTTCACTTTGTGTTTAACCCAAGTAACCACGATTATACTCACGGTTTCTTTTTGGCAGATGTTATCAAGACTTATTTCAAGGATTGTAAGAACATCACATTTGACTGCTCATTGGCCCACAGAAAGTATTTTGTGTACGGAGATAATTTGATCGGTACTACACACGGAGATGGAGCTAAACCACAAGACTTACCATTACTTATGGCACATGAGAGTCCTGAATGGAGCAACTGTAAACATAAATACATCTACACTCACCATTTACACCATAAAGTAGCAAAGGATTACATGGGAGTTTGTGTGGAGGCTTTGAGAAGCCCCTCTGGTACAGACTCTTGGCATCATAGAAACGGGTACGAACATGCACCAAAAGCAGTAGAAGGGTTCTTACACCACCCTAAATTTGGACAAATCTGTAGATTTACCCACATTTTTTAGCCTTAATATCACACGTAAAGTCCTATCGCCTTTATACAGTTAAGGGTTCCGAGTTATTAGCGTTAGAGTATAGGTAATTAAGGTCAAAAAAAAATCCCCTCTTAGATTAATTTCTTTGAGGGGATTTTTATTGCTATCTATTCTTCTGAATTTTCGTCTTCTTCTAGAGACTCTTTGTTTATAAACATTGCTATTGGAACAAAGCTCTCTGAGTTGTTAAAGTGATTATAGGCATCTCTCTGAGACTTCAGGTTTTTGGCTGAATACAAGTCAAAGTATGATTTAGCTCCTACCAAGTTTTTAATAAGATACGCTTCCTGATTTGTCAATCCTGAATATCTTCCTCTGTCTACTAGACTTGTGTCAAATAAATTTTGAACACTGGCCAAATTTTCAATCTTAGATAAACCTACAATAGGCTCTTTACTTGATGAATAAAACTCACCTAATATACCAAACTGAGAAGATGAAGTTTCGTTAGCAGTTCTCTCAAACATATAAGCTGTTGCTTGTGCTAGCATACTGTCATCATCGTCATCTGCCCACCCTGATATTGATAGAGTAAGTAGGAATAAGGCTGTCATAAAGGATGACTCGATCAATACCCTTCTTATGTTCTCTCTTTCAGTCTCATCTGCATTTTTATACATATTCTTGAGCTCTGTCATTGCCCCCATAAAGCTTTTACTTGCAACACCTTTGTTAATAGTATTTGTAAATGTTCTCATCACAGATAAGTAGGAACCCTCTTCAAATTGCCCGGTTTGCATATTTAGATGCTTTCTCTTGAACCTGTTAGATGTACCAATAGATAACCAAGCTTTGTGGGTCATTGTAAATCCTCCAAGTACGTGTCTTTGAAGCTGAGTTCTTTCTTCGTTCTTGATCTGACCATCTATTCTCTCGATAAGCTTCTTAACCTTACTTACTACACCAAGCTCCATGTTTCTGAACTCTTTTTGGAACTCTTCTCCATTGGTCTTACCCATATCTTGGGCTAACTTGTCGTAGTTATAGGTAACGCTATTATCTTTGATATCTAAATAGCTGTAAAGGGTTTTATCTTTTAGTTTCTCCCAGTTACTCTTGATGCTATCCATTGTGATATTTGGGTCTGACAGTTTTTGTAACTCCTCGAATTTTTTGAAGTCTACTAACTTATCACCAAATACCCTATGGCCGTATAATTGAGAAAGCATAGCTTTAGACAACGGCACAAAGTTAGCTGCGGTGTGTAAGATGTACATGGATTTTGACAATGTTCTTACACCTTTGTTGTACATAGAGTTTTCAAATCTAGCATTTAGATCAAATGCCCCAAAGTACTCACCCATTACAGATAATTTAGCCTTAGAGTTTATGTCTAATCCCTCACTAATAGCCGGAGTAGATATCTTTAAGAACTCTCTGTTGGCCATAGCCATAGAACCTTTGTCTACGTACTGACCAATAAGTTTTTCTAAGAACAGAGTAGTCTCTGCTGTAATCCAAGAGGTAAGTGGTACTACCACGTTAAGAGCCAAAGAGTTATTCTTTACCCAGTTGTGCAACCAGTTTACAATCTTAGTAAGGTCTACCTGTCCTAGGAACGGAAGGTTAACCCTCCACTGCTTTAACTCCTTTACTCCAAATAAGTTGTAGTCCATATAAGACTTAAACATCTTGTAAGTGTTGGTAGCTTCAGCAGCTTTACCATCAGGGTAAACACGGTTCATTACCTTATCATTCAATACAGCAAACTCTGAGAATCTTTCTTTTTTAGCTCGGTATAACTCTGCTTGTTGTGCAAACAAGGCTGATGTATTAAACAAATCCTCAGAAACGTCTGTACTAGCTTCTAGTTTTTTCAAGAAGTATTTAGGTATGATTCTAATGTTAGCCTTTTTGATCAAAGACTCACCTTGGAACTCAGCACCAAATGCTTGCTCATCCACTCTAAATCTAGTAGCATCCAACCACATATCTTTCAAAGCCCCTTTTTTACCTTGGAGTAATCCTTGGATTTTTTGGAACTTAGTCTTGGATATTTGAGGTGCTAGATACAAGTTTTGTAAACCTAGTTCTCCATAAGATCGTAAACTTTCTTTTTGGAACTCCATGTACTCAGTGTACAAGTCGAACATCTTTTGGTTTCTGGTAGGTTGTATTTTACCGTCTTTTAAGATCGGGTTATTATTGCTATCCAATTTTGGCCCAAACATATCCACAAACTTAGGGTTCAAAAACTTAGACAATTTTGGTTGTCTAGACCCACCCTCAAAATCTGATTTGTAGTTTTCGTTCTTGAACTTAATTTCCCCCATTTCATAGTAAGAGAAATTATTACTAATTTTTATATCAGCTCTTTCATTAAGTGTAGTAACTAAATCTGTTACAGACTGATTTCCTGATTTTAAGCTTTTGTAAAAGTCAGATACTCCTATTGGAGAAAATGCTCTATAATAAGGAGCCAGTTTTGACTCAGCATACTTAAGTTTCAAACCGTCTATATCAGAAGGTAATATCTGAGATAGTTCATTGATCCCGGATATCTTTTTGATAAGCTCTTTTTGCTTGTCAGATACGTGTCTTCCTGAAGCAAAGTCATCTAATATATCAGAGAAATTTCTAACTTTTTTTCTGTTCTCCGGGGTCATATTTTTATAGTTGAAATCTAACTTTTCTTCAGTTGTATTTCTTCTATTATCTTGTAATGCCTCGTAGTAAGCTTGGTTAGGGGTTGACTCAGTTGTCGCTTCCTTTTCTTCACCTACCTGTGCAACATCCTTGAACAAAGTGTAGAGTAAATTATAACTTCTATCGATGTCTTCTGACAATCTCAAGATGTGCTCCTTTACCTCTGCAGGTATCTCTGATGCAAGTGTGTTTGTATAGTTTTTAGAATCCTGGTATCTTTTTAAGATAGCCTTTCTTTCCTCTAACTGTGATTTGTATTTTTCAATTTCATCTATCCAAGTCTGTTCTGCGTTAGGCCCCTGAGCATACGAATCGATATAGGTCATCATTGTCTCAGATGTGTCAAACCCATTCCAGAACTCAGAAGAAAAACCTAAGCTTGTATTAAGTAGGAAAAACTCTACTGCTGCTTCTCTACCCTCTTCCTTTTCGATCCTGTCTAACTCCTCTAAGAATTTAGGTGCAAGTTTCTCAACATCGATCTTATCTCCACCAGACAAAGCTGCCTCGGCATTCTTCTTATCGATAAAGGTCTTGTCTATCTTGTTGATTTCAAAGGCTAATGTAGCTTCCTCTCTAGCATCAGGAGATAACCTAGTATCTAGTTTATAGAACTTACCTGAAGACTCGATAGTTACACCGTCCTCCGGCATACTAACTTCTATGATACCTTTCTTAAGACCCCCTAATTCATCGTGTAATGATTTAGCAGTTCTTCTTCTAAGGTTAATCCCATCTAGGTTATGCTGATCTTGGTACTTGTATCTAGGTAGACCTTTTTCTGTTTTTACCCTTGCCATCAATTGACCTAAGTCTGTAGACAAAAGCTTCAAGAAGGTTCTAGTATTTTTACTAATGCCTAGGTCATCATATTCCTTTTCACGGTTTTCGTAGTATTCGTCTGTAAAGGAACGCTCAATAAAGGTGTTGATTTCTTTTGTAACAGCATTCTTATATTCAAACTCAGCGTCCTTATCTGTGATAGGTGCTATAGTACCGTCCTCTATTTTCTTAGAGATTTGTTCTATTGACTCTTGGCTTCCAGAGTACTGTTTGTATAGAGTAGCTCTAGTTTTAAGAACTTCCTTTTCAAACTTTTCCCAATCGTACAAGCTAACCACGTAACCATTTCCTTCAGAAAATTTAGCTAAGTCCTTTTCAAGGAAGCCTAACTCTCTGATTTTTTGTTGCCATTTTTTTACCCTAGACATGTACTTGTGCTCTGCATCTAAATTCATATCCGAGATAACACTACCCAAAATGTTCAATAATGGATCGTGAGCATGGGTAATTTGACCAAACCAAGAGTACAACAACTGAGTGTCCTTAGTTGCGTTTTCTATACCTTTGATCAAGTCATCTCTGTATTTATCATCAATACTATGTCTGACCATCAAACGGTCAACAACTCTGTTTAAGATGTTATTTTCTGTATTAGCTACCTCCCCCTTTACATTTGAGATTTCATCTAGTACATTTTTGATATCCTCTTCCAAAGAAGACAATTCCGGATCTTCTCTAACTAATACTTTTAGTCGCTCTAATACAGGAGCAATGTTTTCTTTTAGGTTGTATAATACAATACCTTCTTCGTTAGACAAGGTCTCGCCTCTTTTTTGAGCATCACGAATAGCACCGGATAAATACACAGCGTATCGTTTGGCTAATTTTATAAGTTCTAGTCCAGAGCTTTTTGTCAAGGCTTTGTCCAAAGCGTCATTTAACCTCTGTACCTCTGCTGTAGACCCCACACCTGCTCTTATCAAGGTTTTCTCTTGGTCTAGTAGTACTTGTACCAACAACTTAGCTACAGTGGCCTTAGAGTCCAACATGGAGTTACCACTAGACTGTCCTGTCTGATACATTCTAAACTTTTTAGTTTTAGTTTGTTCAAGGTTAAGGTATTTGTTTATGTCTTGGCTTAATATTAAGTCTTCAACCTTCAGGGTCAAGTTTTCTAGGTCTCTTTTGTAGTCATCGCTAATGTTCAAACTATTAAAGAATTTTACAAACATGTCGTATATCCTTTTCAGGATATTGGCTTGTAGTTCTGTTTTACCCTCTGTGCTGAATCTAGTTTTCAAAGACTTAGCTAACTCTTTACCAAGTACCTCTCTTCTTACAAGGTTTTCAACTTCTTCAGCTGACATACCGGGGTTCTCCCTTGTGTATATCTCTCTGTAGTGTTGAGAATGCTCTTGGTAAGCCTCTGTCTTATTTATGTTTCTAAGTAGGTTTTCTATCTCTGCGTTATCCCAAGCTTCCACAATAAAGTGGCAAGTTTCCTCTGTCAGTAATTCTGGTGCAATAACACCGTCTTTGAATGCTACGACTTGGTTTGCAATATCTGCTAAAGCTTCGGCAGATGGCTCTACACCATTGCGGATTTTGTAATTAGCAATGTAGTCTTGTATAGACATTACTTTTACCCCCATACCATTCAATAAATCTAAAAGCTTCAAGCTTAGATCTTTTTCTGATACAGTCGGTGGTTCTATTTTTGTACCTCCGGGCAAAGCTTCTTTTACTGCGTTGTTGATTGTCATCTGTAACGCAATGTCCTTCCCGAATCTTTTGGTCAATTCCTCTAAGGTGGAGCTTCTTATTTCTGAGATAGTTACAATTTCGCCATTAACCTCGATGCTGTTTACTGCATCTCTTAGTTCTATTCTGCCATCAGTGTGAAGGGTTATGTTTTTACTGTTTAGATTAGTTACTGCGGACTCTTTGATAAGTCTTTCATTAACCATCTGTAGTGCAGGGTCATTACCTTCTGCCTTATGGAAAGTCTTGCCGTCTTCTATTATCTTTTCATCAGACAATATGCCGTCTTTTATAAAGCTGTTGATAAACCCGTTGAAGGTGGACTCGTTAGTATTAGAAGATACAGACATAAAGTTTTGAAAACCCTTTCCTGTTTCTATACCAATTTCTATTAGCCCCCCTGTGGAGTTTGTCAATGCTTCTTTATAAGTCTGGAATACACTTCCTGTATCAGATCTAAAGGTCAAGGTTGGCTCCTCTAATTCAGGTTGGGATATTTCTTTTTTTTGCATACTCTGAGAGTATACGTTTTTGAACACCTCTAGGGCCTCTTCTAAAGAAGATACGTGGGGTAATCTAGCTATTTGCTTAAACAGCCTACTTTCAACTCCTTTTGGAGTAAGAACTGTTTTTATACTACCCTCTTCGTTAAACTTTATTGTACAAGTCATGTTATATTATTTTAGGCAAAATTACAATTTTTATTTGAGACTGCAAAATAAATTAAATTATTTACAGTTAAAATACTCATTATTAATTTGCTCAAGTTCTTTTTTAGTATAGTATTGTTTTGACTCTTTGAATATCTCCGGTGAGTTCTCTAGATGTTGGTATTGAGAGAAGTCGATGTCCGACAAAGGTTTTTCAATATCTGTCAATTTATAATCTGTGTCTACATCAGGTAACTTGTTATAAAACTTCACATTACCAAATTGGTAAATCATCTCGAATACCCCCACAGGAGTTCTCACGAAGGTCTCAGTTTCATTTTTAGTAGCCATCACACCATCCTCTAAGTAAGTGTAATTACCCTTTAGTTTTTTGACACTTTCAGGATTGTTTACAACATCTTGTCTTTTCTCTTTTTGAGAATCTATGTACTCTCCGGCTTTTTCTTGAGACTCTAGACCTAATTTTAGAGTTCTTGATAATACATCGTATTGTGCCAATGATTCTTTGAACTCTTCGGGTAAACTCAAGATAGCTTCTGATTTGTTTATCTCGTCATTTGCTATTAACTCTATACCTCTTTCAGTAACTGTGAAGTACTTGTTGTTTGTTTCTAGAATCCATTTGTTGAAGTCTTTTATAAAGTCATCTTTCAACATCTCCGGATCCATAGTCAAATCAGTCAAGCCTTGTGTGCTAACTTTTTTAGTATTAATTACTAAAGGAAAGCCAAAGTACATCTTGTACAACAACATCTTTTCTAGCAATTCTGAATCTACTTGAAAATCAGGTATCTCTAGTTTAGAGATAGTCTTTGACACATAGTTTTTCAAGTCTTCCACAGAGGTTATATTTCCTGGCAGTAGGTCAACATTTTCCATCATGCTGTCGTACATATCTTCTAAGGATTGCTCTGTAACTATTCTGTAAACACCGTCTTGTTTCTTAACTAGGCTGTGGTCTCTGAATAATTCATACTCTGTATTTTCTGCATCCAAGAACACATCCGACATGTTGTCTGTTATTATTAACTCCTTTGAAGGCTCAGTTATGTCAAACATTGCATTGTACATGTCAGCAAAAGTAGACAAGGTTTGTTCTGAAGGTTCTACTAATACATCCTCCATAGCATTCAAAAAGTCAAGTACATCCTCTCTACTGTGAGTAATAGCTTTTGTTGCTAAGTCTCTCAGGTCAATGCCGTTTTTAGCAGCATCTTTCTTTATTTTATTCAAGATTTTGCCAATAGCATTTCTGCTCTCTTCCCAAGTCTCTTTTCTAATAGAGCTGTTAAGGAAATCAATATTTTCAGACATACTTCCATTGTAATCATCTGTGATAGTGTTTGCAATACTACCTATGGTGCTTGGTAATTTATCAACAAGTTCCCCGTTTATTACAGTCTTTACTGGGACTGATTTTGTGGTTTTGTTTAAGTCGTCTACCAATGCTTTGAACTCTTTGTCTTGAGCATATCTTTCAGCCAATACCCCATCTAAATTAGCAGGGATTTCTTCTGGTGCTACATCTGATACAGCATCTGCTATCTCTCGTTCTATCTCAAAAGGATTAGAGGATCTTTGTTTACCAAGTGAGGTTAATTCAGAAGACATAGGGATTACAAAAATAGGGTTATACTCTACAGAAAACTCTTCTGTGTTTCTAAGCTTTAATAGAGTCTCTCTTATATTTCTTTGAATATCCGGAGAGTTCAATATCATATCTATCTCGTAATCATTATACATCTTACTTCTTTCTAGCTTCATTCTGCTGAATGTTACAACACCCTTTGTGCTTAAAGCCTTCATCAGACTTGTGTATAGATCCTTTGAATTAGTTAATCCAAACCCTAACATAGCGTTTTGTACATCCATTACCTCTTCATTTTCAAGAGCTTCTGTTTTAGCAGAGTTAAACTGTAAAACTGTGCTTGCATCAGGTTCACCGTTTTTATCAAAACCTTTTGGTGAAACAGGTCTAGCTTTTCTAATCATTTCAAACCCTGATGTATTTCGGAATCCTAGAGAGTTATAAAAGTCTCCTAGTTTATCTTCGTCTGTAATCCCACCATCTCTTGAACTTACTGCTAAGTATACATCTTTTCCAATTGAATCTGTATACTTCAAGAAAGCTTCTGCTGCTTTTCTAGCGTTTCCGTTTCCTTTATTATCAGACTCTAGTAATTGAAGTTCTATCTGTCCTGTGTCTTCTCCGGTGATAGGGTTTATTCTATCAGCAGCAAACACCCTAGCACCATTCATATCTACGACTGGTTTTCTAACATTGCTACTACTAGTAGTAGTAGTTTGAACTTTCGGCTCTTCTACTCTATTATCTTCTACTGAGTTAGTTCCGTATTTTTCTTGAACTTCAGATAAAAGACCTGACCTTTGAGCTGATGTATAGTACCCTTTAACTATATCATTATTACTAGCTGTCACAATGTGGTCTAAAACTGTTATGCTGAACTTTTCTAATTTTCTAGAGATATCTTTTACCGAAGAAAAATTATCTTGATTACCGTAAAATATAACACTTTTAGCAATTCCAAACTCTCCTATAAAGCTAGTCAATTCTTCGTACTCAATACCATCTTGAAAAACGTAGTTTCCAATAATTTTATTATTTTGGTCTAAAATAAGAGCTGCATTTTTAGGCATAGCTGAAAATCTAAACTGTTGTATGACATTAGCGGAATCTTCAGCTCCAGCCACTTTACCTAGAGGCTCTGATAAAATCTCTTGCTCATTAAGGGTATAAGTAGTTAAGTTTTCCTTTTTACCTTCTGTTTCAACTCTGGCTACACCTTTTGCTGATGTTAGTCCAAACTCATCTAATATAGTATATTGTTTACTATATGTATCCATTATAACATGCTCCAAAGAAATGTTTAATTCTTTTAGTCCAGAAGCCACTCTTGAAGTAATTTCTGAATCAGCCGCACTTGGGTTTAAGTTACCACTTGGGTGATTATGTACAAGATACACTTTTTTAGATTTGAATTTATTAACCCCCGAAAGAACTAGTCCGGGATCAATAACTGTACCTGTAGATCCCCCAACACTTAAAAATTGGATATGTGATTTACCTTTAGCATCCGTATGAACTGCAAATGCATGCTCTACAGATTTGTTTTCTAGTAAGCTCATAATCTCAGCTACATCAGCAGCATTCTTTACTCTAGTTGTACCAGTAAATTGTAAATCTTTGGATTTATTCCAAATACCTTTTACTGAACGAAATACACCGTTGATTTTATCTCCCTCCCATTGTATTCCATCTCTTGAGTCGTAATCCACATCTCCAGATTCTGATAGATAGGATACTCCACTTTCGGTTGTTGCTGTTGTTGATCTTCCTTCATATTCTTTTGCTCTTTTTGGTTTTGATAAAGCAGATTTTTTGTTTTTACTATCTAATAGCATTTTACTATAGATATCTTTTATTCCAGGGTTTAATTCGTTGATGTCTCCAAAATAAGCTATTGCATCTTTTATAACTTCAAAGAACCAATCTTTTAGTCTTTTGAATATACCGTCAATATCTCCATTTAAGTTGGCACCTTCATATATGTATCTTTCAGCACCTTTTGCAAAAGCTTCTCTAAATTGTTTTGTGCCTTTTTTATGTCCGCTCCAATCTTCTACAATTTTAACTTCTTGTGTTGTTAATACATCTTCATATTTATGTGCTAACTCATGTACAGGAGTTGTTACATCTGCATTATTTTTATCTAATAATATTAATGTAGATTCCTCTGTTCTTACAATAGCCCCTCTTCTATCTTGTTTGTCTATAGATACATCAAATCTATCGCTAGATACATCAAACCTAGTTGATGAAAGAAGATTTGGTACCTTAACGGCACTATTAACAATCCTTAATTTTTTATCTATTTTAGTAGTTGGAGGTAATAGTTCGTTTTCAGGAATCTCAATTGTACAGTTGTCAAATTGTAAATCATACAAAAAAGTTACATTTTTTCCTATGTTTAATACTCTATTATTTTTATTTATATCAGAGTCTTGTATTACTATATCAGCTTTTATAACGGAGTTATCTGGGATATCTATCACTGCAATAGCTCTATCACTAGATATAAATCTAACAATAAAATCTGCATTTTCTGGTATAAAGTCTATATCTGTATTTTCAAAGTTGACAGTTCGGAGAAAATATGCATCTTTTATTTTTTCCATACCGCCACACTTTTCAAAAGTAGTAGTCGAGCCAAATAATGTACCTCTGCCAAAATTGCTATCTCCAAAATATATACTTTGGAAGTCTACAGTATTGTAAAACACAACATTATTCCCAACATTAAATTCCTTTATTTTTTCAAAAATCGCAAAACCTTCTTTATCAGCACCTTCACCAGGTAACATACCTATTTTAGCTTCCGATTCTATATCTAATTTAATAAGATTTTCTAAAGCAATCCTATTTATTTTTGCCCCTTTAGATATTCTTAATGCAGTATTTGAATTACTCCAGAGTCCCGTACCCTTAAAACTAAGATCATCTATTTGTACATCAGGCTCTATAACAAGTAATCCTCTACCATTATGAGAACTAAATTTTTTAAGTTTAGTTCCTTTTTCTATATTAAATTTTCCGTCAAAAGTTATATCATGTAGTATAACTTCTTCTAGACTAGAACTTTTACCTATAGTAAAATTTTCAATAATGGGAGCATTTGTTAAAATTAATCTTTTAATTTGAGCCCCATTAGTTATATTAAGATCATTTCTTAGATGCACTTGATTAAGAAATAATTCTGATATCTTAGCTGTAGACGGGATACTAAAGCTTTTAGGTAACCCATCTAATCCTGGAAAATCAGCTATATTAAGAATTTTAAAATCTACATTATCTGGTATAGTAAACCCCTCTTCAAAATCACAAAGGCTTAATTGTATAGTTGAACTATTTTTCATACCATTTGGAATTGCCCCTTTTGGTAAGTTTGACTCAGAAATTGTGATACCCATCCTAGAATTACTATCATTTGGCAATTGAAAACCCTTGTTGAGATAGCATTTGTTAATATATACTGATTCTAACATATTATTTTCCAACAAAGTAAAATCTTCAAAAGTGGTGTTAATTGCTGAAAAACCACAACCTGCATATTTAGGTATACTAAAACCTTTTTCTATTTTTGAACCTGCTAAAAATATCTCCCCTATGCTAGAGGGGATTACAAAATCTTTTGATATTTTAGAATCATCAATTCTTAGCGCACCATCTATTCTAGTACTTTTAGGTATTGTAGAATCTGTTATTGGGATTGTTGAAATGCTTAACCCTCTTTCAAAATGTAAATTTTCTAAGAATTTAACACCTTTCGCCTTAAAAGATCGATCATATTGGAAAACATCTTTAAAGACACATCCATTACCAATAACTAGATTTCCAGATATATTAGATCCATCAAGAGAGAAATCTGTTAGTACAGAGTTATCTTCTATAATAAGATTCTTAAAATATGAATTTTCAATTTTAATAATCGCCTCACCTAATTTTGGTAATATAAAATCATCCTTGAATACAACATTTTCTAACCCAAAAAACCCGTTTACTTTTCCAGAATTTCCAAGTTTTAGTTTTAAATCTTTTGAATTTTTTACTCTAAGTGCCTCAGTTTCATAATTGTCTCCTATTTCAAAAGAGGCCACATTTTTAATATTAATTGTTTTTTTGGAATAAAAGTTTTTTCCTATTTTTATAGATGACATAAGATTCTTAAATTTATCAGAAGTCTCAAACTCTATATCTGTTGCACTTACATTATCACCAATAATAATTTCAGAAGCATTGTATATAGTTATATCACCTGTTACTTTTAAACCATTTGGTAAAGTAACTATATCTTTTTCATCCGAAGTATAGATAGTAAGATCACCAATTATAAGTTGATTTTCTTGTATGTCAAATCCAGTTATTGTATTTACACTAGTATACTCTCTGTTACTGCTTATTTTGGAGTATATTTTGTATTTTTCGTTTACGTCTGGTAATTTATTTTTATCAAAGTCTGCTCTTAGGTCTCTATACTCTGATTGTTTTGCGGAATCATAAGTTTCTAATCTTAAACCCATAGTATCAATATAATCTTGTAGATCTTGTTTACTAAAATCTTCATTATTAACTAACTTATGGTATATTCTAGATGTCTTTATATTATTCGCATACTTAAGACCGTTTTGTATTTTTGGCAGTTTTTTGTATGCCTCGTCTGCCTGCTCTTTGGATAAAGCCTGTCCTGCATCTGTGCCTTTTAGTTCGGATATATCGCTACCATCGTATCTAATAGTAATGGTAGGTTCTAATGTTTTGTCTAAGAATAGATAAAAATCTCCTTTTGGTAAATAGCTAGAAGCCATACCCCCACCAGTACACCAAGGGTTTGAAGACATAACTTTAGCTACCTTTTTACTAACTAATGTTAAGGCTTTTATATCACCTTCTTCACTAGATTTATTGAACTTTACCCAATAGCCATTCTCAGTCTCTTCTTCAATTCTGTCTTTGATTAAATCCCAAGTTTCTTCTCTTGTGATAAAAGCTTTATCTGTGTGTTTGTCAATAAGTTTTATTGGATGTGTATCACTTCCGTTTTTTAAGTCCTGGTATACATTTGGCAATACCATAGAAGATAGTTCTTGGTGATTACCCACAGTCATTGAATTTCTTTTTGCTTTCTCTCCGGGAATTGTTCTTGTTACATTACCGTTGTCATCTAAAACCTCTATGTCTTTAGCTACGTTACCCTTCAAGGTAAGAGCAACCATCATATATTTAAACTCTGCTGAATAATCAGAAGATGGTATTATATACTCCAAAGAAGAGACTAAATTAGCTCTTTGTATACCCTGTAAGTTTTTTATATTTTCAGATATAGCATAGCTGTTACCATCTATAAGAGCTTGTATGGACTCTTTTTCTGCTTCTGTTACAGCTCTTTTTAAAGAGGACTGCAAGAAACTAGGAGATAGTTCTTGTATGTAAAAGTCATTTGTGTTTGCAGCTCTATCTTTAATCTCTAGAAGTCTTCTATTAATTTCAGCTGTTATTTTTTCTTGGTTACCTAAAGAAGATAATTTTGTAGTATAGCCTAAGAATCCAAAAGTTTCTTCTAAGTCTAATAAAGAGGACATGATGTAATTATCTTTAGCTATACCTAAGTTTTTGATATATTTAGGCTGTACTGTTTGGTAATCTACTGTGGTGCCTTCTTCTGTTACCCCGGAAAAGTCTTTGATTAATTGATCAGATAAACCAGATAGTTCTGAAATAGAGTTTGGCACATCTTTCAAGAACTCTTGCACATTGCTTACAGTTCTTATAGCCATACTTCTCTTTAACTGCTCTACAGTTTTTCCTAGTCTCTTTGCAATATTAGTATAGATTATATTTGCAACTTTTTCTAGTGTATCTGCTTGGTCATCAGAGATTTTCTCTACTTTTTTAAGTTCGTTAGCTATAGATGTATCCCAGTTACCTTTGTCTTCTAAAACTTCCTCCTGCACAGGAGTTAGTGCAGATGGTTCTACTGAAGATACGATACCTTGATTAAAAGAGTTTATTTTGTCTTGTGATATAGACTTAAAATCCTCCAGTTCAGTCAAGGCATAAAGATTTAAGGCGGCATTTTTATTACCGCCTGTCATCTCTGCTAATGTATCAAATAATTTACTTCTGTTTCCGTCTGGTGTTTGTACAAAGTCAATTTCACCTTTTTCATCTCTGAAAATTCTACAGTTTAATGCCATTATTATGTTTTATTTTTATGCAAAATTACGAAATTACTTTTATATATCCAAATTTGTTAACTTTTTTATTCATTAACAATCCTCTAGATCATCTATAATAGTTTCAACTTTAGCTCTGTATTCTGGACTTACTTTTACTAACTCTCTTAGCAAGGCTACAACCTTTGGATGATCCAAGAAGTCGTACTCTTTTGCTGTCAAAGTATTATTTATAAACTTATCTAGTATCTCCGAAGCTTTTTCATCTGTAAAGTTTATTCTCCAGTCTTTTACTGAACTAGTAAGTCCGTTTGGGCTCAAATCAATAATAGGTTTAGGTGAAGACAAAGGATTGTCTGTCATGTCTACAGCTATAGAAGCATCGTTTACTAGGTCCTCTGCTGAATAGGCTTGACTCATCCATTCCTTTACATCTGCTGTTTGTTCTACCTTATTTAGGTCAGCTATAGCTTGTTGTAAGTTTCTAGTTATGTTTCCTTCTTGGTCAAACAGTGTTTGATTCTCCATATCTAAGAAATGTAAATCATACTTTGTTGTAGAAAGTCCGTTGTCAACTAGCATTTGGTTTAGCTCTAAAGACAAGGATGCTAAGTTTTTACCATCTCCTTTTTGGAACTCATCAACCATACTATTCAAGAACGCATCTCCTATGTTATTATTTGTCTTTTTAAGATTCAAGGGGAAAGCAAACAAATACTGTCCTTGTCTCATTACAACTACAGGAGTTCCGTTCTTATTCAAGAATTTACTAACGTAGTCCTTTCTAACTTTTGTAGTCTTACCGTCCTTAAGCACAAGCTTTCCGTTTTGTATGTAACCATAGGTTACTACTTTTTTAGGCTCTATCTCAAAGTATTTTATTTTACCATCTTCATACACAAAGTTTGGTGTTCCTAGAAGTAGGTGTTTAACTTTTGTTTGTATCGGTAACTCTAAATTAGTACCACTTACAGCTACCCCTCCTTCAAGAGCCAATTTTACTGCGTTTAATGCAGCCAGTCTAACTCTCAAAAATCCAGGACTGTCTGAAATGTCATAGTTAGCCTTCAGATCGCTTAATTTATTTCCTCGGTAGTCTGTGGCATTTATCTTGATATTGTCCATTAGATCTTTACCTAGCTCTTCCTCAGTCTTTGCATTAGGTACACCGTCTTCAATATCTTGTAATCCTTGTTGGTAACCTTCGATTAATATCTGGTTGTACTCATTCTCAAGGTCTACTGAAAATAACACAGGTTCTCCCGGTAGCATTTCGTATAGTTGGCTTGGTGTATAGGTATTAGAGTCCTTGAAGTCTGTACTAAGATTCTTGTTAGTTTTTAGATCATACACAACCCCATATCCGCCATTGTTATATAGCTTTATGTTGTTGGTCTGTAGACTAGCTTGGTTAAATATGTTTTGGTATTCTGCCTTACTTTTGAAAAGTAGTCTACCACCTTTGTCTATTCTAATTACTGCTGAACTACCATCTTCTAATACCACTGTGAACTTAGCACCAACCTTGGCAAGAGTCTCTAGGTCTGTCAAAGACAAGTTATCCTTAGAGCTTTTTACAATCTCCTTGTTGCCTTTGGTTTCTACTTGTTCGTATCTTATAGTATCTAAGGCTAGTCTTTTTAATAACCCGGCCAAAGTCAAGTGTGATACAGAGGTTCCATTTTTGGTTTGAGATACAAACACATTTTCGTAAGTCTGAAGAATCTCTCCATTTCTTATAGGTTCCCCTTCATCTGTTATTGAAGGATTTGGGTCTACCGCTGTTTGTAGTTCTACGTCTGTAAGTTCAACATCTGGTATTACTGGAACGGTCTGTGACCTTGCAATATCTTGCATTATCATTTCTGCTATGGATACTCCATCCTTACTTCCGTAAGCTTCTAGTAATCTCCAATTTGCAAATTTCTCGTTAAGTTCTTGCAGTCTTAATACCTCTTCTTTTGACAAAGATACCAAGTTTTTTCCTAACTGTGGTAAGGTACTATTTCCATAAGGACTCTTAAATGAGATAGTTTTGTTGTTTATTTTTGGATCATTTATAGCTCTCTCGGCCAAAGCTTGAAACTCTAACATCTCAGCTTCAGACGGCATTTTAGGAGTGGTTTCTGTACCGTAGTACTCCATTAAATAGGGGCTATTCTTGATAAGGTTGGCAATAAAATCTTTTATAGAAGTTTTTACCTCTGCTACATTAGTAGACTCTAGTTGATATCTTTTATTAATCTCATCTATCTTAGCTTGCTTTTCCTTTTCTAGCTTTTCTATTTCTTTTGCATTGCCTTCTGCTTCACTTTGTGCATTAGTAGCAGCAGTTGCTGCAGCCGCATTAGCTTGTTTTAAGCTATCTAATAAAGGAGTGATTAATTTATCATACCTGTCATATATTTCATTATACTGGTCTAGGACAGCAGTAGTCATCATGGTCTTATCTACCTTACCATTAATAACTTTATAGTCTTCTATATTAGGTATTTTAGAAAGCATTTCGTTTTGCTCCTGCTCTCTTAAATCTGCTATTTGCTGTTGTATATTTTGAGGAGTGGCTGCTATATTAGACAATTCGCTACTTAATAAAGCTAAGGTACTATTAACGTGATCATAGAACTCATTGGAGTCAGTATTTTTACCAGCCGGTTTTGTAGGTAAGTTCATAGTATCGTTAAAAGCTTCTAAATCTGCTTTACCATCACTTAAAAATCCTATTCCGTCCTTTAATCTACCGTTACCGTTATTCTCTCTGCTTTCAATAGTCCCTATTCCCTCATTAAGTATCTTAGAAAGCTTCTCAAATAATTGGAATCCGTAACTATTATTTATTTGTTCTTCTGAACCTTTGTTTATCCACCCTTTCTCTACTCCAATCCCAAATACTGCATACCAATTGCCGGCTTTTACATTTTTCTTACCTGCTTGTCCAGTACTGATATAAAAAGGTATGTTGTATTTACCTATTTTCATCATTACCATTACTCTATCAGAGTAATCGACTACGTTGTATTCTTGACCATTAATATTAATTGGAGATAGTAAATTATTACTTCTTAACCAATCTAGTTTTTCATTTAGGGTAGTTAGTTTATTTAACTCTGCTACTATAGTGGCTACTGGTGTAGATACCAAACTAATATTAGACTCTGATTGTTGAACAGGAGCTTGTTGTTTTTTTAACTCTGCTATCTTGTCATCGTACTCTTGTGTTACTTTGGCAATAGCTTCGTCTCTCTTGGCTTGTTTTTCTTCTCTTGTGGGTTTTTTAATAGAGTCCCCGACTTGTGCTGTTTCGGTTTCCTCTTCGTCTTGCCCGGCCTTTTCTATTACTTCTTTTACAGGTTCAGCAGTTTCTATCTTATTGATAAACTCCTCTACCCCTCTCTCTTGCATACTATCTAGCACACCTTGTAAAAACTCAGCTGTCATCAAGTTAGGTGACTTGTCTGAGTATATTTCTGAGATGATGTTTCTCTTGCCTCTTAACCCAAGTTTTGGATCAGATAGTTGTCTAGCTAAATCAGCATATCTTTTGAATGCATAGATAGACTTACCATACTCGCTTACTAACTTTTGTAGTTTTAGTGCTTGTTGTGGGTCTATCTTTTTATGCTCTTGAATTAACTCCTTTATTCTTTGTATGTTGTTCTCTCTGTTTTGTAGGGTAGTAGATGTTATTATTAACTCGTCTACATCTTTACCGAAAGGGTTTGTTAGATTAGCTGTTTTTATCAACAGTCTGTACTCAGTGGTTAGTTGCTCTTTTTCAGTTTCTAACTGAGCCATTCTAGTTCTAACACCATCAATCTTGTTTAGTGCATTTCTTCTACTTTCAGGGTCAGAAATAGTACTAATAGTATTTTCTAACTGCTTGTACTCTTGCTCTAAGCTAACTCTTTCTTTTTCAAGTTTTACAATTTGCTTTTCTGTATTCTTAGCTTTAGTTTGAGTTTCTTTACCGGCTTTTAACAAGGTATCCTCAATAGATAAAGCTGTTGAGATTTCTTCTCCCAAAGTTTTACCAACTTCATTTTTTATAGATGTCAGCAAGTCTTGAGAGAACCCATGAACTTTTTCTCCAAGAGTCAATTCGTAAGCAACAGCATCCTTAATGGCTGACATACTTACTTTGTCAAGTTTTGCTTTTTCTTCTTTTGTTAGATTGTCATTCAAGTAGTACTCAGCAAACTCTCTATTTTTGGTGTAAGTTTTTGTAGTATCCTTGTACTCATCAATCATCTTTTGCTTCAAATCTTCAGCACCTTGTTCATCTACTTTGTACTCTTTCATTATAGACTCATTGTCTATATTCTTGATAGCTGCCTCTGTTTGTTTTACAGTTTCATCTGTGTACTCTAAGTTATGTGCATGTGAAATTTGAGCTATTATCGAAGATTGTCTTGATAACTCTCCCCCGGTAACATCTCCTGTTTTTCTTGCGTTATCTATTCCCTCTCCGGCTGCTTGTGATCTACCTGCGTATGCAATAGTCTGAGCCATTTTGTTTGGGGAGTAGTTGCTATCGTAGAAAGCCTCTAAATTTTTTACTTTTTGCTCTTCTTGAACAAACTCGCCTCTAAGGCTTTTATTTTTATAGGCACTAATACCTGTACCAGTCAATAGACCGATAAGCATACCAATACCTACCTCTTTCATTCCTTCTTTTGTGCCATAGGTATCCGACAAACCTTGTGTAAAGGCATCACCTATTTGCATTGTATTGTGTAAGTACTTGGGGTCGTATGTAGATTTGATCCAGTTTTTAGCTGTATTTTGACCAACAGACTGCATACCCTCTTCCCATAGACCTTCTATTAAGGCACTCTCTCCAAGGTTCCAGCCGTATTGAGCTGCTTTTTGGAATTTAGTAGCTGTTTTGGCTACTATTTTGCCTTCAACACTCTCTAGACCAATCCCAAATATTTTAGAATTTGCCCATTTTGAAGAGGCCGAAAGTGGACTACTCATATCAAATATTCTACCGATAGTCATCAAGTTAGATGAACCAACAATAGCCATATTGTAACCGTACAAAGCATTAGCTGAATTTGTCAAGTCTTTGTCAAACTCATCTAACTCTTTTTGTGTGGGTTTTCTGTTATTCTTAGATTCAAAATCCTCTAAGAAATTATCTTTGCTTTCTCGTATATAAGTACGAGCCTCCATACCAGATTCAAATCCTGCTGAAGTGTATGTAAATCTTGCTACGTTGGCTAGTTTTCCTGCTTTACCAAATGCCGTTGCCATACCTACAGGTAGTTTGGCATTTGCATAGGTTTGTAATATTGGTTTAGAAGCTATACTTCTAGCCTCTGCCATAGCTGTCATCTTACTAAGACCTCTTTCTAATCTAGACCCCGATGCGGCAAATCTTTCAAGTTTAGCACCTAATCTAGCTGCACTAGTAGCCACTGCTGCTCCTCCTGTTGCATAGTCCCAGATAACTTCAGAGCCAATGGCAGAAACTGTAAATGCCGCACCACCTAGTACGTCCTTAGCCCAAAAATTAGCTGTACCCATAGACTCAAAAAAGCCCATGTCCTTTTCCTCTTTGGTATAATAGTTAGGCAGCTTGTAATCCATTTTCTCATTAAGGTCATCAATATAGTTATTGAACTGGTTATCGTAAGTGGCTCTAAAGCTTCCTTGTTTTACCCCCTCATAGATACCATTTACTGTGCCAACCGTGCCTCCAATTATACCTGTACCAACCTGCCCTGCAAATTTAGTTAAACCATTTATCCACTTATCTGCTGTACTTTGTGTTTGGCCTGCGTACTCTGCATTATCTACACCTACCTTATAATCATCATATTTTTTTATAACAGAGCCATCACGCATGGTTGCATAAGCATCCTGTACGTTGTAGTTTTTTTCATAAAAAGATAATTTTTCAGGTCCTCCTATCTCAGTGCCAAAAGCCAAACCATTATCCGGGTTAAAATCTTCCGGTTGGTCTGGCAATTTTTGTCTTTTTGGATCTGTGTAACTACTTCTTATATCCCCAATAATACTCTCTAGTCCTGTAGCTGGAGCAGCAGAAAATCCTTGTGCTTCAACTCTTCCTAATTCTTTGTAGTAATCTTCCATTCTTATTTGAATATGGTTTCTGCTTCGTCTGGGTTCTTCATTATATATTTTAATATTGCATCGAGTATTAAAACTTGAGGGTAATTTTTAGTTAAGTTCAAGATGTCATCATTTAGTATAGGGCTAACATCAGAAAACTTACCTTGCAATATTAATTTGTTTGTGTTTTTATTTTTGATCAATTCCCCCCAACTACCGTCCATTGGTTTTACTGTTAGGTCAAAATTGTCTAGTTCAGTATCTATATTATTTACAACTTTTTGTATTTGATCTGGTGTTAGTATGCCATTAAGTCTGTTTTCAAACAAGCTTTTTGTTCTAGCTTTTGTTAGGTAGTATGCTGGTGAAGCTGCCATACTGCTAGTTATAGATCTATCTATAGTTAACATATTAGCATCTGCTTTACTTAACAAGTACTCATTTGAAGAATCTACAAAACTTGGTTGTACATAAGGTTTGATCTGCATTTTTGTAGCTACTCTAGCGTTTACTCCTTCGTTTCCTTGAGTTACGTCTATGTTTCTAGCTATTCTTTCATATCCTGCATCTCCCTTTTCAAATGTAACTGAAGCTGCACCTTTTCTGACTTCTTCTCCTTTTACTGTTCGGACCCCTTGTCCTTGTACGACAGTGATATTGCCATCTACATCTACCGAAGCGGTAAATGGTGCACCTTTTGGGTCAAATTCCGGGCCGCCATCTTTTTGGCTTATTAAGTTAGCAATAGCTGTTTTTTCTGCTTCGGATGTTATATTAAAATTCTTTGTGGTGGTAAAATAAGCACCGCCTCCATTTTCATTTTTACCTATTAGAACTTGCCCAGCTGCCTCCTTGGCTTTTGTGCCATAAAATTTATCACCCCAATCTATGAAACCTCCTTCAAAAACTCCTGCACTAGTATCTCTAACTTTATCCATAAGAGTTGCAAACTGTTTAAGTTTTCCAACATCCCCTTTTATATTCTTCTTCAAGTTATTCCATCCGCCATTTGCATTAACAAATTTGGCCATTTCACCACCTAAAGCTTTTAATTCTTTGATGTGTATATCGTTATTTTCTACACCTGCTTCAAGCGCACCTACAATACCTCCGATAATCGCTCCTCCTGTAGCTGTAAATGGTGAAAGGGGTGCTCCTAATCCTGTAGCTATTGTTGCTGCTCCTGCTATAGTTGCTCCTTGTGCTCCTCTGATTGCAGCTTGTTTAAGTATGTTCATAGGATTACTAAATTGACCATAGCTAGCGTCTGCAAAACCTCCGCCATCTTTTATGTGGTCATAGCCCATCTTGAAGTCTGCTATGTACTTGTCAGCGTCTTTATCAAACTCGTCTATGTAACCTTTTTTATCGGCTTCTAACAAGTCATTCATCAAACTCATACGTTTTGCGTCTGCTTTAGTTACTACTTTGGCCTCATTTCCATATACAATATTCATCTTAGAAGCATTAAAGGCTTCTACGACAGCTGTTGCACTTGAATATTGCTTGGCTATGTTTTCTTTACCTTTTATAGCTCTAACTCTTCCATTTACAAACTCGTAGCCCTTTTTAGCTAGTAGGGCATTGAACTCATCTTTTTGATGTTTCTCAGTAAAGTCCCCATTATACGCAGTTGATACTGCATTCATAATTTTATTATATTCTGTATTGTGGTCTTTGTGTACCGCATCTACTAAAGCTGGTGCTTCAGGAAGCTGTGTTCTATCCTTAGAGATTTCTACGTATCCAGCTGCATTTCCAACTGCAGGGTTACCATTTGCATCTAATCCTAATTTTGCATTAGATTCTGCTTGTTTTCTTATCTCTTCTTGCTGTTTTAGTTCTAGCTCTTTTTGTGCAAAGTAGTAATCATCCTTTTTATACTCCTCGCTTACTCTACCACTAGCAATACTAGCAATGCTGTGTTGGTATCCTAATTTCTCTAAGTAGTATCCTAATTGTTCTGGGTTATCTACATCTATATTTTTAAAGTTGTCTTCAGATTCTACTCTTTCTTTTTTGATATAGTCTAAGCCTCTTTTAGCATCTTCAATTTCTTTTTTGCTTTTAAGGGTGTTATTTATTACTGCTTCATATTCTTTTATACCTGCATCGTAAGTGTCTAATTTAGATTTTTTCAAGGTTTCAAAGTTAGATTTGGCTTCCCCCATATTATCCTTAACTCTAGCCCAACCATCTATCTTGATTTGATTAAGTACGTCTGAAGACAAGAGTTGAGGCATGTATTGGTATATCTCTTGGGATGTAAGACCATTTAAAGTAGTTTTTCTTACTTGTCCCTCTCCATTAGGTATCTCTATTACTTGGTCCCCCTTCAAATCTTTTATTTTTTTGAGTTCATCAAGTACTTTATTTTTGTCTACAAAGGGGCTATATGATAGATTACCTAAGTCATCTGATTCTCCTGATGCATACTCTTGTAGGCCTGCTTTGTAAACCGCGTACGCATGATTAGCCTCATTGTAACCACCATCCTTTTTACCTTTTAGGTCGGCTAGTTGCTGGTTAAATGAATTTATTCTTTGGGAGTTACTTACTTGTTTCTTTACGTTATCATCTACTGCTGAAGAGATATAACTAGATAGTTGTCTAGCAACTGTGTTATCTGTTAAATCTAACTTTGCACTAGCATCTACGTTAGTCAACAGCTTTTGTAATCTGTCACCTAAATACTGTTTATCCTTATCTCTATACAAAGGTATTGCAGACACTTTACCAATAAGGTCTTCAACTTTAGCTAAGTTTATATCAAACTTCTGTTGCATAGCATGCTGGATTGCTCCGGTATACTGTGCAACATCTGTTGTTTGTAGTGTGTCGCTATAATTTAATGGTTGCGAATATGCTGATGCCATATCTTATGTGTGAATTTATTGCAAAAGTACAACTTTTATTTGTATCCTACAAATTAATTAAATTATTTCTTTTTAAATCTGCCTCCAAATTTAATTGCTGGATTTTTTGCTTTTGCCTTAGATTTTTTAGTAGTATCAGGTTCGTACTGGCTTTGAACATATCTTGTATTATCTTGTCCTGAAAGTATACTAGGATCATACTCAGTTGCATACCCATTTCCAGTAAATTGTACATTTGGATTATATGCGTTTTGAGCATTCATCATATTTACATATTTCCAATTGTTTGTTTGATCTCTAAATCGTTGATTTATCATATTTTGATAATCATTCTCCCAATTACCTAATCCTGTAAGAGTTCTCTGTTCGTAACTTAATGCGTTTTGGCCTCTATACAAATCTTGAGTGTCTGCAGCTTTTGTATTATATATATCTGCTGCATTTTGTGCTTGTGCATTATATCTGTTAGTATCTGAGATTTGCTTGTTTGTTCCAGTTATCTGATTTGCAATCAAACCTATACTAGATGCGGCTTTTTGTTCTGGTGACAATCCACTAAAGTCTACAGCTTGTACAGCTCTATCTATCTCTGATATACCCTGTGTTGCAGAAATTTTAGCAGGATCTATTTGTCCTATTTTAGTATCTATTTTTGTAGATGGGTGCCATTGAGGCATGCTTATAGGTCTTATTGGTACACCTAAAACTCCCATAACTTTCTGCGTTTTACCTGCTGTAAAAGGTGCTACGTCCGCTGCTGCTTCTTCTTCTTCCGGTGTTGCCGCTGGCTCCTCTTGCTGTTTAACAGCTGTCATAGCTTGTAGTACTGCATCGTGGAATGGTCCTGGTTCAGAGTCTGTAGCAAGCTTTTTAATTTCATTATATCTAGCTTCTCCTGTTAATCCCTTCAGCTGCTCTTGAATATTTGGAGCAAACTTACCTTTATTTTCAGTTAACCACTGGTCTATCTTTTTAACTCTTTCTTGGTCTTTCCAAGTAGCATCTACTAATGGTAACCATGCTCTTTTATAATTAGTGCCTTGCCATATAGGATTCTTATTTATCTCTACAGGGGTGTAAGGTAAGGTTTTGACTGTTCTAGGATTATTAGTAAAGTCAGTTCTGTTTGTTGAGTTTAAAATTATATCTTTATTTGCATCCCATAGTTGGCTATAGTCCATTCCTAATGGAGATGAGCTCAAAGGGTTTCCAAATCTATCCACTGTATCTTTAGCGTCTACTACTCCATCCATATTCATATCTCCTCTGAGATATGTGCCTGCGGCTTGATACATTGGTAAACCAGCTAACTCAGCAGCTCTTTGTGGAGATATGCCATGTTTAGCCGCTAAAGAGCCTATGTAGCCACCGTTTGCTTTTTCATACTCTTCTCCCTCTTCTTGCTTTTTAGACATCTCTTGAATTTGAAAAACTACATTAAATAGTTGTTCTCTTTCTTTTTCAATCGGTTTCTTTTTTTCAGCTAGCTCGTACAACTTCTTGTTTATGAAGTCAAGATTCAAGTTAGATGTATTTTTGTCTTTTACATCTTCTTTTTGCTTTTTCATAATCTCCATAAACTCTTCTAACTTATCGTTAATTTCGTCTAGGCCTGATTTTTTGTTGTATTTGTCTATAACTGTTGCGTAGGTATCATTTGGTCTTACTGGAAGCCCAATGATCTTTTCCATTCTTTTGGCGGCATCTGCTCCAACTTTTAAGTGGTCACTAATTATCTTAGTCCCCTCCTCTAGCTTAACTGGCATACCTCCCTTTTCGTGAGTTTTACCTTCTGCTTTTCTTACACCTCTAGAATCAAATATGTATTCCCCACCCTCAATTTCAGCATTAGGTTCTACTTCAGACTCCTCTTCGTTTAAGGGGAATTGGTATTCCCCGGTCAACTCTTTGAACATTTGGTCTTTAGTACCACCGTCTTTGAAAAATAGGTTTTCAAATATTTTTTTTGGTATAGATATCTTATTTGTACTGGATGTCATAACTATCTGTTTTAGGATTGTATGTGTAGCTTTTTATTGTTTTACCCCTCAACATATTTAAGTACTTGCCCCCCATTTTCATGGTCTGTTGTTGCATCTCTTGTTCTTGTTGAGGTGGGGCTTGTTGAGCTCCTTGAGATTGTTGCATTTGCTGCATAACCATTTGGATCATTTGAGAAGCCTCTTGTTCAGGAACTCCCATTTGTATAAGCTGTTGTAGTATCTCTTCTGGGTTAGCCCCTTGTTGTAAAGCTTCGGCTATTTGAGCTACAACTTGTCCCATTTGATTCCCTTGGTCTTGAGGTTGTTGAGCAGGCATTTCTTGTCCTCCCTCTTGGTAGTATCCCCCATATCCTAATTGTGGAGTTGCTTGTTGACCACCTTGAGCTTGTTGCATTGCAGCTTGAATTATTTGAACAGCTTGCTCTTGTGGTATACCGGCTTGAACTAACTGTTGCAAAACTTCTTGAGGTGATGCACCTTGTTGTAACATTGAAGCCACTTGAGCCATTATTTGTTGCATTTGGTCTCCACCACCTTGTTGTGGCATTCCTTGTTCTGGCATACCCTCTTGCGGAGCTTCCATTTCAGGTTGCATACCTCCTTCTTGGTAGTATCCAGATAATTGACGATATTGGTTTAAATTTTTATATTCATTTTCTCTTTCATTATACATATTATTGTATGAATTGCTAAGATCGTTTTCATAGTTTGCTAATTGCATATTAGTTCTATTCTCATAATTAGCAGCATCACTATCTTCTACACCATTTACTCCCCCACCTTGATACGCTTGTCTAAACATAGGAGTCTGTTTTCCAGGATTAAAATCCATAGGACTACTTGTTATTAACAAATTTGGGTTTGGAGGTGTGTTTGGCACTCTCATTCTATTTGATTTAACATAGTCTTGGTAAGCCTTGTCGCTTGTAAGCATGAATCTACCCGGAGCTACTTTCTTTTTAGGTGCCATGACTACGACCTCTTTTAGTTGGCCGCCATAATATGTTCTATTATCTTCCATTTGTTTTTTAACGGGTGCTTGTACCTTTTTAACAGGTCCTAATTTTTCACCTTTTAAAAGTTTATCAGCTAATGCCATATTAGCTTTTGCAGAACCATCTGTAAAGCCTTCTTTTTTAGCTGCACTCCAAGGTTTGCCTGTAACTTCTTGCCAAATTTGCCAAACTTCTTTTGGCTTTTGTTGAGCAGGTTGTGGTGTTTGCTGTGGTAACTGTGGTGCACTCGTTGTTGTAGGGATACCAAAACCATTCATTGTAGGTTCTGGTTGTGGGTAGATTGCAGGTTGTGGTACAAATCTTTGTTGTACTTCTTGTCTTTGTCTTACTTGATTTGGGTATTTGTTTACTAGGTCAGATTCCTCTTCTCCGTATAAATCCCCTTCTTGATACATTGGGTAGGATTTTCCCCCAAACTTGTAATAGCCTCCTTTTCTCATTTCTTCTTGTTGTTGTTGTGTTTCGTATTGTGGTAAATCTAGTTCTGGCATTTGGTATGATTGTGCTAGCATAGCGATTCTTTGCTTCATTGGCAAATCATCCATGTCATCCATATCTTCCATTTCTGTGTCATCTTCTATCTCTCCCCCTTCTTCTGCATATTGTGGTCTTCCGGCCATGTAGTCTCTTTGATTCTCATACATTGATCTGGTTAAGCTTGCATTTCTTTTACCTGCCCCCATACCACTCAAGAAAGATTTAGTTCCTTGTAGTAGAGCGTTAGCTCCGAATAATGCAGCTTCCCCCGTTCTTCCTTGCCCTGCTGCTAATCCTGCACCAGTCAAGCTTTCACCTATACCATATCCTTCGTAAGGATTAGCAAATTGATATGATTTTTTACCACTTTCAAAGTCTTCTCTTGCATCTCTTTCATTCTGCTGGTTTTCTTGTTCTTGCCCTTTTTTAACATCTTCAACAACACTAGGCCCAGGGTTTTGGGAAAGTTGCTGTGCTGGTGTGCCATAAGTTAGGCCTGTAGGTTTATTTTTAATGTCAAGTGGTTCAACTTTTGGATTACCTAAATTACCAGTTGGTGACCAATTTGCAGGTAAATTCTGCGAAGCTTGATTTATGCTATATTGTGAATTACTCGTAATACTTGACGGTAAAGCTCCAATAGCTGTTTGTCCAAACGGGTTAGGTCCCAAATCTGGCATAGATGGATCTTTAAATCCACCCATATCTGCAGGGCCATTTTGAAACATAGGTAATTGTCTACCACCAAGCTCGTGCTTTTGCTCATACATAGAGTAGGCAATTGCAATAGCTTGCTTTTGAGGACGGCCTTCTCTTATTAACTGTCCAATTTTATTACTTATCCAATCTTGTTTCCCACCTTTTTTAAACATACGAGTTTCTGCTACATACGAAGCCCCACCAAATTTGTAATCTTGGCCCGGTTGCATAATAGTAGTGCCACCTATAGGATTCCCGTTTTGATCCAATGGTGTCCCATACAATGGATAAGGAGTGTTTCTCATAGTTATATCCTCACTAGGTATATAGTTAATGAAGTTTTTTTCTGTATCATACCCCGGTGTAAACCCTGTTTTGTTTATGAGGCTAGATTTTCTTTTGGATTTTCTTTTCATTTTTATTTTGTATTTATAATATTCTTTGTATCTTTGTAAAAAATTTAAACTATGGAAAATATTAATTATTGGGTTGAACACTCAAATCTTTTTTTTCATCAGATCTTTATGATTGTGATGGGTGCTCTTTATGCTATGTCTTTTGTTTTAGGTGTGTCTTATAAAGCAGTTAATATATATTGCTACTTTGTTTTTTACCCTGCTTCATTCTCTATGTTTTTGAAAAGTAAGGTTAAATACCTAATTCTGTCTTCTACTTTACTGTTCTTTTTTATTCCGGGGTTTGAATCACTATCCTCTAAATTTTTTGATGATTGTGTTATATTTTTAAACCACTCTGCTAAAGTTACACATTCAAATTACATTAACATGTCTGTTTATCTTTGTGTTGTTTTACCCCTGCTTTTATATGTGCCATTTTTGTTATGGAGGTTTGGTAAAAAAATGTTCTTAAAAATTTTAATAACTTTTACATTAATTTGTTTTTGCTATTTACTATTTATTTATCCATTTTTTAAGCCTCTACTTGTAACGCTGCTTGATTTGCTCTAGTATTTTTGCATACTCTTTTTGCATATCTGGTGATTCTGCGATCTGTCTAGTTAGCTTCTCTAAAGATTTATCATCTGTAGGGACTACATCAGAAGCTCCAGAATCATCAGCTTTGTATTTTAAATTAGCCATTTGTTTTATAAGACCTGGTGTTAACGGTATTCTATCGTATATTTCAATTGGTGAACCAAAGGCAGATTCAGCAACTGCTAAATCATCTTTCCCTTTTAAATCCCAATTATCATAAAAACTTAGATACGGATTACCCTTTTTGTCAAAGTCTATTCCAAATGTAGCATTCCACATTACATTTTTAGGATCTCTAAACCCTGCTTTATTTATTTTTTCACCGCCTTTTTTTCCACTTGTTTTATCTTTTGCAATAGTTTCTGGAGTTATCTCCCCGTTAGCCAATCGTTTAAATAAGTTTGTGTGTGTAGCAGCTATTTTTATATAATCTGCAACATCTTCTGGATTCTTAAATGTAACATTGGTGTCTGAGTTATTACCTGCTTTAAATGATGATGCTGTAAAAGTATCATATTTTTGAGGTAATCCAGAGTACATTCTGTAGATGTCTTCTCTCCTATTACCTTTAACTCCAGGAAGTCTTTTTACTTGTTTGTTTTTACTTTTTTCAGAAGCTAACCTATCAAAAAATGTAAATTGGGTTTTCCCCTCTTCATCTACAGTCGTGTCTGGTGCGTATCCTTGTGGATTAGTTGAGTTTACTATTCTATCTTTAAGCTGTAATGGTAATACTTTATTCCATTCACCTTTATTTTGTGTTATTTGTAAGAAGCTGATATTCTTTTCTTTTCTAATATCAGATAAAGATTTATTATCTAATAGGTATTTGTATGACCCCTCTGTCTCATTGCTTGGTCCTACAGTATCTAATTTTGGATTGTACTGTAAGTTATAAGGTAAATATTCGGAAGCAGTCCCCTTTGCTGAGTTAATAAGTTGTTGCTGTTTATCATCAAGGTATTCAGTGGTTCTTGTTAAAAAGCCTTTTTGTTCAGGTTTACGTAGTCTAGCAATTCTTTCCTCTTGCTCTAATGATAAGTTGCTTTTTGGTGAACTCCCCGTTATTTCAAACTCCTCTAGGGCTTTCTTTGTCATTTTACCGAACTTGCCGTCTATCCCGTCTTTATTTTTACCATAGTCCCCTAAATCATATCCTAAATCATATAATTTTTTTTGTAAAGTCATTACTTCACTCATTTTAACAGCTTTATGTATGTCTGGGTCTATCTCTTTTAACTCTTTCATTTTTTGGTTGACTTGAGAGTTAATACTAGCCATAGTCTTTTTATCTCTAAGTTGCTTTTCTATCTTTGGCTCAAATTTTGAAATTGCATCTCTTACTACTACATACTCTTCTTTTTTCTCTTTGTATGGAACCTTTATTATCTTTTCTTCAGAAGATGGTGTAACTTTATCTTGTATAAATGTAGGTATAGTACTTTTTTCTACTAGCCTGTCATTTGCTTCGTCTTTAAGTTTTAGCTGCATGCTTGAAATATTATCTCTTGTAACTATGTTATTACGTAAAGAGATAGGATTTCCTATACTAGTTACTACTCCAGCAGGTGTTAGTACTGTTTTCTTTTTACCTACTACGTTAACTTGATCTAGCTCCCCACCAAACCAAGTTTCTCTATCAGCATTTTCTGATATATCCCCTGATTGTAAGTTTCCACTTTTGTATAAGTCTGCATACTCTTGAGAATCAGTTCTTACCTTTCTCATAGTTCCGTCTGCATCTTGTAGGGTAACTATTTTTACTGGGTTTGCTTCTTTAGCCCCCCCTTCTTGATACATAGGTAATCCATAAGAACCTCCATTTGACATGTGTGTAAGCATGTCTATTAGTTCATTATTAGAGTATATCCTTTTTAGTTCGGAAAGAGGTATTTGTTCATTTTGTGTAAGGTAACCTCCGTTTTCGTATTTGGCTTTTATTTTTCTTTCTTGCTCCAACATTTGTTTAGTTGGCTTTTTGCCAGAGCCTTTATTAGCTCTAATGTTGTCCCACAATCCACGTCTAGAATATGAACCATCAGCACGTTTAATTAGCTCACCGCCATTTTTAAATTTTCTATTTACATCTTTTAAATATATCCTATCATATATTTCAAAAGGTTTTGTTAGACCTAGTGCTTCTCCTGGATTCATACCTGATCCAGTGCCTTGATCAAATTTATCATAGTATGAAATATATTCTCCTTTTTCATCTTCTCCTTTTCCTAATATATATCTACCTATTGCATTTGAATGGTGTTCTGATCCTTGCTTAATAGTTTTATGTGCGTCTTTTCCTGCACTACTATATCCATTAACTTGCCAACTATCATTCCCTAGTTTACTTTCCCCTTTATCTAATTTTCCAGAAAGCACTCTTTCATAATTATCTAAAACTTCATTTACAAATTCTCGATCATGATTTAAAGATATATATTTTGCATTTTTATCTTTAGATGTTGATGGTTTATTTTGACTTTCGACTAATACACCATGTTCTAATGGCTGTCCTCCATAGTATCTATACAGATCTCCTAATGGTCCATACTGTTCATATCTATTATACCCCGGTTGATTACCTGATGCAAAACTTGTTAGCCCAGGTATATTGCTTAAAATGCCCGGATCAAAATCTTCCCTAGTAGTTATAGGGTTTTGTTTACCACCTTTTTGGTAGTATCCCCCCATTTCTTTTTTAGTGAACTTTGGGTTATTTGGATTAAATGGTTTATAGTCATTAGTATTATGGATACGTCCATACCATGTACTACTATAATTAGGATGAGGCCCTTGTGTTTTTAGATCCCAAGTTGAACCTTTTGGTGCAGTATTTTGATAGTACCAATCCCTTCCTCTATTCATCAAAATTCTTCTTTGATTTTCTGGGAGCTTTCCTATTGTATTATTGTATTCTTGATCAAATGAATATGGTGCGTTTTTTCTACCCCCCCAAGTACCATCCTTATCTAATTTAGATGGATCATACTGTTTATAGTATTCTTGTAATGCAAACGCCCTAGGGTCTTTTGTTATCTTATTATTATCTTTATCCCAGCCAGCATTGAAAACAAAGTCCATTGCTTCGCCTATCTCCATTGCACTTGCTTTAGGCATTATTTTTTGTACCTGTGGATATATGCTATTCATTAATACCTTTCTGTATACAGGGTCGCTATAATCAGGATTGCCATTAGTGCCGTCTAAAGGTGCACCACCTGGACCACCTCTTAACTGTTCGTATTCTAATATTTTATCAGCTTGATGTGCAACGCTGTCTCTTTTTGTGGTGTAAGTACTCGGTTTATTATTGTAAACAATCGGTGCTGTAAAAGGTTTTTTTGATTCCGCTGAAAACCCTGCATTTTGGTATTCGGGTAAATCTACTTCACCACCTTCTGCCCAAGTACCAAATCTTTTATGCCAGTATAGTGGGCTAAAGGGATCATTAGCTTTAGCTGAATCTCTACCTCCCATTCTATCCCAGAATCTTTCTTTTCTGTCTTTTGAACCGTGTTGAGAAAAGTCTTTCATACCATCATATCCTCCATGGACTATCTTGTATTGGTCTCCTTTTCTAGCAAGTACCATCCATTTTTTACCTGGTCGTGTTGATTGCTTTTTTGCTCCAACTTTAGTAAACCCTGCATTTTTGTATCTGTCTGGTATTCCCCCCTCTTTGTATTGTGGGGTAATTGTTACATTGTCTCTTAGTGTGTTTACCCTTTCGATTGCTTTAGGGTTTGTAGAATTACCATACTTATTTTGCCAATATGCATTTTGTGCATCTGCTTGTTGCATTGCTCTTAACGCTGTTTGTTCATCAGCATTTTGTAGATTATTAGCATAATATGGTTGAGATCCATCCATTCTCATACCTGAATAATTTACATTATATGAATTAGGACTTACTGCTTCAGGTCTTATAGTTGATATTGGGGTTTCTATGTTTAAATTTACTAGACCTTGAGGTTTTAGATTGGTTTGTATTGATTGTAATTTAGGTCTTTGAACTATTACTTGTCGTTCTGGTTTTTTCCAAACAGGAAATTGATTACCATTATTTTCTCCTACAATACTAAGTGCAGCATAAGGTAAAACTTTAGATGTTTTAACATTTTCATTAACTGCATCAAATCCAGCTTGTAATGGTTTCCAATACTCATCACGAGTACCATCTGGGTTTACAGCTTTTTTAAAATACTCAAGATTTTTATAATTATTTTTATTATATAATTTCTTCTTCTCTTTTTCTGTATATGTATTATCTAGAAATTCTTTACTAACTTCTACATCATAACTATCTAAATTTTTTTTTCCCACTGTGGTTTTTTTCAATAAATCGAAAGCTTTTCTTCCTCTTTTATATGAAGACAAACTATCCTGATAAGCTACATATCCAGGATCTTTTTCTGATTCTACATATACTATACCTGCTTTTTGGTATTGATTAAGTGCTCCCCCTTCTTTGTATTCTTGGAGTCCTTGGTATGTATTAGTCATAGGAGCTACTTGCTTGTAGTTCCTTGCAAAGTAATCTGCTTCTTCTGGAGAACTAAATACTATATCCTCCGAAGATGCTCCGGGGTTTTCAAAGTATTGTAGTTGTTCTTCCCCTGTGTCTTGTAATAAAGGTCTAGCATAGTTACCCGTAGAAGACATATAATGTGTCCCCATTCCTTCAGGTGTCATACCTGTTTTAGGCATAGCTTGTGACATTCTTACAACAGATGGGTTTTGGAAAGCGTTGCCCATACCTATCTTAGATTTCATCATACCGGTCATGGCTGTGTTATAATCATCGTAGGTTTCTTCCATCATTCCGGGCTCTCTTTCTCTTACGGTTTCATTAAACCACTCTCCCCCGTCTTGGTATATTGCCTTAGAATAATCCTTTAGATTATACTTTTTATTTATGTAGTTCATCAATACAGGATCTGATCTTAATACCTTGTAATCTTCCATTACCATTCTTTGGTAATTTGGATCGTTTGGGTTATAGTTTTTTAATCCTTTTTCTTTTATAAAATCAACAGCCATATCAAATGAATCTGCCCCCTTTATATTTTTTGTATCTTTTAGTTTATTGTCGTATTGCTCTAACAGTCTTGGGTGTTCCGCCAAGTGTTTTTTCATTGCGGCTTCGTCCTTTATACTAAAATACCAGCCTTGATTATTTGAAAAAGATTTTACCCCCGGTACATCTTTGTCTGCTAGGAATTTTAGTGGGCTTTCTGGTCTGTAGTCTTCGCTTGTATTCCATGCGGAAGCCATTGCTTTCTTGCTAGTCTCTACAAACTTACCTACTTGTTTACCCTCTCTAGAGGAATAACCTTTTCCAAATACAGACTCTCTACCTATTATTGCTAATAGTTCAAATGGATCTATATTCTTTTCTTTAGCAGTCTTGAAAGCTTCATCTACTATATTAGGGTTTATACTTGCGTTTCTGTATCTACCTTTAGTTAGTAATAATCTTTGTGAATTATTTTTTATGTAGTCGTTTTGGTTAAGAGTGTCTGACTTCTTTTTATTAATATAGTCATACTTTTTCTCCATGCTGGCAAAATCAGTAGGCTTTGTATCTAGAATTTTTTTATTCTTTGCTATCTTTTCCTCTTCATCATCTTCCCCCGTAAAAAACTCTGTAACAGTTGATATCACAGGATCTACATAAGTATTCCAGAATCCACCCCCAGTTTGATACTCTGGCATTTGTGGTGCTTGGTATTGGGGTAGTTCTATCTGTGGCATGCTGTATACTGAATTGTCTACAGGTGCTTGTTGTTGTGGTGCTTGTTCTTGTTGCTGTGCTTCTTGGTATTGGCTGTTTAGCTCATCTAAGAAGTTCTTTTCGTTTTCTTTTTGTGCTAGTTCGTTTTTTGCTTGTACAGCTTCTGCATCATCCGGTGATTCTGTGTCTTCTGATGAACTACGTGTGTTCATAAAAGCATCAAACTCGGCTCTTTGTTGAGGGCTTAATGCATCGTAGTTTTGTGTTAGATAAGATATATCTAAGGTAGGTGCTTGTTCTGATATGTAGTCTACATTTTCATAAGGCGTACCTGATAAAATGGAATTAGCAACTCCTACCCTTTGTCCAACTGATTGTTTTTTAGCCCACTCTGCTGGTTTTTCGTAGTGATTCATAAAAGCTATAGCAGCCTCTTGTGGATTTTTAGCACTATTTAACCCCTGCATAGCCTTAGCATATGCCGGACTATTAAGTTCTTCTACTACGTAATCTAATTGAGTTGTAAGGTTATCGTACCTTTCCCCTCTTTTTTTAGCAAAGTCTAATAGTCCTTGCTTTCTTTCACTGTGCCATTGGGCTATTCCGATAGATCCCATATTATCAGCCTTACCCACTACTGTGGTATCAAAATTTGATTCAGCTTGTAAGTTCCCCACTATACCTGCAGCTTGCACAGGAGTTAATCCTCTACTAATTAAGTGGTTATAAGCAAATCTACTTTTATCGTTTATTGGCATTTTATAGTTATAAAAAAGTTAAGCCCCTAGTTGTATTAAGGGGCAAAATTAAGAAAATAAATTCAAATTACAAAATTAGTTAAATTTTTGATTGGCTAGTTGTAAACTTGAATACCAAACTATATCTACTGTCTTTATCGTAGGTAAGTCTATTTAAAAACCAATTACCTGTAAGTCTTTCTAACAATGGTCTGCCCTTAAAGCTTACTATGCTAGGATTAGTAAATATCTCTATTTGATTGTCATCTCTTAGTATAAATGGTATATTACTAACATTGTTTTTTACTCTATTATAGAAGTAATTGTAGCTCCATTCAAAACTATCAGAATTTGTAATCATAATATCCTGAGTGTTATTAGCATTAGTCTTAGGGTATTTGTTAGAGTTTGTTATTCTGTTTGCCTCTGGTATAAGATTTAAATACCCCGATGTTCCAATATTATTGTAGATTATAGACTTATTAAAGGTTATAGCGATATCTGAAGCATAATCGTAGTCGTTGTGGTATCTTCTAGTCTCTGTCCACAAATGTACGTTATTTAGAGTCTTAGTCAAGAACTCATCTTTAATACCATACTCTAAAGTAAACGGATATTTTTGTCCGTAGAATACTTGGTAAGATTTATTTGTAAGTAAGTGTGACCAAAGCCCTGTTCCAAAATCTGCTGGAGGTGTTGGACTAGCACAATCTAATTGCCCCTTAATTTCTGCATTTGTGTATACTAAACTTCCTGTTAACATACATGGTAAAGTAGCTGTAGCTCCTCCAGTAATTGTTCCAGAAATAGGTGTGTTATCTCCATCACAAGCTGTACCTGACCAATTTGTTGTGCCTGAAGTATTAGTCAAATAATAAGTTGTGCAATACAATGTAGCAGGTATATAGCAGCTATTTACTCCTGTTTGGAAATAGCTGTTGTGACTTATATAAAAGTTTGGTTTAAAGCTGTAGAAACTTAACCAAGATCCTAGTATTGGAGAATAAGCTGCTGTCCAAGATACGTCCTTGAAATAATCTGTATCTTCTAAACAAACTGGTATTATGTTATCATAGGTTGGAGCCACGCTGTCTGGTGTTTGACAGTAGGGTATTCCATCTATTAATACTAGTGTTTCTCCGGTGTTACAAGTACATGGCATATTTTATAATTTTTTATTGTTATTAGACTCCAATTCCATCTACTATATTCCAGGAATATGTCCCAACAAGTATTGCTCTACCAGCAGCTCCTGGGATTGTGTCATAATTAATATTGCTAAAATCTATATTTATAGGAGTTTGAACTGATGGTAATGAACTCCAACCATCGTAGATTGCGGCAAGATTTGCTGATGAGAAGTTTGTATTACTTTTACCCCACATAAATCCTTCAGATGCAGCTGGGTTATCAAATAATGTGACAGATGAAATATTCCAACTTCCTATATTTTGGTCAAATGCGTATGCACTATTAAACATAGCTGCCATATTGGTTACATTGCCTACATCCCAATTACCGATTGGTTGATTAAATAAAACTGCACCAGCGAACATAAGGTTCATAGTTATAACTGAAGAGGTATCCCAATTACCAATTGGTTGGTTAAATGAACCTGCACTTAAAAATACAGAAGTCATATTTTCAACTGAAGTTGTGACCCAATTATTAATATCAGGGCTTCCTCCATTATTAAATGCTGGATTATTTCTAAACATGCCTTGAATAGTTTTAACATTAGACGTATTCCAACTTCCTATATTTTGGTTAAAGACCACTGTTGGTCCACCACCACCTCTATCAAACATACCAGATAAATCTTCAGCATTAGAAATATCCCAAGTTCCAATTGGTTGATTAAATGCAGAAGCCTCTGAAAACATAGCGTTCATAGTTATAACTGAAGAGGTATCCCAATTTGTAATATTTTGATTGAACATAAGAGCTAATCGGAACATAGTACTCATATCCGTAACATTACCTAATGTTGAAGTATTTCCAACTGTAGTTCTTTCCCAGTTAGCCAGAGGTTGATTAAACACCAAACATCTATAAAACATCCCAGACATATTTGTAACAGTGCTAACTTTCCAAGCTGCCAAGTTTTGATTAAATACAAGACAGTTTGCAAACATTGCTGAAGTCGTAATAGCTGAAGACATATCCCAATTATTTAACCCAAATCCTACTGCTCCTACTGGCATACCATTGTTAAACTTATCACAACCATTAAACATGTTTAAAAAGACTTTACAATTTGAAACATCCCAATTAGATACTGCACTATTAAAATTAGAGCAATTATTAAACATTCTATTAAAACCTGCTGTGACAGGAGAGGGGTCAACATAAACTTGTGAAACATCCCAAGAATTTAAGTTATTGATAGTTGTAATAGATGAACATCCAGTAAACATGTAATCAAATCTCTGATTTGTATAGGCTAAAGGTGTATCTACGACAGTTGATAATGTAAGATTAGTACATCCCCAGAAAGCCCCTTCAATTTTAGATTTCCAAGGACCCCATCTTAAAATACTTCTAATTTTTGATATAGATACAGCATTAGGGTTAGCCATAAAGCTGGGGTTATAATTATAAAATGCCCATCCTTCAAGCCTTCCGTAGACTCTAACCTCGTGGTCTCCAATATTTGGATATGTATGAGTTATATTTGCAAGTTGATTATTTGAAGTTATAGTTGGATCAACTTGATAATCCCAGTGGATAGTTCCAGAGTATGTACCACCTACATTTAAGTATGGTAGTGTTATACTTTCATTTGGTGTAGTTGTTCTGAAAACTGCTATAAATGGTATAAGGCTTACTTCATCACTAGCTACATTGTCTACTCCACTTATATCTGGATTACTTGATGTTACACTAGCTATGTTTAAGAAATCTCCTGTTGCATTCATAGTTACAGTGAGTGTAAGTGTTGCACTAGCTTGTGGTGCTAGAGTACCTATTGTCCAAGTTGGAGCAACCCATGTACCTGTTGAAGGTGTGGCACTTACAAGAGTATAACCTGAAGGTAGTTCATCGTTTACTACTACATCATTAGCTTGGAAACCACCAACTAAAGGTTCATTATTTGTAACTGTTACTGTAAATACTACAGTACCTCCTACAAATTGTTCAAAGACATTAGCTGTTTTAGTTATTGTTAGGTTGTCAAAACAGTCTGCTGGTCTTTGTATAACACCCTCACATAGTTCTGTCAAAGGATTATAAGAATAACCATCTGGACAGCTTGGGTCATTTTCACATAGACTCACATTGTAGAAGTATCCTTGGCCTTCTATAAACTCTATACAGTCCTTTACAGGGACGTAGTCTTTTTTGGTAATGAATACCCTTCTATGTCTACTGTCCCATCCCATTGATATACCTACTCCATTGTAAGGATTATCTATGTCTGCATTTTTTATAGTGCGGAGAATTTTAAATGGTAGATGCTCTTTGAACCAGTTTCTCATTCCACTTGGTTTATCTCCTGCAACAGAAGATATTTCTGTCATACCTTCTCCTCCAGATGGAACTTGGATTACTTGTCCTCTTTTTGCATCTACATAGAAATGTCCGTATTCATTAGATGAATAAGCAAAATTTTGAGTGCCTCCAAATCCTAGTTTAGTGTTATGGAAAGATGTGCTTCGTCTTTGGAAGAAAGAATTTCCGCCTAAGAACTTAGCTGTAACTTGTCCACCGTCATCTACTTTGCTGTCTACTTTATTATATAGTACAGATGTATTTTCAAATCTAACTAATATAGCTTGGCTTTCTGCATCTACTATATCTTTTAGTTTACCGTAGTTAGACGGAAAATCAAAGCTGTCTAATGGTCTGTATATTAACCAAGGATCATATAATGAATTTTCTGAACTATCCGGCAAACTGGCAATAATACCATTTGGCATATCTTGTATACAGTCGTAGAAAGATTTGTTGTAATCATTTGCTAGAGTTCTACTTCTTATTAAAGAGCCTCCAACAGAATATGAGCTGTTGTATTTGAATACGTTTCTGTCTCGAATTGATACTGTCTCTTCTTGAGTCCATTCTCCTAAATCTCCTACCAATGGGTAGAAACTATCTTTTGGATCTCTACCTGCGTATCTGTAGTTTGTGTTTATTCTTGTCTCTGTCAAGAAGCTAGGTACTCCGTAGTAGTACAGATAGAATTTGCTAGGCGGTTCATAGTAGTTACCTCCATGGGTTGTGCCTCCGTCAAATGCTAAACCGTAGTCAATATCTGGAAATAAAACACTTCCAGAAGCAAAGTTAGGATTTATCTCATAACTTACATAGAACTTAGGGTTTCTACCTATATTGCTATAAAAGTAGTAGTTATAAGGCATCAAGTCTGCCTGTTTCATAGCCGTAACTAAGAACATTGGCATCTTTCTCTTTAGTGTATGTCTTGATATAAATGTATCTCCTCCAAATATAGATAAGCAACTTTGTAGAGGATTTAATAAATCTCCTACATGAGATGTGGTTTTCCACTTAATAGAATTAAGCGTACCATATTGTGAAGGCAGGTAATTTTTGATAGCTACATACGGAGAAGCGATGTTTTTTAATACTTCAGAACTTCTTCCTGATTGATCTCCAACTCCTGCAAGTGTCGCCCAAGTTAAGCTGCTGTCTCCACTAGATTGGTCGTAGTTTCTGTATGTAGGTGGGTAAGACATGATATGACTGCCAAATGATAAAAATACTGACTCTTCTCTATCTAGATTATTTACAGTTATTTTTTCTGCTGTAACCTGATTTGTAAGTATGTATCTTCCATCTTTTAGGTACTTAATTATATTAGTCCCTCTAAGAAGATTACCTTCCGTTTGGGAAGCTTCTAGGTAGTTGTAATTACCTTCACTAAAGTAGTAATAAGCAAAGTTGTGAGCAGCTCCTAAATCTCTGAATATTTTTAACCACTCATATCTTTTTTGACCGTATCTAAATACTATTCCTTCTATTGTCATAAGTGTTCCGACAAGTACAGTTGCTGCTATAGATGTTGCGGAACCTGTAAAGTTTTGGTCAACCCCCCATGTCCATCCTCCCCAGTATCCTGTGCGGAAGTTTTTACTACTTTCTATTAATAGTTCAGATGTTTTTAGTACTACTTCTAATGCCACTTCTAATGCTGCAAGAGTTCCGGCTAAGTCTTTAGCTTTTGCAGATAAAATAGTCCATTTTGGATGTCCTTTTACTTCATCAAAGTGTCCTCTTGACATACCAAAAACATATCCTTGTACAGACATTTCTGAAGGTAACGTAGGTCTTTCGTAATCTGTCTCCGGAGAATGGAAAGTGTAGTTTCTATTTGTTTGGCCCCACACTACACCAAGTGCATCTGTTGATGTATCCGAATCTAAGTTTAAGCCATCTTCTGCATAGGTATTGTAAGGGTAATTTGAGTAGTGTATAGTTTTACTTTTTTCTGTATACTTTCTCATATCATACAATAACCCGGAGGCCACTATACTTCTATTTAGTTCTATATCACCTCGGAATATTTCGTACTTAGTTATTTTGTTTCTGTCTTCTTTTGTTATAAGACCATTTGATACAGCTATGTCTAAGAATGAGTTTATAACTGTCTCATCTATAGTTACACCTAATGGAAATACAGTACTTTCTCCAAATGGGGATATTTGAGTATCCGTCATAAATGGAGCTACTTTGTTATCTGGGAATCTAAAGTGTCGTATATTTCTACAAGTAAAATCTACTACTTTTTTTGAAACTGCCCCAAAAGATTCAGTTTTAAATTTGTAGTACCCGTCAAGTTCTCCATCAGTAAATGCGTCTTCAAATTTTGATTGTATTGATAATGGTATTTGAGAAGAGGCTATATTTAGAGTGGAAGAATTAAATAACTCATCGTTGTCTGCGTATGTTTGCTCACTTTCCCAAAATGCAAAGTCCCCTCTTTTAAATGGTATTGCCTTACAGGCTTGAACTATAGGTTGTTGAAATGTACACTCTGCTGTATATATAAACTTCTTAGCAAGAACAATGCTATCCCAAGTAATATCTATTCTTGAATATTGTATATCTCTTTTAGTTATTGTATAACAACCCTTTGTTGGTTTTACTATAAACCTATTTTCAAAAGCTATGTTATAATAAGTGGTAGAAGGGCCCATAACTGGAGCCTCAATATAATTTTTATCTGAGTTAGTATCTATAAGATCTGACTCTATAAGGGTATCTATTACTACATAGTACTTTTTAGAAAAAGAGTTTGCAATATATGTAGGAGATGGTGAAGGTAGTATTGTTACTGTCGAACAACTTACATTTGTAGGGTCTGATAAAGTTACATTTAAGTCGTAGTTATAAACCCCTGGAGAAATCTCCACTCTCTCCATTAATATCATTATTCCATTATCTACATTATTTACGATAAATGATAAGTAGGGTGTTGAGTCAGAGCAACTTTTAAATAAGGATACTCGGTAATTGTTATTTGGATTAACGACAGCAGTATCATTTGTTATTAAAGATTCTAATTTTTGTTTACTTAGGTCTACTATCCATTTTTTTCTATCTTCTACTTCTCCTTTGAACCATAGAGCATTCTTATGCATATACTTAGTATATCCAGATGCAGACAAGGACATTGTAAATCCTGAGCCTACACCAGGAACCGCTTTTTCTATATACGCTACTGAAGATGCATTATTTGTTATAGTTATGGTTGCTCCAGATCTAGTTACATTACAACCTATGTTAGCTGCTTCTATCGCAGCTTCATGTAATGTCATAAAGTTTATTGCGGTCTGGGTATAGGATGTAGCATAAGTGGCAGTATAAAATGCTCCATCTATGTATATATCAAGTGTATCACCTGCTGTAGGTGCAGTAGCTAAATCCTTATTTACGAAAGTAAATGACTGTGTATAATTTGCTGTTGATCCTGTAGTATAAGCTAAATTTGATTTTGAAGTATCTATAACTTCTGTTAAATCATCGCTTATTTTATAGTTGTTAAAATAGCCTTGAGCATTATTTGTGGTTGTATCATTTTTAAGAATTATATCTAATGCATCAATACAATTTTCATTTGCAAAACTTGAATTTCTTACTAATACTTTTATTGGGTCATCTGTTCCAAATGTGCTTGGTGCGCCAGTTCCAGTATCAAATTGTGAGTAATCGTAACCTAGTGGATTAGTGATGTCATACTCAGCTTCTGTTACTGCAACAGTACCTGATCCTGTTACAATAGTATTATGCATCAAGCAATTAGTAACTGCTGGCATATTAGAATATTGAGTAGGAAATACTTTTTCTACATAGTTTTCCACTAATCCATTAACATTGTCTACTACTATCTCTTCTACTGGATCTCCTAATACTACACAGTCCATTCCTGAAAATGGGTCTGAATCACAAATTACTCCAGAATATAAATCTGGGTCTAAGTAATCACACAAGCTTTCGTATGGCCCTACAGGGTCATCTGCTGGATCTGGTATAGATGATGTAGGAAATGAATCTAAAAATACGCAATCGGGTGCGTATAGTGCAAGGTACTCTTCAAAGCTAGTATACTCAGCATCGTCTGTTTCTACTACCAATATACCTGCTGGTACTGTAGCTATATCTTCTGCTGTACAAGTTTTAGTAATTACATCTGTTACATCTACGTAATCAATTTCTTGTGTAGCTGGGCATAGTGCTTCTTCATCTTCTTTTCCAGTGTTGTAGTACTGCCATCTGTATAACCTGTTTGTTGTATTACAGTCTAGTAAGTTTTCTAGTATAGAGTTTACGTCTGCTTCTGTAGGCCCTTCAATAGCTACCGGAGTTGGTCCAGTTGTATCTACTAATTCCTCCATGTCATAAGGATCTCCAAAAGGTACATCATCAAAATTTGTAGGCATTCTTGCTATAAGTGGAAATATCGAAGTTTCGTATCCCCCATCTAGTAAAAATCGAATACCAAATGGTACTACCTCATCTCGGTTATACCCTAGGTACTTAGAAGATAATGCACCGTCTTCGTATAAGTTTTCAGGTGCTATGTGTGTTTGCCATTGTAGGAATTGACCCATAAGGTTTACCACTGGCTGTAAATTGATTTCTTTCTTCTTTGTTATTCCATATTGAAACAGTATACTATTGGAAGCTCTGAGTCCCTCTGCTTGTTCAACATGTATTTTATCTATAAGTAATGCATCTATGGAAGTAGTGACCTTATCTTGCTCTGTTCCATATATTACTGTGTTGTCATTTATTGTGTGCACTCCTTCTATAAAATATCTAACAGCACCTTCTATGTCAGCTGTCTGAATTACTGCAACTTTATAGTGTGAGTATTTTTTATCTAGGCCGCTAACTTCTAGCTTAATAGATAAGTTAGTTCTATTAGCTAAGTCCGGTTGTGTTAATACTCGATTGTTTTTATCGAATATAGATACAGGATTTGTAATAGAATAATAAGGTGATATCTCATTACCCATTGGATCACAATAAGCCAATAAGAATTGGTATACTCCCATTTTTAGTCTACCACCAAGCTGTATTGATACAGGTTCTATCTGTGGTATATTAAAAAGCTTGAATATTCTAAGCTCGTCAAAGTCCATACAATCAGGTGTCTGTAAGTCTACATCACAAGGTACGTTTTGTACAAAGTATCCTTCTAGATCAGTCAAATTAATATGTCTAGGTGGATTGTAATTATCCGAAAAATAAAGCATTTTACCGCACTTTTCGTTTTTGATAACTATGTTTTTTATAGGGTAGTTTATGTTAAAATTAAATCCTAGTTTGTTTTCTGCATACTCTGGATCTAATCCTTTATCATAACAAGTATATGAGCCTGTAGTTTTATCTAGGTATAATGCTGAAGTGTCTGATATTAATGTTGTGTAAGTCTGTAATGGAGTCTGTATTTGATTTTCTAATGGCTCTGATAGTTTTAATATAGTATCACAATCAGTACAGTTTACCAAAGTATCAGGTAGATCATTTGTGTCTTGATTGTTTTCTATAACGCCAAATTCTCCTACCCCAGTTGTTGTATTAACTAGGAAGAAGTAAGTTGAGTTTGTGTTTATATCATTTTCAAAACCTAATACTCGGAACCCATCTTTAAAGTTAGATGCCAAGATATTTGATTTTTCGTTTGTTAAATTTAAACTATTACCGGACTCGTTTTCGGTATTTGCATTAAGAGCATGTGTGTATTGTGTCTCCTTTAATTGAGATGGATGACTGTCTTTGTCCATCCCCATTTTAACAAATCCTTGATCGGTTTTTATATCCTGTTGTGCCATTATAAGTTTTTATTATAAGTTTGGAAACATTCGTTCAAATCTGTTGGTCTCGTGAATGATCTTCCTTTTAATATTATTGCTCCAGTTTCTGCCTAAAGATTCAAATTTTACTTGCGTCATTGCAAGCCCAAAGTATTCTCTTTCTTGTTGTTTGATGTACTGTAGTTTATTAACCAAGTTTACATCATCATCATTTACCCAAAGGTTCTCTAAGATTTTTCTCTTGACATAATACATCAAGTACTCTTGTAATTGTGTAAAGTCCGGGATATAGATATCTCCACTGTCATCTGTAGGTAATGCATTATACTGCATATAGATAGAGCCCTCTTTGAAATTAGCTTGTATCTTGTTACCAAGTATATTGATTTCGTATGGAGAAGAGGCTGTGAGTTGCTTTTGTAAGTTTTGACAACCTTGACTACAGTATTCTTTTTTAATACCTTTTGTTAGTCTTAGTAATACCGGATTTTTATATCGGATATTAATGGTTGTATCTGTGTTGTAGTATACTTTTTCTAGTATCTCTTTGTAGTCTGTTTGTTTATGAGAGTTAGACAAGTTGTCCCAAACATAAGTGTTTTCTATTCTTTGTGTCCAGTATTGAGAGTCTTGTACATTAGCTTTAGTACCAGCTTCAAACTCATGGCTATCTGCTGTACATTTTACTGCAAACTTCAAACTCCAAAAGTCTTCCGGTAGTTCTGCTTCTCCGTTTGTAACTTCCACTACTTTTTCTGCAAGCACTGTTATGTTTGATCCAAATCTTTTTAGCTCTGTTTTTATCCAAAGGTTCAAAGACCTGTAATCAATTAGTCCACTTTCTTCGTACTGTCTAAAATCTGATAAGATCTCAGCAATCATTTGCTTTCTAGTCATGTCTTTTATATATTATTTCCTGCTTTTTTTAATCTGTGAAAAAACAAGGAAGCATTAAAGCTATATTTTTTTCCTGATTTCAGACTCTTAGATAAAGCTTTTTTTACGCTTGTACAAAAACTATAATCTAAAACCCAAGGCTTCAGTATATTAGTTTTATCTATCGGGACGTAAGCTAAGTTATATATCTTATTATCAGTCTTTGGGTTCAACAGTATTGAACCGTCTGCTTTATTGTGTGAGGGCCTATTTGACATCTCTTGTATTATTCCAAAGTATCCTAGTCCTTCTAAGAATAGTCCTCCTCTTGCCTCTATTAGTTTTTCAGCGGCTATTTTATAGAACATTGAAATTAACTTGCCGTGTTCTACGTAGTTTGCTACATCCTTTCTATTTGCTAATTTAGAGTTGTTGTTATAGTATTGGTAGGCTTTGTGATTGATTATAGAAAAACTGTTTTCTAATACTCCTACCGAATGTGCTCTACCTCTAATTCTAAAATGATAAGCAAATGCTGCTTTTGAAAATGGTTTTTTTGGTGTCAAATCTAAATGGTGCTAATTTCCTCTGGTTCTGGTAATGAGGGGCCTGTTGAGGGTTCCTGATATTCTGTACCTAATATAGCTAGGCGGTCTTTTAATTCATCTAGCGTATTAAAATATTCTAGGAAAGGTTGTCCAGTCTCTATTACTTGTCCTTCTAATAGTTCTCCATAATGGAAAACATCTATCTCGTTATGTGCTAAAAAATATGTCATTATACTAATCCTCCGTCAATTATAGTCCAGTTATTTGGAGCTGAAGTTAATACTAATTTTGCAGCGTTGGATGCTGATGTACGCTTAATTGTATTGAAATTAATTGCTTTATTGGCTAAAACTGGTCTTGATGCCCAACCTATTAATAAAGCATCATAGTTTGCGCTTGAATAGTCATTAAATGTTTTACCAGCCATGAAACCAAAGTCATCTATAAAAGTAGTAACTAAATTAACTTTCCAATCACTTATGCTTTGGTTAAACGCAGTCGTATTTGTAAATACATCCCCCATATTGGTAACTTTGACAGTATTCCATAAGTTTAATGGTTGATTAAATGATGTTTGAGCAGTAAACATGCTAACTATACTGGTAACATTAGATACATTCCATAAGTTTAATGGTTGATTAAATGTTCCTGCAAGTTTTAGTGGGTTTGATACTAAATAAGAATAAAACATATAATCCATTCTTGTTACTAATGCAGTATTCCAAATTCCAATTGGCTGATTAAATAATGGTTGCCCAGTAAACATTTGTAACATTGTTGTTACTTTAGCAGTATTCCAATTCTTAATAGAGTCACTACCTCCATTGTTAAATTCACCATCAACATTTGTATTTGTGCAATTAAATAAATACGACATATTAGTTACATTAGCAGTATTCCACGCACCTATATTCTGGTTAAACTTTATTTGATTACTAAATACTTGTTGCATATTGGTAACTAAACCAGTATTCCAACCACCTATTGATGAAGTTCCTGCATTATTAAAAACACCACTTCTTGTTAAACTACATGATAATAGGCCATTCATGGCAGTTACTTTACTTACATCCCATAATCCAATTTCTTGGTTAAACTTAGTTTGATTTTGGAAAGTTGTAGTTAATAATGTGTTATTTGAAGTATTCCAATTTTTAATTGTGTCTGAACCTCCATTATTAAAACAACCGCTAATTGATGCACTAGGAACAGTAACATTAAACATACTACTCATATTAGTAACATTGGACATATTCCATGCTCCAATGTTATCGTCAAAATTATATGCATTTTGAAAAGCAGAAATAGTATTTACTATATTAGTTGTATTCCATTCGTTTATTCTTCCAACTTTTGTTAATCTATTGCAGGAATTAAACATATTTGCAAATGTTGTAGTTCCAGTTAAATCCAAAACATCCTCAACTTGTTGTAATTCTAAATTTAGACAACCATAAAAATATGCAGAGCCATTTCCAAGTCTAAAAGCATTTCCCCACTTTTCAACAGATAGTATTTTTAGTTTATCTCCTGCAAGATTAAACTGCCACCCATAACAAGTACCTGTAATTTTAATCTGGTAGGTTCCTGCTACAGAATAGGTGTGTGTTGTTTGTGCTTGGTTCCAAATAGTAATTGTATCTGATGTACCATCTCCCCAACTAACCACAAAATTGTATGTACCTGTTGAAACCAAAGGTAATTTCACTTGTGTAGCTGTGGAACTTCCAGTACCAATATTAGAAGTGTTCCATGTTGAAACAAACTGATTTGCCCCAAATGGATTGACTACATTGTTTTGACCTATACTGGCTAATGTAAGCATATTATGCGTATACTAAGTTTACTACTACATCTCCTGCAACTACTACCCCAGTGTCATTGTCTGCACTACCTGATGTGATTGCTAAAGAGATTCCGTTTGAAAAGGCAATTCCTACTGATACTGGTATTACTACACCGGCTGCTTGTACGTTAGCAGGTACTGGTATTGTCATAACTGGTACGTCAGTTCCTACTGTAGGAGTTGTTGCTTTATCGTAAAGTTTCAGATATCGTACTGTTGATGTAAATCCTATTGCTATGATTGTATATAAGTTTCCAGCAGAAGCTTTCACTACAGCTGCGTTTGTTGAGGCTGTTGCTATTCTTTTGAATGTTTTTCCCCCGGTAGCTCCGTCTGAAGCTAGGCTAGAAGACATGAATGTCTCTAAGGAAGCAAGAGTGAAGCTTGCTAATGCAGAGTCTACTAGTGCGTCTACTGAGTACTTCCAAGTTTTTTCTGAATTGTTCTTGTCCCAAGTTAATACTAATACTGTATTATTATCTTCAAAAGAATAATAAGTATCTTTCAATAGAAGTCTAGTTACAGTGCCTGTATTTAGATCTGTTATGAATAAAAAGTTGCCTTTCTTTTCTAATTTAATTTTTTTCATTTTTTATATTATTTTTCGTTACTGTTTGTATTTGGATTCTCGTCTATAGGTAATTGCTTTTTCATAGATACTTCTTTTATTGTTTCCCCGATTACAACTTCTTCTAGTTTATCCGGCACAATAAATTCGTAATCCCAAAGACTTTGACATGTATTATCACTACAAGATGAAGCCTCAGATGAACATTCGGTATCTGTTGTTATCAAATATAGATTAACTACTTCTATCTCGGTATCTAATAAGTATAAATATCCGTCCTTTATGTAATAGTTAATATAATCTGATGATTCTATCCTTGCTTGATCTCTTCTGTATTGTGATGGAGTTGTAGTTTTAAATTCTTTTTCTCCGTCAACTGTTGTAACTTCTTTTAAAGTGCTTCCGTATCTACTGTAGATAAGTTTTGGAAGTTTGTTTTTTGATTTCATTATAGACTTACATCTTCTAAATTCTATAATATCACATTTTGTAACGTCTATGCTATGAAGTTCAAAACAGTCTATTGTTTTATATAGGTTGTCCTCTCGGTACAAGCTTCTATCATTTAACTTTTGAGATATATAGAATATTGCTTTTTGTCTGCCCACATGAAGAATATATCGCTTTGGGATACGGTCATCCTTACTGATTGAGTTCAGTCCATTGGCCACTCTCGATACAAATTCAGCGTTAGTCATATTCTTATTTTTTAAGTTGCAAATTTATGAATTTTTTTAATGGTTTCCAAATTAGTTAAAAATTTTAAATAAAAAAAGAAGAGGAGCCGAAGCCCCTCCTCACCCAACAGAAAAAGAGGAAAACCAAAAACCTCTAATCTTTATATTTTAACATTCAGTAGGCGTTATAGCTAGACTTATATAAGGAGAT